TAGATCTAAAGATTACTAGAGATACTAGATCTAAAGATTACTAGAGATACTAGATCTAAAGATTACTAGAGATACTAGATCTAAAGATTACTAGAGATACTAGATCTAAAGATTACTAGAGATCAGTCTCTATTGGATTTTACTGAGTACATGGTACCTGAGCCTGAATTTTTCTGTTCAGAACTTTTTAAAAGATCTTTGTCTAATATCTCAACAATCCCCAGATATCCCATTAGGGATGATTTTCTGTTCTTGATTGAGAAAGATCTCAATCGAACGTTTACGTATCCAATTTCAGAATTGCCCATTTTGCATTTTGTTTCAAAATCTCTGTGCTGCTCAATGGCTTCTTTCCACTCAGCATATACACGATCTCTGTCTCTGTCTGAGATTCCCATTACCCATCCATTACCATTCGCTTCATAGGGCATTAATCCTGTTAATTCACACATTTTTTTTGAAGCCCATGTTATTTCACCATCAACATTTGCTTCAAAATATCCAATGTTCAGGTGTGCAATTATTGCACCCATTTTGCTGTCATTCAATGTTGCCTGAGCTTCAATACGTTCTATGAGATCTCTCAAAGAATTACCACCATTGGGTCGGAATTCTTTTGACATCATATCAAGAGTTCCAGCATATTCATCAAATTTTGCAACAAATAGCATCATTTTTTTTGCAAATTTGATTGCAGGTCTTATCATATACTTCCATAAACCAGCAACTACAGTTCCTGCAGAAATCGCTATTGACAAATATAGAAGTATCAAATCCATTTGTTGCATTATCCTGTACATAACTATCACAAATTTGTAATTTGAATTGTATGCATGCGAATGATGTCATTTTTGGTAAGGATTTGATTGATTGTGTCAAACAAGTTATTGAATACGTACATAGAATGACATCAATTGATAAAAGTATATTCATTAATGAAAAATTGAATATTCAATCATCAATCAGTACAGCTGCAAAATTTAAGCCAAATCAATCACAACAAAAGAACATATATGATATCATAATGAATGCTGCAATCAGAGCAGAGATGATATCTCCTGGATCTTTTGAAAAGACACTCAATTTAATCGTCAATTCATACAGTGGTAACCAACATTTGAATGACAAAAAGAAAATTGGGGTCAATCTGGATGGTAAGAATGATATGTTGGTGAGGCACCAATCAACCACTGATTGGGAAACTGTTGTCAATAGATTTATTGCAACGTTGGGATCTGATTTTGACATGTTTATGGATGCAATCAAACTTGCAGGATTTGCAGGAAAAATTCAGATTGAAAAATCTGTCAATGAATATGATATCATTCATAAACGTTCAGGTTTCAATTTCAGTCTTCAAACGTTTGGAAACATTAAACGTTTACTTAACACAAAAATTGTGATCATTGATGGTTTGATTGAGAACGTATCAGAAGTTCACAATATGTTGTCTGTTTGTGCTGAAACAAAATGTCCATTAACAATTGTTGCAAGAGGATACAGTGATGATGTTTTGAACACAATCAATGTTAACAATTTGAGAGGATCATTTCAGGTATTGCCATTGGCTGCAAAATTTGATATTGCAACTGCAAACACATTGGTTGACATTGCAGTCATTTCAAAAAGTGATATCATTTCATCATTGAAAGGTGAGTTGATTTCAACTGTCAAATTTGATACGCTGAAATATGTTGATGAGATCAATGTGAATGGTGACATTGTTACAATGAAAAATTGTGTTGACGTCACAACACATATCAAACAATTGCAAAAAAAGAGGGAAGAAGTTGATGAAAGTGTTCAATATGTGTATGATGACAGAATAAAATCATTGTCACAAAATCTTGTCATATTGAAATTGAAAAATGACATCAACTTTGTGAATAGAGCACAAAAATTTGACGTTGCAATCAGAACACTGCAATCATACATAAAATTTGGAATTTATGAAGATGAATTGGCTGCAACCCAATATGCTTCTGAAGTGTATTCAAGATCATGTTTAAGGATGATTAACAGTTTGGGTGCAATCATTTCATAACTGATTTTAAGTCTTCTGGCGTTATTTTACCATTTGCAATCATTTGCACTAATGATTTTGCACTTCTTGGCATTTTTTCAATATTTGCCATCAATTTACCCTTGTCAACATCAGACAATTTTGATGTATTCTGTTGAATTGTGCCATTTGTTTGTGCTGTTTGTTGCCTTTTTTGCAAAATTTCTTGGCTATTTTTGAATGTATTGACAACTGAATACAAATCTTCAATTGGTTTTCCCATTAATTCTTTCACATGCGCATCAAGTTTTTGTTCATCAAATATGCCCTTGAATACGCTGAGAATATTTTTGAGATCAGCACTGAAAGCTTTTTTCAATAGTAACGCAACCCTTTGACTATTTTTTCCACAAGCAACTGCAATTGGTAACTGTTTTGCAATAACTTTACTCATGTTTGGATTTTGTATGTTATATTTGATGATCTTGAAATCATTTGCAATCTTCAATATATGTTTTTTGTCAAGTTTTCCAGATTTGATCATATTTTGTAAACTTTCAGCATCATATTGACTAAAATTTTCAACAACTTTTACTGACTGTTTATATCCTCTTTCAAGAAATAGACCAAAATTTACAACACTGTCACTTACAGATTTTCCAATCATTTGTCTTGCAAAACTTTTCAAAACATTTGAGTCTGCAACATGTGATATGACATCATCAATTGCTGTTGCAACAACTTCTGTACACCCAGGCTGTTTTTTTACAACATCAAGAATTCTTTTTGCTGAATTGATTTTATCAAGATCGTTCTGATTCAATTGAAATCTGAATGCGTCCTTTACCCTATCACCAATTCCAGCTTCATTCAATATCACATTTGAAGCTTCAGTTATTCTTTCAAGTGCTTCAGGATGTTTTTTGATTGTGTACAGTGTTTTTAGAGAACTCATAACGTTAAATATTCATTTACAATTTACATAAGAACATTTCAGTTCTATAATCATCAATATGAATAAGAATGAAAAAATTAAGGAATTGTGGAATGTTTTTCTTTTCACAAAGGAATTGACGTCAAAAAATTTGACTGAAGCTGTTTCAACCGGTAAACTGAAAGTTGATCCACAAACTCTTCAAACAATTATTGGTCTTGTTTCTTCAACTATCGATCAAGGATACAATAAAACATACCAGAAGACAGTCAAACTCTTTGATGAATAAATTGTTGTATGTTGACAGCACAAAAACATCTGATAAAATGTAAGTGTATACTTCCACAATTTAGAAAACAAAAAAATCCACCAAATCATCAATTTACTGTTATGTCAATATTGGAAGATGATGTTGTTAAACAAAAATTTGTGCAGTGTACAAATTGTGGTGTTATTCACAAAATTGTTGACATTTGTAAATCAGAAATTATGAATGGTGTTGAGAATACGTCACTGATATCAATTGATGACATCAAAATGTCAATATCAGAAAAGTATTCAAAAATACTTGAAGCAAATTTTGCAGATCTTCCAACCTGGGAAATGGTTCAATTTATACTTGAGAATGAACAGTGGGGAAATTATGTGATCATTCAATCTGAAAAAATTGATGATCAGAAACAGGGTAAATTATTGCGCATATTGGGTGAAAATCTTTGTAAGATTGAACCTTTTACAACTGGAGATGTTATCAAATGAATGACACGTATAATCAGTTACAGTCTGAAAAAATTGTTGAAGAGAATGAACAATGCAGATTGATTCTGAGCGAAATAAACAATTTTGGTATCTCTGACAGACAGAGACAGTATTTGATTTATCTACTTGCACTTGAACTTGAAAATCATGATTGTTTAAGAATAATGATTGAAGCAACAAAGGAATGCAATCAATTGATTTGTGAACAACAAGGAAAAATATTTCTATTGCCTGAAGAGGAAAAATAATGGGAAGAATATCTGGTAATAAGTTTTCAATTGGATCATATGATGAGCCCGTAATTATGGGATCAAATGATGGTGCAAGAATTGTCATGTTGCATGGTGATGTAACAGAATATTCAATCGCCGCAACAATAATGCAATTGATTGCATATGCAAATATGAACAATAAAAAACCAATAACATTGGTCATATCAACATACGGTGGATCTGTTGATGAAATGTTCAGTTTATATGATGTGATAAAATTTCTACCATGCCCAGTTCATACACTTGCATTGGGTAAAGTCATGTCAGCCGGTGTTCTATTGTTGGCTTCTGGAAAAAAGGGTCACAGAACCATTGGCAGTAATGCCAGAATTATGATTCATGCAATATCTGGGGGTGTTGGTGGTAATGTATTGGAAATTCTAAATCAGAGTGATGAGATCAAGAGAATGCAAGAACAGATGACAAAAACAATTCTTGCTGAAACAAAATTCACTGAAAAAGAATTGTCTGACATCATGAATAGTAAAGGTGATGTGTACATTACACCTGAACAAGCAGTCAAATTTGGTATTGTTGATCAAATCATAAAATGATTTGTGTACATATGACAGATCGTATGTATGATGTTTCATCATGTATAATGTTACGTTTGATCAATGTAAGCAATATTTTCCACTGAAACAAGCAAGACATTCACAACAAACAGCAATTGAATTTGCAGTGAATGCTTTCAATAGTGGAAAAAAATTTGTAATACTTGAATTACCTGTTGGCTGTGGAAAGTCTGCTGTTGGTGTAACAATTGCAAACTATTTCAATTCAAATCCAATTGGAAATCAGTCAGGTGCTTACATTTTGACAACACAAAAAGTTTTACAGGATCAGTATGTTTCTGATTTTGGTCCCAAAAGTTTGAATATTTTGAGATCAATAAAATCAAGTTCAAATTATCAATGTTTACATAATAGAGATCAAACTTGTGCTGAAAGCAGAAGAGTTCTATTTCAATTGAGAGAACAATTGGCAGGAACCGAATATGCAAAAGTTTGTGGTTGTAAATGTAGTTACAAACTTGACAAAGATAAGTTTATTCAGTCTCTGATTGGTGTTACAAACTTTTCATATTTTCTTGCTGAGACAGCATATAAAGGTGATTTGACGCCAAGACAATTGTTGATAATAGATGAAGCACACAATATTGAAAGTGAATTGTCAAAAGTGATTGAAATTTCATTTTCAGAAAAGGTTGCAAAAAAATTGTTGGGATGTAAATTGATGAAAAAACAACCAACGCAAGAGAATGTTTACAAATGGTTGACAACTTCATACATTGTAGCGCTCAAAAAATATATTGCAAATCTTCAAATCAAATTGAGTAATGCATTGAGAACTGCAAATACAGTTCTTGGGAAAGAGTATGCTCAACAATTTGAGAAACTTGATAAACATATTTGTAAGGTTAATCGTTTCATTGATGAATATAATCAGGAAAATTGGATTTTGAATGTAAGCATTGATGAAAAAACAAAATTGAAAAAATTTGAATTCAAACCAATTGATGTGTCAACTTATGGCAATGACAAATTGTACAAATTTGGTGAAAAAGTTTTGTTAATGTCAGCGACAATAATCAATAAAGAAGCATTTTGTGAATCAATTGGTATACCAATGAATGATGTCGAATTTTTGAGTTTACCTTCAACATTTCCAGTTGAAAATAGACTTATTCATTTTATGCCAGTTGGAAGTATGTCAAAGTCAATTATTGATATTACATTGCCAAAAATGGCAAAAGCAATTGAATACATTCTTGACAATCATCAAGAAAAAGGAATTATTCATACTGTGAATTACAGAATTGCTCAATACATTGTTGAGAATGTAAAATCAGATAGATTACTATTACATGATGCAACAAATAGAGAAGATGTTCTAAAAAAGCATATTGAATGCAGTGAAAATACTGTATTGATTTCACCTTCAATGACAGAAGGTGTTGATCTCTATGATCAGAACAGCAGATTTCAAATTATATGTAAGGTACCATTTCCATATTTGGGTGATGAAATGGTAAAACGCCGTATGGAAAGAAGCAAAATTTGGTACAATTTTCAGACAGCAAAAACATTGATTCAATCATTGGGAAGATCAGTGAGGAATGAAAATGATTATGCAATATCATACATACTTGACAATGATTGGGAAAAATTCTATAAATTGAATCAATCAATATTTCCAAATGATTTCAAACAATTATTGAGGATGTAATGCCAAGGAACAAAAAAGTTGTAAATAATGTTGGTGTTGAAAGAACGCTTGAAAAATGGGAAGAGATAAAAATCTATATTCAAGCTTGTGATTTGGATGTGCACAACAATTTATTGAAAGGTAATCTGTCTGCTGGTAGAAGGATCAGAAATGCTTTTAGAGAGATAAAAAAACTTATACATCAATTTCAGATGGAAATCATGACAATTGATAAGAATAGAATTGAGCAAAAAGAAAACAAAGCTGATAAATAAATTAGAGGAAAAAGTAATGCCATCATCTAGAGCAATTCTTTCAGATATTTTGCATAAAGGTTTAGATCCAAAAACATCATACACATCAACTGGCAAAGATGGAAAATTGATGCATCATATTTCTGTTGAACAAAAGATTGAGCAACCTGAACAAAAAATTGTTGAACAGGATGAAGAAATTGTTATTGAAGATATTGATGAAAATATTCAATCTGAAATTGATCAACAAAGTGTTGTTGATATCATAATTGAAGATGATGAAAATAAAAAGCCCATTTTGAATTCAAAACAGGCTGAAAAGAATGCACAAAAGAAATCAAAGAAAAAGTAATTAGGTTTCTTTTTTGATTTTTGAGAAAACGTTTTTTTCAATTTGACATATTCTCATTCTTGTTAATGAGAACCATTTTCCTATTGTTTGAAGTGTGTGTGGACCATTTTGTGCTGCTATCATTATGCAATTATGATTGTCTTCGCAATTTAACCAATGTTTACATTGTGTTCTTTGACAATGAACATTGTGTTTCATATGAGCGCCAAAACAAGTTATTCCTTCAACAATATTGTTCATAATTTAACCATCTATGATATAATGTAATTAACGCCTCTGAACATGTTCATTGGCTATGGAGATACAGTGAGTAAAAAAACATACGTTCTTGATACAAATGTTCTTTTGAGCGATCCAAACTGTTTACATGCTTTTGAAGAGAATGATATCATAATTCCAATGGCAGTATTGGAAGAACTTGACAAACAAAAAAGTCGTCAAGATGATACAGGCAGAAATGCAAGAATTATTTCAAGAATGTTGGATGATCTTAGAGATGGTTCAGGTATACTGAAAACAGGTGTTTCACTTGGAGAAAATTTTGGTAAGTTGAATGTTGCAACAATGCAATCTGACTATATGAAAAACTTACCACCAGAAATGGTTGCATCAAAAGTTGATAACGTAATCATTGCATTCATGTTGCAATTGAAAAATAATAAACAGGAAGCAATATTGATATCAAAAGACATCAATGTTAGACTTAAATGTGACAGTTTAGGTGTTAAATGTGAAGATTACAGAAAAATGAAAGTTGCTTCTGATAGGACGATGTTGTATACTGGAGTACAAGTTGTCGACATATCAAATGAAATGATAAATGAATTCTATCAGAACAGATCATTACCAATTAAGGGTATTACTGAAACAGCACATCCAAATGAAATGTTTGTTTTGAAATGTGAAGGATCACAGAGTGCATTGGCAAAATGTGTTAATCAAAGTTTGGTTCCAATTTTGGATATCAAAAAGGTGCATGGTTTAACACCAAAAAACAAAGAACAAAAATTTGCACTAGACCTACTATTTGATCCCAACATAAAGATGGTTTCATTGATAGGAATTCCAGGTTCTGGAAAAACAATATTGGCACTAGCTGCAGGTTTGGATCAGTTGAACTCAATAGCATCAAATGGAATGTCAAGATATGAGAGAATAATTGTCACAAAACCAGTGTTACCAGTTGGGCATGATATTGGATTTTTGCCTGGGTCTCTTGAAGAGAAGATGGAACCATGGGTTGCACCAATCAAAGATAATCTGAATTTTTTGATGTCAAATTCAGAACATGATGCAAGAAAAAAGAAGTTTGGTTTAAAGAGTGAAAGGAATGAATACATGTCAATGATGCTTGACAAGGGTCTCATAGAAATTGAGGCAATTACATTCATTAGAGGACGTTCAATTCCAAATTCTTATATCATAATAGATGAAGCACAAAATATATCATTGCATGAATTGAAGACAATCATAACTCGAGTTGGTGAAGGGACAAAAATAGTTTTGACTGGTGATATTGATCAGATAGATAATGTGCATTTGGATGCATACACAAATGGTTTAACATATGCTGCAGAAAAATTTAAGAATGTTTCAATTGCTGGACACATAAGTCTCATTAAGGGTGAAAGATCTGAGTTGGCAACACTTGCAGCCAATATTCTTTGACATCAAGATGCCCTCAGAGAATACTTTAATGTTATGAGTGGAATACTTGACAGCAAAACAAGAGTTATTGATACTGTCATTACAGATGAAGGCCGTAGGCAAATTTTGCAGGGCGGCCTTCAGGTAAAATATGTGTCATTTAATGACATTGGAATTTCTTATGAAGAAGATATTGTAAGTGGGTCAGTTGATCCTGCTGGAAAGATATATCTTGAGGCATCAAAACTTCCTTGGGACATGATTGTTTTTGAAGCTGATGATTCTGGAAAAATAACAACTGCACTGAATGGTGTAATGTCACAGAACAGTACACTCATAAACAATGGAAATATTGTTCAGACTGAAAACATATCCGGATCAATTGTTTCAACAATATTGTCAGGTTCTGAATTTGCATCAACTGCGGGTGATATCATTTCCATTACAACAAATTCAGTACAGAAGATGCAGCAACTTGGATATGATGACAATCAGTATGATGATATCAATATAGATCTTATTCCAAATGCGTACAGTTTCAAAAAAGATTTGCAATTACAAAATGCATATGATCAATTGAATATTGATGTAATGGATACAATGATCACAGATGGAAAATTGAGAGGAAAAATCAATTTTCAGTTTTTGCCACCAATCAATTCAACTGATGGAAAAGTCATTGGAAAATATACAGACGTTAGATCATATGTTTCTCAACAAAAGGCAATCCCTTTTCAGGATGGTGGAAAATATATGAAAGCAAGCCTATTTCAAGAATTGAAAAATCTTGATGATAATGGTATGAAAAAAACATTTGCAATAGAAAAAGTTTCAAGAACAAATAATATTGCATTACAAATTTATGAAATCGAGAATGATACCATAACAAAACTTGATATGATTTCATTGGTTGATGATGATAACCAATATTTTGGCGGAAGATCAGTCTATTCAATTGGCAAAGTTTTTCAAAATAGTTTGGAACAAGATGTTTTCGTGAATATATTCAATCTTGTGATATGAATAGATGGAGTAATAGAACATGTTTGTAAATTTGACAGATCTGAAACAAACAAATTTGCTCACTGTCGGTGATGGAAATTCATTTGCAGATTTGATCAATATTGCTGATATGAATGCTGAATTCAATCTATTTTGTAGCATAAACAAAGAATTGGCAAAACAGGTTAATGCAACAAAAATAACTGTTTCGATCAAAAAGAACACAAATCCAGTACCAGGTACAATTGCAGCAAGTATTGAAGGTGGTGTTATCAATTCACAAAAATTGATTGATAATGCTGTGATGCAATACAAAAAATCTGTTGATGAAATGGATAAAGCAAATGTTAATGTTGCAATACAATCAGTAGCTGTCAGTCAAGTTGTGAATGCGAATACAGTTTCAAAAAAGTTATCATTTGAACAGAACAGTGCCATATCACTTGAAACTATGAAACAATTGTATGATGTTGCGCCATCAAAACAGGCATTCATTGATCTGATCAATGACGGCATTGATCCATCAACAATTGTGCAAATGAATCATTACAGTTCAACAGCACAACACAATATTTCTGGTCTTACAACTACAATAAAGAGTTCAAATTTGAACAAAAAACAGACAGATTTGTTGAATATGATGTTGAATGGTGTGTTTACAAATTCAAATACATTTCTAAATCAAACATTTGATATAGTGAATGATATTGATGGTGAATTTGAATTCAATGTTTTGCTGCCAACCTATTTGGGAAATTGTACAGTTGTTTTCACTGTGTATGATAATAGGTCAACACAATTGAAAAAAGTTGAGAGACAACTGAACATTTCATCATTTATTGAAAACTATTTGGTTCCAAAAACTGCACCAATTGTGAAGAAAAAATCAGTATCAAATGGTACATTTCTCAACATAAAACAGACATCAAATGTTGCAACCGGTGTACTAATTTTTAGAAAAAATGTAACATCACTTGAAAATTATGAATTGATTGACAATATCAAATTGACAGCATTGAATGACATCAATTATAAGATTGATGAAATCAGATCAAATACCATGATCTATAGGGTTGTGTCATATGGTCCTGATGAACGATATATTTCATCAACATATACAAATGTTGTTGCATTGAAAAATCTTCAAAAGAATTATCTTTCTAGTATACTATCATTCAATATTTTCCAATCAGACAATAGTGTTAAGTTTTCATTATCAGGTTTGAGCAAAAGCAAATATCAGATTGCCGGAATTCAATTGTTTAGAAGAAATCTAACATTCAAAGAGACTGAATATACATCGATAACAGAAATTGAACCAATAGATGGAGATCTTTATGAAAAGATATCATTGGTAGAAAAATATGGATATGTGTATGAATACTATCCGCGAATATTTTTTAAGAATGGAACAAAGTATGACTTTATTACGAAAGTCATTGATCTAATCGAACCAAATCCAGATAAAATTGACACAAAAATTTCAAACTTTGTAATCATTGATCAGGGTGATCTTGAATTGAATGTTCAATTTGATGTCATTTCAAATTATGTTGACAATTCAATTCAAAACTTGAAAAATTTGTTAACTGATAATGGTGTGTATGATCTGTATGCAACACTTTTTGATGAACAGAAAATTCAATTATCAGATGTGATTGCACATCATATTCAAAGAGTTAACAACACAACGGGAGATGTTGAATATCTTGGAATTATTGATAATGGAAAATTTGATGATATTGCACAATCAAAAAAATCATCTGCAAAATCATTGAATTCAGAACATTCATATACATATGAAATTTTTACGTTATTGAAATCTGCTGAAACGTTATTTGAGACAAATATAAAATTGCAAACAGATACAATATCAAATAAGAAATTCATCTTTAATGTTCCAAAATATAGAAATAGTGAAACATTGAAATCTGGATGTGTTTATACTTTGCAAGGATTAGATTTGAAAATTGGAAAAGATCATTTCAATTATGGAATAATTGGTGAACCAATTGTACAAACTGTTGATTTCAAAAGAACAACTGCAACAATAACTCAACAATCTGTTGTGAGAGCAGAAACTGATTTGAATATCATTACATGGGAAGTTGTTGGTGATATCAAAACAATTGATCATTTCATAATCATGAAATGTAATGACGTAACAAAAACAATAATTGATGTAGTTCATTCTGGCTTTATTGGAAATTCTTGTTTTTATCAACACAAATTGCATCCAAAATATGACACAGGAGAATTTCAATATTTCATAAGACCAGTATTCAATACATATGATATTGGCGCACCAACCTATACAGATAAGGTGACCATATAATGCCAAATGTTAACACAATTGTTTACAATTCAACATCACAAATAGCTTCTGCAATCAATACAAAACAGTATGAAGTTGTCGGTATTAACACAGATACGCCAACAGTGATATTGTTGTCTGAGTTCAAACCATTGTATGATTATAAGGACGGCGGCTATTCATTAACAAATGAAGGACAATTTCTTCAAAAACAGTTGTCAACACAAAATGTGTTGAATACATCAATCAGAAAATTGTTGAAAAATTTGAAAACAAATACATCAACTTCAAAAATGACAATTCAAACAGTAATAGATCAAACATTGTCATTATTACAAAGTGCGCAATTGGTTGAACCATTTTTTGACATAAAATCATTGAAAACAAATGCAATCGTATATGCAAAGTCTCAAACTGCATACAACAATCAATTGGAAATTGAATCAATATATTTGAACAGAATTCCTGCAATCATACCATCAGAGATCACAATTTCAGATCTGTTGAAAACGTTTGGTTATACTCAAATTGAAAAATGGTCACCAATGAAATTGTATCAACAATTGTTGGTCGAATTGAGACATTTAATTGTGTCACAATCACCAGTTTTTAGTTTTGAAACTAATTCAAGAACAACATCAATATCATTAACAAATCATCAAAATGGAATATTCATTCCAAATGATATTGTTCTGATACCACCATGGCCTGTTAGTGATGTGCAGAGATTATTGTATAGCAATCTTGTTGTTGGTACAACAGATTATTCATCAAATGATCTAATCAATTATGCAAAAGGTGTTGTCAATTCATTAATGCCCTATAAATCAAAATTTCAAGGTGATAAATGTATTTGTCAACTTGCAATGATGTTATCAAAAGAATTCAATATTTCAACAGCACTAAATTCAAAAGAAGTTTTGAGTGCATTGGCTGGTAAATGGATGCCTCCACCACTTGAGAATGTTGAAAATGATTATGCTGTAATTGATGCAATAATTGGAAAATTTATCACTGATGTAAATCAACCACACAATACGTTGGATAATTCACTCATAAATTCAGCATATACAATTGATTTTGATGGAAACTATGTAACAAACATTTCTGGTGGTTCTGATTGTGTACTCAAATCACCACAACAACATTATATTGATGAAACATTTTCAAACGTAACAAAAGACAATAATGGTAACACGAAGTTTGTAACAACAAATTGTGATGCAAGAATTAAACAATTGGATGATAATTTGAATACATTACAAACATTTGCGAAGTATTCAAATTTGTATGGCGCAAAAACAAAATTGAAATATAAGCTATCAACTGGTGGTAGTCTTGTTGACGTTCAAACAAATTTAACAAATCATACAAAATTGTTTGAAGACATTTTCAATATGATGTATCAATTGAGTTCAACACAAAATGTTGATGGCACAAAAACATACTATGTTGATGAAATTGACAAATTGACAGCAGTGTATGTTGACAACAAGATTGAAAAAGTATCAAAATCATTATCATTCAAGCTGTTATGTTCAGCAGCATTGGCAGATGTGACAACAATGACAAGATTGATGGCACTCATTTTGTGGAAAATGAACATAAATCCAGCAAATACATTTGCAAATAACAGAATGAAAGATATTGTAACTCAACTTGTTAGTTCTGTTTTTGTTTCTCAAGGTACATATAAGCTCAGCAATAAACAACAATTTATGTATGCAAGTGCAAATTATGCATCTACATACAAGATGAAATCATTTGTTGAATCAACAACAAAAGTACTCATGTATGGTGCAGACACACAAGGAATTGATGTTTTTGAAAACGTTGTGTCATATATAAAAGCAATGTTAAGTCTGTATGAAAATAATGCATGCAGATCAACAACCACTGGTTTCAAAACGAGCAGATTTGGTGGTTATTCAATGTTATTGATTGCATTGTTGATGACAAATTTGGTGATAAGAATTACAGCACAATTTTCACCATATTCATTGCAAGCTTCTGTTGCAACAACAGATACTCTTGGTAATGGTTTAGTTGTACAGATTGACAGTCAAAAAACACTTTATGGAACAAAGTATCAAAATATTGAGAATATTCTTGAAAAAGAATATGGGTACATGACACAAGCTCTGTTTTCAATTGAAGATATGATCCAAAAAACAAGATCTCAACTGTCAGGATTTATATCTTCAATAAATGGAATTTCTGTTGAAAAGAATGAATTTAGAAATTTGTTATCAACAATTGGTGGTGATTTGATCAAATTTGCATCACCAATATCACGATCACATTTTAACATAGTCAAGGATACACAACTATCATTACCTAAAAATTTTGATCCAATGAAATCACAATCTGTTGATGAATTGTTGGATTTGATTGATACAACCGATTATGGTACTGATTTTTACAATCTATTGTTGTCACATTTTAAGCAACAGGATTATTCAATTTCTAACAAATCATTCAATAAAAAAATCATATCAGTTGGAATTCCAAATGGTATGGCAGAGAAATTGAGAAAAGCTTCATATTATGAAAATGATACGTATGAAAATGATATCATATCAATTATGATAACAAAGATTGACAATTTTCAAAAAGACATTGTTTTCAACAAGAAAGAATATATGTTTGAATTGTCAAGATTTGTGAAGCGTGATATGACATCGATTAAGTCAGTGAAAGATTTGACATCATCAGATGATGTGATCACAAATATACAGACATACAATTTTGCAAATTTGGATAATCAAAATTATCAGGGAAAAACTTACCCTGAAAGTCTTTCAGAACAACAATATTCAAATTTGACACAAACTGGTAAAAAAAACATGATTTATAATCATATCATGAGTTTCTTTTTATCAATCTATATGCAAAAATTCACTGGTGTAAAACTTATGGAAGAACAGTATTCATTGGTCGACAACACTGTTGATACACAACTTTCATCTCTCATTGCAAATCAATTTGCAAATACAAATCTTATTTCGCCAAAATTTGTTTCAGAAACAAATGATTATCTAACAAACAGATTGAAGTCTGTTGACAACCAATCACTCATTATGCAATTGATGACACCAAAAAAGTTTGATAGAATATTCAATATTATTTTTGATCCAGATGATTTTACAATTGATCTCATAAAAACAGCATCAACTGATGTTGGTAAAAAAGTTTTGAATCAATTGTTGACAACAGGAAAAATGCAACAAAAATCTGGCGTTGGTATCCTTTCTAAAAAAGGAAAACAAGATATATCATTTGATAGTTACTTTGTAACAGTGAGAAACGTCTAAATGGAAACATTGCCATCTTCACAAATTGTTGATATTGATATTCCAAATTATGAAGATCAGTTTAACGTACAGTTTGTATACAATTTTTTTGTTGAAGATGAGATGGTGAATACTGTAAATGACTCACAATTGAATTCATCATTGAATAATAAGATTTCATCCACAAATCAGAATGTATATGAACAATCATATTTGAAAAGAAAAGTACCAAGATATGTAAAAATTCAAATCTGTAACACTTTACAACAGTCTGGAAAAAATTCACAAGCTGAAATCTATTACACACAATTGAAATCTTTAAATGGGTTGATCAAATCAAATCTTGACAGATTGATTGATGAAGATGTTGCAGCAACGTTCAGATACTATAGTGTAAACTATTATGATGTTAGCACAGATGCAAGAAACAATTATGTGATTTCCGGATCATACACCATGTTGAAAGCGACAGATGTGTTTGCGCCAATTTCACAAACAAAAACTACTCAACAACAATTTTTGAATGCTCTATCACCAAAAGCACACAATGAAATATCAAACAAATATAACAATTATGATCAGAATGCATTCATAAACTTAAATGTAAAAGTGAATTCACAATTGTTATCAAAGGTCATTGACGATAATAATAGCAGATTTGTGGTGAACACAAATATGAATACAAATACGCCAATTGACAATTTGCAAGGAGTTGGCATAAACAGTTTTCAATTATCTGAAGCAGATTATAGATTGATACTCAAACCAATTAGTGTTTCAACACTACAGCATGGCAATGTTCAAATTTCATCATATCAAACAAATCTTGTTGGCTATGTCATAACAAAAAAAAGAATAAATTTAGATGGAACATATGCTTCATTTGAACAGTTGACAGTTGAGACACCAGATATATCAACGATATACGATACAGATATTTTGTTTGGTGCAGTGTATGAATACACAATAAGTTCTGTGTACAAGATTGATATTCCAGCTATTGATATTTTAACAGGTGAAGGAGTGTATGCTTCATTTCTATTCAAATCAAAACAATCATCAACCAAAACAGTGATTTGTGATGAGATGATACCACCTAAGCCACCAACAAATTTGATGTTTATTTGGGACAATATGTCAGGTGTTGAGAATGTTTTACAGTATGATCAGCTAACAAATGAATATGTGAATTCTCCAACGTCAAGAGGAAGATTGATCATTTCATGGTCATTTCCAATTGGAACGCAATTGGATGTGAAACAATTTCAAATTTTCAGAAAAAAGAAACCAAGATATGGAACTTTTTATGACATTCCATATGAGCTGATAAAAGTGTACAATTTTGACAATTCAGTCATTCCAATGAAAAGTGATGACAATAATGTTGATACAAAATTGATTGAAAAAATGTCAAATCCAAAAACATTCTTTATTGATGAGGAATTTGATAAAAATTCAGATTATGCATACACAATTTGTGCAGTTGATGCGCATGGCTATACTTCAAACTATTCATCACAATTTGAAGTTTGGTTTGATCAAACTTCAGAAAAATTGAAGAAACGATTGTTATCAATTCAGGGTGCACCAAAAGCATATCCAAACATATATGCAAATTTTGATATGTTTAATGACCTGATTAGGGTAAATGGTCCTAGAGCGACAAAATTTGATCTATATTTTAATCCAGAAGTTTACAAAATTCAGAAGGGTGACGATATTGTTGATGCTATAGCAACAATTCAAGATAATGTCTTGAAAGACAACAATGCAAAACGTTATTTGATTGATGTCGTAAATACAGATACAGCAACAGGATGTGATACCAGTGTGTACATAACAACACAAAATGTTGTATCACCAATCATGTCATTTGCAATGAGACAATGAATTTACATTTTTGATTGATGCAAATTTTGTAGTATTGATATGAGATAGAGACGTATAAGTAAATAATGAGTTACATATGGGATTTCTTGACAACAGCACAAACAACATAATTCTTGATGCAGTTTTGACTGATACAGGACGTCAATTCATTGCAAAACAGGATGGATCATTTTTGATTCATAAATTTGCTTTTAGTGATGATGAGGTCGACTATTCAATTATTCAAAAGTATGGAAGACAAATTGGTAGAGAAAAGATTGAAAAGAATACACCAATCTTTGAAGCAATAACAAATCAATCACAATCTCAAAAATATAAGTTGGTTAGCATATCAAATCCAAATTTGACAAGATTGCCAAAACTTGATCTGATTAACACAACTTCAAATACAATTACGTTAGGCAGAAATAACAAAAAATATTCAGCAATATCAATTGAGCAATCAATTCAGGATGGTTCGACAATAGATGTTGAATTGAGAGATCAAACATTTACTGTTGAATTGAATAATCTGTTTCTTGAAGTTCAAAAAGAAGTTCCAGAATTGATTGATGGATATCAGAAAGCAACATATCTTTTGACAAGATCATCTTCAGTTACATCAGCTTCAGGATCAAAACTTGAATTCACCATCAATGTAAAATCAATAAGTGATACACTTTTTACAACATATGGAACAACACAAAATAAATCACAAATAAAAACGTATGTTAAGGTTGTTGGTTTACAATCAGGCGCTGTGAAAGAATTTACAGTTGTGATAGATAAGAACGTATAACGAGAGAATATTCAATGGCAACCTATAAAGAACTTTTACCAAACAATATCAAAACTGCTAGAACACAATTATCACAAATTGTTGATGTGTTGCAAGAGGATATAAGCGGTTCTGTATCAAGAAAAAAGTATCAACATTTTGTTACGGGTGGGATTGGACCAGGTGTTACATCATCACTTTTTCAAACAGTTTATGATCAAGATTTCACAATGCAAACTGCAAACGCTGTATTTGATGTGACAGTTGGTCTATTTGAGGGTGGCGCAACTGTTTTAAACAGTACAACTGGAACTGATGCCGCTGGAAAATTGCTTTTCCCATCATCATCATTGATGATGAGAGAAAAGATTGACAATTATAAGCAATTTGCTGGTACACTTTTGGGTGATACAACAGCACAATTCACGGCACCGTTTGACAGTACAGACACAAGTGATAACATTGATGTTGCAGCATTTTTTGCAATCAAACGTTTGTTTGCAAGAGATCAGATAAAGAGAGAAACATTTGCTCTAAAATTTTATCAGACTGCTTCACTCAGTAAATATGATGGTGGAACATCAATATCAAATTTGTACAAATCTTCTGAATTGGGTGCTGCAATCTATACAGATGTTGGCAGTGCAACAAATAAATTGTCAACATTTGGTGGTCAAGTTGGAAATGTTGTGAATGCTGCAGACGTAACCCAAACTGTCGGTTTGCTATTTTATGATAGAGGAGTATTGGTACTTGATCTTGAAAAATGTACTTCAGGATCACAATTTGTGTCAGGAACAATTGATGCAATGAACAGCTTGGGTTATCAAACTCTTGGTGCTACAGGAACTGAAACAGCGTTAACATCAAAATTTATACCTGATTTTATTGTTTCAGGTTCAATTGACAACATTGTTGATCATCTTTGCTATTCAAGATTTCAATCAGGTTCATATTCAGCAATGTTGTTTCAGAATTCAACAAACATAAACAGTTCACTGATCTATTGTACCGGTGAAGCTGATGAATTCAACTACAGTTCAAATCCAACATTTACAGATGAAAATGATAGAATAGTTGTTATTGATGAAGGTCAAGAAGATGTTCAACAAACGTTTTCATATATAACAGGTGTTGGACTGTATGATGCAAATGATAATCTGCTTGCAATGGCAAAAACATCAAGACCAATTGAAAAAAGTCCTGAAAGACAAATTACATTGAGAGTAAGATTGGACGCATAAAGTTTTGATAGTTATGCAACATGTCATTCTTTAATTTCAATAGTGATGATCTTGAAGTATTTACACTGATAACATATCCAAGTAGACTTTTTAGCTCAAGCTCAAATGGAGTTATTGGAAGTGTAAATGTTTTCAACAGACGATCACAAATTGAAAAAGATATTGATCCAATATCATCATGTGTTAACAGTACACATGATGATGCTGACATATCAAATCAATTGCAATCAATCACTTCAAAATGTGGAGTAAAAGTATCACTAAAACAGTCAATATATGATGAGATGACGTCATATATGAATGCTGTGAATTCTCAAAAACAGTCAATCAAAAAACAGAAACAACTTGAAATTTTGAGATCTGTACCGGGAAATGTATATGATACATCTTTTCAAAAAAAGATAATTGCAAAAAATTTGCAATCACATTATAGGGTTGAATATTCTCACAATGATTGGAAATATAACAACTATTGTAGTCTGAATTTTTATTCAGGATCATCAGTTCCAGAACAGTCTGCACTCCTGTATCCAGATCCAGGAGAGAATCCAAATTCTTCATTGTATGAAGGTTATGTAACAGGAACATACAGTCTGCTTGGACCATTCAGCTTTGAATTCTATATCAATCCAAAATATAAACAAGAATCTGAACATTTTAACGCAGGAACAATTTTTCATCTTTCATCTTCATACGCTATATCACTTATTTCTGGATCAAAAAGGGACGATTTTGGCAATGCCGAAATGTTCAGATTGCAATTGCAATTGAGCGCTAGCGCTGATATTAGACCAGATCTTGCTGTTCCTGGAAGTCATCCAAATAATTTCACATTTTTGTCTGATGACAACAGCCTTCAATGGAATAAATGGCATCACGTTGTCATCAGATGGGGTACAAGTGATGTTGAATATGGGACCGGTTCTTTTGTTGTTGATGGAGAAGTTAAGGGAACATTTGTTATACCATCACAATCAATAGCGCCAAAATTGTTCAAAAACAGTGATAATCCTGCTCTGTTGACAATTGGAAATTATTATGTTGGAACAAATGCTGGCAATAGTTCACAAACAAGATTTTTTTCATCATATGTATCATACACTGAAGGTCTCAAAGAATTGTCTGCGTTGTCAGATAATCAACCTGAACAGTATGGATTTACAAATCCACTCAATGCTGAATTGCATGATTTGTCAATAAAGAGATATTACGTAACTGATGATGAAATTATTCAGAATGGTGGTAGAGGACCAGAGATATCTGATGTAATTGATACAGAAAAGTATGCATTCTATCTTGGGCCACAATTTCATGAATTGTCACCAATTAGAAAAAAGTATGTTAATGATTATGCATCACCCGGTGGATATAAGATCACACCAGTAATGAATATTGACGGTTCAACAAAAACACCTTTTGGAACATTTATGTCAGGTATTGGTGGTAATTACATCAATATTGAAAATCATGTTGTTGATGCAACAAATTCAAATTGGCCAAGATGTCACCTGATGTCAAGCTCAATAACTGTTGAAGCATCTGATAATATTGTTGATTGCAATGAAATTCTTTATCAGGATGAATTCATTAGGAGAAGAAATACGCTGATACTTCCATGTGATGATGGAAATTTTGTTCCATCATATGTAATTGCACAATTGAATTCAAACAATAACAGTATGCACACTGATTACGTTGGAAATGTTGACTATTCAATGGTTCAACTTGGAAATGTGTATACATCAAGTTCATTCATAATTTCATCACAATTGTATGCAGCTCAAGAAGGAACACAAACATTTGCTGATGATCTCATAGGACCAACACCTGAACACCCATTGAGAGCATATGGTCCTGCACTATCTTCATATATGAAGAGCTTGTACAGAGATGCACACTCTTCTGATGGGTATCAATACTCAAAAGTTTATGCTGAACCAAATGTAATCTATTCCAGAACATTTGATAAGGCTTCAAATAATGTTACACTATTCAATATTAGTAACCTCTATTATGGGATGAAGATTAAACCTGGGTCATTTTCAATTAAAGATGTATCCATTACAGGCTCAAATGGTAGATATGGTATAACGTTGCATGATGATGGGTTTGGTGGGTTGTACAGATCAGATTGTTATGGTAAACAGGCAACCACAAATACAGTTGGAACAGTATTCTATGATGAAGGATTGATTGCCATCATAAATCCATATTTGAACCTTTTTGGAAAAGATCAGTTTGAAATATCATTCAAAGGTGTACAAAATGTTCATGTTGCAAAATATAGTGTGACAGCAAATGCAAATACATTGAACAGCTCAAAAAATCCTTCATACAAATTGTTGTCTGCATCACTCAATGCAAATGATCAGAATTCAAAATTTGTTGCAATATCAGGTATCAATTTTCATGATGACAATTACAATATTGTTATGAAATCTCAATTGGCACAACCAATTGTTAAGAGAACAACAGATACAATAACTTTCAAAGTGAAGTTTGATTTTTGATGAAAAAGAAGAAAAAGAAATCAGCAAAATTTACAAATGGTATGCACCATTCAACCAAAACAGGTATGACATACAACTATAAGAGCAGTTGGGAATTGGCATACATGAAATTTCTCGATAAATCTGATGATGTTAAATCATACCAATATGAACAGGTTATCATAATGTATGTATGCAAACTGAAAATGTATAATCTGAGAAAATATCTTCCTGATTTTTTGGTTGAATATTTGGATGGTAGAAAAGAATTGATTGAGATAAAACCTGCATCAAAAGTGAAAGACTATCAGGTTGCTGAAAAAGCAAAAATTGCAGAACAGTGGTGCAGAGAACACAATGCAACATTCAAATTTATGACAGAAGTTGATCTCAAAAAAATTGGTGTACTATAGTGTACATATGTCTCATTTAATTGGATTTGATATATCAACAACATACATTGGAATAACTGTTCTGAATGCAAATAGAGATTTTGGCAGTGATGGATTAAACATTGCAAAGCTTGAACACATTGATTTCAAAGATTGCAAAACATTTTGGGAAAAGGCTGACAAAGTTAAAAGTCTTTTTGAACAATGGAAATTGACAAAACCATTCGATGATATCGAAGAAATATATGTTGAGGATGCCGCAAAAAGGTATTCAACTGGTAAAACTAGTGCTGACACAATTGCAACATTGCTAAAGTTCAATGGGCTTGTTTCATATTTTGCAAGATGTGTGTGGAATTGTGAACCTGAAATGATATCGGTTGCACATGCAAGAAAATTGTGTGGTTTGAAAATGCAACAGTCAAAAATTTGTCAAAAAACTCATAAAGAACAAACATTTGAGCAGATGATGAACACTGATTTGAAACATATCACTTGGGAAAAAAAGAAAAAGAGTGAACGAATAGTTGATTGGGCCAATGATATTGTTGACAGTTATGTCATAGCAAAGGCAGGACACAAATCACGTAATCGTCAATTTCAAACATGAACATTTGAACATATTGTACATTCAAATGTAATACACTATAATTGCATCAATGCTTCAGACTACGACGGCAAAAATCAGGTTTATAGAAAGCATTTTTGGCAAAGGAAATTTGGCTGGCGATGGCATCAATTTTGATGTTAGATGTCCATTTTGTGCGCCAAATGATCACAAAAAAAAGAAACTGGCAATCAGACTTGTTGATGATGCAAATCATTGTTGGACTTGCGGGTGGAAATCGAGAACATTAGCACCACTTTTGAAAAAATTGGGTTTAAACCTGCAACTGAATGATTATTTGAAAGATTTTCTGAATTCAGATATCTTCATCAGTGAAGAGGTGAAGAATGAAATAAGATTGCCAAAAGATTTCAGATTGATTGTTTTTGGAAATGATCATGATCCAGATTGCATTGCAATTAAACGATATCTCAATAAACGTGGACTCACAGATGATGATCTGTGGTATCATAAAATAGGCTATTCAAATGAGCCAAGGTGGTACAGAAGAGTGATAATACCCTCATATGATGATAGAGGAAATCTGAACTATTTTGTATCAAGAGCAATTGATGCAAACAAAAAACCAAAATATGATAATCCAAACATTGACAAAAATTTGATCATTTTTGGTGAGCAGAATATAAATTGGTTGAAACCTATCATATTGTGTGAAGGTGTATTTGACGGTATGAAATGTGGAACAAATTCAATCCCATTGTTGGGAAGTGATTTGAATGAAGATGCATATCTTTTCAGCAAAATATTGGCATATTCACCCAAAATTATAATTGCACTTGATGGTGATATGTGGTCAAAGAAAACACCTAAATTGGTAAAAAGTTTGGAAAAATTTTGTATTGATGTCGTTGTCGCAGACACAAGAAGTATCATTGATCCAGGATCAGAAACCAAAAGTGTTATGGCAGAGATCATCAATAATGCACAATGTATGACATGGGACAATATTTTTCATGAAAAATTGAATAACGCCTCAAGAACAAAATTGTCAATTTGAATTGAACAAACAGCAATAAAATGTTGACTATCTTATAGTGATAAAGATTGCACACATAAGTGACATTCATATCAGAGGTAGAAGTAGACTTGATGAATATCAAGAAATTTTGAGCAAATTCAATTCTGATGTTGAGCGTTTAAATGTTGATCATATATTCATAGGTGGTGATATTTTTCACACAAAAACACAAGGAATAACGCCCGAGTACATTGATTTTCTTGTGTGGTGGTTGAAATCAATGTCATCAATTGCACCAGTCCATATGATATTGGGTAACCATGATGGAAATCTTGTTAACTTATCAAGATTGGATGCAATAACGCCAATTGTTGAAGCAATTGGGGATGAAAATATACACTTATATAAGAATTCAGGAGTGTATGAATTCCATCCTGGATATACATTCTGTGTCTTTTCAATCTTTGATACAGAAAATTGGCATAAAGTGCTTCCAATTAGTGGAAAAACAAATATTGCATGTTATCACGGTCCAGTTCATGGTTCAACAACAGAAGTTGGATGGAACATTGAGGGTGAATTGAATGTTGATACATTTAAAGAATTTGATTTCTGTTTTTTGGGCGACATTCATAAAAAACAGTTTCTTGGTTTTAGAGATGTTGAAATTGAAATTGATGAAAATGATTTGTCAAAATACCCGGGTGCTGAGGTAATAGAATGAGCAATAAAAAGATCAGAATAAGGGTAAAAAAGCCCTGGATAGGATATCCAGGTACTCCAATTCAACAAAATTATGCCGAAGATTTGGAACATGGATATTTTGTATGGGACATTGATAATGCAAAAAAATTTGATGTCAAATATCATCAATTGCCAAACACAAAACCATTTGTTACGTTGAAATGGACTGATGATGTTGAAAAAACATTTGAACTTGCAAAAAAATATCCTCAAGGATCAAGATTTCGAATTGTTAGTGATGTGCACATCATTCAGCGAGATATACATGAATTGACAATGAAATTACGACAAGATTTGTGTGCTCTTGAGGTGACATACAAATCTGATGCAGATTTGAGTTCAAAAAATGTCAAATTCACAAATTCAAATATTCAACAGGATGATTTGCGCAATATTGATGTTCAATTGAAATTGCTGAAAGAATATCATAAGAATTCATCAATAGATACAGAAGAATTTGATAAAATTTCAAATAAGATTAGAGACTATTTGAAAATTGTTGCAACTGGCGATGACACAATAAGAAACACTCAGTGGTCACTTAAAAGTTTGAAATTTGACAATATGTTTTCATATTGTGAAGACAATTACATAAATTTTGAGAATTTGAATGGTGTAGTTGGAATTTTTGGTCAAAATAGAACTGGAAAATCATCAATTGTTGGTACGTTAATGTATGCTCTGTACAATGCAACAGATCGTGGTCCAATCAAAAATTTGCATGTAATCAACGTTAGAAAGGATAAATGTTCAGTTAGGGCAGTTATTCAAATCAATGGTGTTGATTATGTCGTTGAAAGAATTACTGAAAAGAATGAAACAAAAAAGGGAGCAATATTTGCACCCACAACATTGAATCTCTATTCAATTGATGATAGTGGTGATGCTCACATTATGAATGGTGAGCAGAGAAATGATACTGAAAAAATGATCAGAAAACTGATTGGAACACAGGATGATTTTCAAATCACATCATTGGCAGCACAGGATGATCTGAAACAGTTCATCAATCATGGATCAACAAGACGTAGACAAATCTTGTCAAGATTTCTTGATCTTGATATTTTTGACAAAATGCATGAACTTGCAAAGAATGATTTGAATTTCATCAAGGCGCAATATAAGAATGTATCAAAAAAGGACTGGAAACAGACTGAAGATATATTGCTAACCAATATATCAAATTGTGAACAGGAACTTCAAACAATTGATGATAAGATCAGTTTTTGCAGAAGTGAATTGTCAAAATATGAAATTGAACTATCAGCACACCACAATTCAAATCCTGTAACACAGTATGACATTGATCAGTGTAATGAACAATTGAATTCAACAAACAGAAATTTGACAAATGAACTCAAATGTGAAAGTGATTATCAACACAAAATTGATGATTTGAAAGGTAAAATTCAAAAAATTGATATTGCGTTAAAGAGTGTTGATGTCAATGATCTGAAGAATAGAAAAGAACAGATCAGAAAGCTCGAATTGTTAATCAATGATGTGAAACATGATTGTGATGTTTCAGCAACAGAAATCAAAAGACATAAAAAATCACTTCAATTATTGAATGACATCCCATGTGGAGAAAAATATCCAACATGCAAATTCATTAAAGATGCAATTGAATTGAAACCAGAATTGCTGAAAGAAGAACAGAAATCAACACAACTTACTGAAAAATTGCAAAATTATGTTGACAATATGAAAAAGTTGACATATGAAAATGTTGATGAAAAACTTGACAAATTTCAAAAACTTCAACAGATGAAATCAAAATTTGAGATTGAGGTTGAAAAATTCAATCATTCATTACACGTTTCAAAAGAAAAAATTGTCAGATTGAATGAAAAGATTGAATTGTTAACTGAACAATTGCAAAAATACATTGAAGCAATCAAGAATGATGATAATGTTACAATTGTCAACATAAAGACAGAAATTGATAGAACAAAAAAACTCATAAAGAAGTATGATAATGATAAGATAATTTCAGCAACTGAAATTGGAAGATCAAAATCTCAACTTGAAAAAGTTTTGAATGAAAAGGCTGAATATGATGAAGCTTTGAGTAAACTGAAAATTTATGAGTTGATAACATCTGCATTTTCAAAAAAGGGAATTCCACAGCTGATTATGCAATCACAATTGCCAATGTTGAATGAAGAGGTTACAAAATTATTGCATGGAATTGTTGATTTTACAATAGAACTTGGCGCAGATGATGAAACTGACAGTATGGAAATATACATCAATTATGGTGATAGTAAACGTCCAATTGAGTTGTGCTCAGGAATGGAAAAAACAATTGCATCAATTGCTTTGAGAGTTGCAATGATCAACATATCATCATTACCCAAATCTGACGTATTCATAATTGATGAGGGTTTTGGTGTTTTTGATGAGAGTGGTATTGATGCAGTCAATAGACTGTTGGGCGTTCTGAAAACATATTTCAAAACTGTTCTTATCATTACGCATATTGATGGCATAAAGGATGCAACAGATCAAATTGTTGAAATATCAAAACGCGAAATTGATTCGTATGTATATTTCGAGTGAGAATATGAAAACATATCATATAATTTCAGACTTCAATGATGAAGAGAAAACAATTCCGCTATTTTGTCCACATTGTGGACAATTGATGAAAACATATGATGATCAGAATGCTTTCAATCAGTATGAATGTTGTGATTGGTGTGCAATGAAATGGGCACATCCAAATTCTGGACAGTGGAAGAATGGCTGGCGACCTGAGAAGAATATTCTTGAATTTGAGTTAAAAAATAGACCTCCAATGATGTTGAATCTTCAACTCAGAGTTGAGTGATATTTAAGAGTTGTCATGGCAGAACAAATAAATTACAATGCTTTGGGTCAAGCAATTGATACGACCTGGGGTAGAAGTTCAACTCCACTCACATCTGGTTATTCAGTCAAATTTTCACTCTTTGGTGAAACTGGCATGATTGCTTCATACACAGCAATTGTCAATTTTGGCACAGAAAAACAGATGATTGATATGAAATTGCGTTATCAGGATGAGGCAAACAGAGTTGTCAGTGAATATGTTAAAGCCATAAAAGAGAGATATAAGTCGTTGACTGGAAAAGCAATAAAAATTGTTGAAAACAATTCCAGTGATTCAATTGAAGTGATTGGCTTTGGAGTACACAATCCTCGTAGAACAGCGTACTATAGAAAAAAGTTAGTCTTTGAATTGGGCTGAAATGGCATTAACAGGAAATCCAACAAAAAGTGATCAGGTAAAAGAGATAATCAGGTGCGGTAAAGACCCAGTCTATTTCATAAACAGTTATGTAAAAATTCAGCACCCATTGAAAGGAACCATACCTTTCAACACATATCCATTTCAGGATGAATGTTTGAAATCATATGAAGAAAATCGTTTCAACATAATCTTGAAATCAAGACAGCTTGGTTTATCAACTGTCAGTGCTGCATATGCAGTGTGGCTGGCAATTTTTCATAAAGACAAGAATGTTCTCATCATTGCAACAAAACTTCCAACTGCACAAAACTTTGTGAAAAAATGTTTGGTTGCTGTTCAAAACTTACCAAAGTGGTTACTTTTGCCAAAATATCAACCATCAAAACAACAGATAGAATTCAGTAATGGGTCAGTGATTAAGGCTATTCCAACATCTGAGGATGCTGGTAGATCAGAAGCTTTGTCATTGTTGATTGTGGATGAATGCGCATTCATACGAGACTTTGATACGATTTGGACAGGTATTTTTCCAACAATAAGCTGTTTAACAGGTGATACAAAAGTATTGACTGATTTGGGATGGTCAAATATTGATGAATTGTGCAAAGGAGATATTGGAACATTTTGTGATGCAAAAGATTTGAATGTTTATGCAAAGAATGGATTTGAATCGGTTTCACATACATACATTTCGCCAAAATCATCATTGAAAATTATCACAACGTCAAGTGGTAAAAAATTGAAAACTACATTTGAACATCCATTGTGGACCTTGAGAGATGGAACAATTGGAATGATCAAAGCAAATCAATTGAAAATTGGTGATCATTTGAAATTGAAATTTGGTACACAACAATTTGGCAAAATTGTTGATGAAAATGCATACATTAGTGGTGTGATCTTATCTAAGTCATTCATTAATGATAATGAAACATGTGTACAGAATGATGATGTACAAATAGGAGAACGTTTACTTGCAGTAGGGTTTCAATACAATGATGGTATATTCAGATCAGAACGTCAAGAACACAGATTGAATTCAATTCCAAATTCAGTTTGGAAAGGTAATAGGCATACGCAATCTCAGTTTTTGAGAGGGTTTTTTGATGCAAATTCACACATAGGCAACACAATAATGACATATTCTCATAACAGAGAATTGATGAATGAAATTCAACTGTTGTTGCAAAATTTTGGAATTGTGTCAAAAGTTTATGAATATTCTGATTTGAAATCAAGGTTATCAACCCCCCCAGTTGAAAACCAAACCAATTGGGTTCTTGAATTGAACAAATATGGCTCTGAATTGTTCAAGAATGACATTGGAATAACTGTTGAAAAGAAAATGGGGAAACTATTAAAGTTGTCAGAAAAATATTCTGGCGATGAAAGAATGCAATTTATATTGTCAAAAAAGTTGCAAAGTGTTGTTGAAACAATGTTGAGAAATGTGATTGACTATCAGAGAACAAGGATATCAAATCACAAAAAATATTCATACATTTCTGATCTGATAGGAAAATTGAGATATCAGGTTCTTGCAAACAGAATTCTTGAGGATGATTTTGATCTGTCTGAGGATGAACAAACATTCTTTCATGAAATTGGAGAAGAGAGTGTTCTGTGGGATGAAATTGTTTCAATTGAATGTGGTGATGATCAGATAACATATGATTTCACAGTTCCTGGAACACATACGTTTTATCAGAATGGTATATTGGGAAGCAATACAGGTGGTCGAGCAATTCTGCTGTCGACGCCAAATGGCGTTGGTGGTCAATATTACAAATTGTGGGTCGATGCAGAAGCAGGTGTCAACAATTTTAATGCAATAAGATTGCCATGGACAGTTCATCCAGAACATGATCAGGATTGGTTTGTTAATGAGACCAGAGGATTCACGAAAAAGAAAATTTCACAAGAATATGTGTGCGACTTCGTAGCAAGTGGTGACACGTTCTTAACGTCAGAAACACTCGAATTGGTTAGACAAGACATAGAAGTACCTTACAAAAAGTCAGAAATTGACAGAAATGTTTGGATATGGAAAGACCCAGTACCAGGAAAGAAATATATCATTTCAGCAGATGTATCAAGAGGTGATGCAAGAGATTTCAGCGCATTTCATGTTATTGACGAAGAAAAACTTGAAGTTGTTGCTGAATATATGGGAAAGATACCACCTGAAAAATTGGGTGATTTACTGAATGAAATTGGAAAATTGTATTGCAAAGCATTGATTGCAGTTGAACAGAATACGTTTGGATATTTCACTGCAACAAAATTGAAAACAATTGGTTATCCACATCTCTATTATCACAATGCAAGGGGAGATTACAGATCATATGTGCCATCAGAGGATGAGACACCCGGTTTTCCAACAAATCAGAAAACTAGAACACAAATAACAACAAAACTCGAAGAATTGTTGAGAAACAGACAACTTCATGTTAAGTCTCAACGATTATATGATCAATTGCAATCTTTCATCTGGAATGGAAATAAACCCATGGCTTCAAAGGATGCATATGACGATCTTGTTCTGTCACTTGCAATTGGGACGTGGATGCTCGATGCTGGTGAAGGAAAGAATGCAAATGTTGACATAATGTATGCACTTCTTGGATCAACTGGTAAAATTGGATTGAAACAGAATGACATTCCAGGTTTCAGGAAAATTCATGATATGTCAATTCATTCAACTTACAAAAATATTGGTGTTGCAAAACCACGACAAATGGATGATGTCACAAAAGAAAGACCTGATCTGCTGATTGATACAAGTTGGTTATTATGACAGATACTTAACTGACAGGTATTATGTCATCAAAAATTCATATAGCAGAATTGAAACAGATAATTCGTGATGAATTGAAAACTTTGAAAGAAAATGTTGAAATTGATCATGAAGTTGCAAAGGATGTTGTTACCAAAGCAAGCAAACTTTTGTCAGCAATAAAAACATTCAATGATGGTCTGGGTGAATTGCCTCAAGTTATTGGTGCAGTGTCAATTGATCTCAAAAGAGTTGAGGATGCTCTCAAAGCAATGGTAGAAAATCCAGCATTGTATGCTGTGAAGAAAAAAACGCCAAAGGTTCAAAAAGTTTCTTTAACTTCAAAGAACAAAATTTGATAAGATCAAACATATTTGTTGAGCCTAGGCTTATGAATAGGTGGGCACATGACCAATAAAAAGAACAGAGATTTATTTAAGCGTTTAACAAGACTATTCAAATCAGGTCCAGTAGTAAAGAGAAAAATCAGATCTTATGATACAGTGATTGCATCGCCTGATCATGAAAAATCGTCAGCAGCGTTGCTTTTTCAGAGATCTTTTTCTCCAACATATTCAAGAATAACAGCCAATGCTTACAATCTTTCTGAGAGATTGATGAGGTATCAAGACTTTTGTCTCACTGGAGATACATTGGTTGCTGTGTTGAATGATACAGGCTATATGCGTCTTGATGAAATTGTTGATAGATGGAATAGTGGTGATAGACACATATACACATATTCATATGATGTGCAAGATAATGTAAGAGTAGTTTCAAAAATTACTGGTGCAAAATACAATGGAAAACGTGAAATTTTACACGTTGTTCTTGATGACGGTACGGTGATCAGATCAACTCCTGATCACAGATTTATGTTACGTGATGGGACATATGTTGAAGCAAAGGATTTGACAAAAAATTCCAAATTGATGTCTATGAATTTGGAACGTTCAGTAAAAGAAATTCAAAATACTGATGAAATTGAAGATGTTTATGATATTGAAGTCGCTGACTATTCAAATTTTGCGTTAGTTTCCAATCTTGAAGAACATCCTTATTCAGTGTTTGTTCACAACTGTGAAATGGAACTTTTTCCTGAATTGTCATCAGCACTTGATATATTTGCAGATGAAGTTATGGCATGTGATGATAAAGGAAAATCATTACACATATATTCTGACAACGAAAAGATAAAAGAGCTTCTTGATGAACTGTTTTATGGTGTACTGAATTTTGAATTCAATGGAAGATTGTGGGCAAGAAATCTTTGCAAATTTGGTGATTTCATTCTGTACAATGATGTGCATCCTGAACGTGGAATTGTGAACGCTTTTCCAATCCCAGTGAATGAAATTGAGAGAGAAGAAAACTTTGATAGAGAAGATCCATTTGCAATCAGGTACAGATGGGCAGGTGCTGGTAATAGAACACTTGAAAATTGGGAAGTAACACATTTTAGATTGCTTGGTAATGATGCGTTTCTTCCATATGGATCATCAGTGCTTGATCCAGCCAGAAGAATTTGGCGTCAATTGATCCTCATTGAGGATGCAATGTTGGTTTACAGAATTGTTAGAGCACCGGAACGTCGTGTATTCTATGTTGACGTTGCAAACCTACCTCCAGCTGAAGTACCAATGTACATTGAGGAAATGAAAAAGAACTTGAGATCAAATCAGGTTATTGATCAGGCAACTGGAAGAGTTGATCTCAGATACAATCCGTTCAGTGTTGATGAAGATTTTTTGATCCCGGTGAGAGGTAATGAATCAGGCACAAAGATTGATACACTTGCTGGTGGACAGAACACAGCTGCAGTTGAGGATGTTGCATATATTCAGAAGAAATTGTTTGCAGCATTGAAAATTCCAAAAGCATACCTTTCATATGATGAAGGTGTAAGTTCAAAAGCAACATTGGCATCTGAGGATATCAGATTTTCAAGAACAATAACATCAATACAAAAGATGATGATTGCTGAACTCAATAAGTTGGCAATTATTCATCTGTATGCACATGGATATTCTGGTGAAGATTTGGGAAATTTCAATCTCAAATTGTCAAATCCATCGTCAGTTGCCCAACAGCAAAAACTTGAATTGTGGCGTTCAAAGTTTGAAATTGCCGGAAATATGCCTGAAGGTATGGGTAGTAAAGAATTCATCTACAGAGAGATCTGGGGATTGGATAGTGATCAGATAAACAATATTGCAGATCAGCAATTGAGAGAACGTGTCTATTCAGTACAGCTTGATAATGTGTCAGAACCAGATACAGAAGAATTGTTTGGTAATGCGGGTGGTAATATGGGAGGAGCCGGTTCAGAGGGCGGCGCTGAGGCGGGAGCTGAGGAACTTGAAACTGCAGGTGAAGAACCGGAAGAAGAACAGGATCCTGATTTGGAATTGTTGATCTCTGGTGATGAACCAAGCCCTGATGAAAAACCAATTTTTGAAAAGGATGAACCGGTTAAGGTAAATTCTCAAATCAAGAGAACACAATATAATCGTTCAAGACAAAGAACACATGGAAGTTCAAAAACACACATCCCAGATTTTGGAAAGATGACATCAGAATTTGATTCAAACTCTGATCCATATGATGATGAATACAGAAAATCAATCATAACAAATCCTTTCAAAGAAGGAAGAGATTTTCAATATTTTGTTAAACCAGAATTTCCTGAACATGTCAAATTGGATGAAAATTTGAAGTGTGTTCTCAATCATCTTGATCAGAAATTTGGCTTTGGTAAGCGAATGAACAGCACAAAATTGATCAGTGAAGCAGTTGATATACAGGATGAAATTGATGGCAAAAATTTTGTCATTGACACAAAAAACATAGATTTAACCGGAATATTTGATATTAGAGAAGAGGAATAAAATGTCTGCACACAATAAGAAAAGAAATGCTGGCTTACTCTATGAATTCCTGATCAAGGAAATTTCAACATCACTTGTTGAAGGAGATAAGAAACGATCAAACACAGCACTCAAAATTTTGAAAACATATTTCAAACCTGGTACTGAATTGTATAAGGAATTCAGATTGATCAATTCTCTAATAAAGACGCATGTTTCTTCGCAGTCAGTTGTTCAATCAATTTTGTCAGAGGCAAAGAGGGCAGCAGAGAAGTATGATTTACAAAAACTTGATCGTGAAAAATCACTTCTTATCAAGACCATCAATCACACTTTTGGCGTTAACAACACAATTTTTGATCACAATGTGAATGAATATAAAAAGTATGCAACTGTGCAAACATTGATAAATGATTGGCGATCAAATGATCATGACATATTCAGAATTGCAAAATTTGAGGATCAGCTGACAGGTTGGCTGCTTGAAAATCCTGAGCAATGCACAGATGTTGTGATTGAAAATTCAGAAACGCCTGGGACCAATAGATTGGTTATGAAAATTTTGTCAAACAAATTGAATGAAAAGTATGATAAAGTTTTGAATTCATCACAAAAAGATCTGATACGAGTGTATGCAATTGCAACAACAAATCAGGATGAAGGTCTTATTAGGGAAAAATTGCAACAATCAAGAGAAACATTGTTGTCAGAAATGAAGAATTACATCAGTGAGCAGCGTAGTATGAAAGATGGCAGTACATATGTTGCTGATAAACTTGAAAAGTTATCTCAACAAATTGTTGAGGAAAGCATTGATGCCATTGATGATGACACAATCACAAAGTACTTATCATATATGAAACTCTATGAAGAGATCATTAAACCTGAGGAGAATGTATGAATTTGAAACTTTTGAGCACCTATGAACCGGTTGACACAAATGGTCAACTGATTAGAGAGAATGTTAATGAGAATGGTGAAGAAAAATTGTTTCTCAAAGGTATTCTTCAGAGAGCAGATACACTCAATCAGAATGGCAGAATTTATCCAAAAGAAATTCTTGAGAGAGAAGTTAGAAATTATCAAAAATTCATTGCAGAAAATAGAGCATTGGGTGAGTTAGATCACCCAGATTCAAGTGTAGTCAATCTCAAAAATGCTTCACACATCATCAGAGAGGCATACATGGAGGGTGATGTTGTGTATGGAACACTTGAAGTTTTAACAAAATTACCATCTGGTCAAGTGTTGAAAGGTTTAATTGAGCATGGAGTAAAAATTGGTATCAGTTCAAGGGGTGTTGGAACAACAAGAAAACAGGGTGATTATCAAGTTGTTCAGGATGATTTTCAATTGATCTGTTGGGACACCGTCTCTGAACCATCAACTCCAGCAGCATTCATGTTGCCAGAGGGCAGACAGTTGTCAGAGAGTGAAATTCACAGAGTTCTCAATAAATCTGATAGAATTGACAGAATTTTGAATGATATATTGAAGTGATATCACCAATTCATGAATTCATTTTGAGCCACGAGAGTGGCTCAATCTGTTTCAGCTATATTTAATGAAGAAAGAATAGTTCATGTTAAACAATCCAAAACCAGGTTATAATGCTCTCAATGAATATCAGGCATCTGCATTACCATGGGTAACCAGTTCATATGGTGCTCAAGGCGTAACATATGGATACAATTTTGACTATGTTACAAAATTTGTTGTGATTAAGAATTTGACTTCAACATCTGGTAGCAATTTACGAGTTGGTTTTACAAAAAATGGTGTTGAAAATTCAAACTATTTTCTTGTTGCACCAAGTGATCAGATAGATCTTGAATATCGGGTTAATGAATTGTATTTGAGAACTGATGGAGCATATTCAGTTCAGTATTCAGTGGCTGCAGGTTTGACTGCAATTGAATCACGATTTGCAGTACCAATCACCGGATCAAATGGATACAATGGAGTAGGATAAGTTTGAGGTAGAGTATGAAAATCTCAAAACAATTGTTCAAAGAATATGTTAAAGAATGTTTGATTGAAATTTTGACTGAAGGATTGTCAAAGACAGAATTGAATGAGAGCATAAAAAAGAATTCTTCTGTTGTGTTTGGTTCTTCTGATAAACCGCGTACACAACAACGTTCTGTTGATGTTGAAAGTGGCAAAGTGAATGAATTGGTGAAATCTGCAACAAGTGATGCGAAATTTGCATCATTACTTGAGGACACTGCAAGGAATACATTGCCTGATATGTTGAAATCAGAACAGAGGAGTGCTCAACAGGTTTATGCAAAAGGGACTGCAGAAGATATAGTTGATCAACATAATCCTGAAGAGCTTTTTGGTAATGTTGCAAACAATTGGTCAAATTTGGCATTTGCATCGAAGAAATTACCTGGCTGATTGTAATACTTAGTGAATATCTTGGGTGATATAAAATGAAACTTACAAAAGAACTGTTACAAAAGCTGATCATTGAAGAGAAGGAAAAATTTGGCAAAATCAGGTCAACTGAGGATGTTGCTGAAGAGACTGAAGAGGTTGATGCAGATGAATATGCTGACACTCTTGAGAAGCATGTTGATTTCATCAAGGCATTAAAAATCAAAGAGAACAGATTGCGTTCACAATTGAGAAGAATTGGTGAAGCAAAAAAAGTTGTGATAACAAAAATCAAAAAGATGATCTGATTGAAGATTTGAAAGAAATTGACATATGGCAATAACAAAGAAGAAAGCAACACCTGGCAGCGGAAAATACGGAAGATACGCTCCAAACAAGACTGATCCAAAATATACACTTTTGGCCAAGTGTTTCTCAAACACACCATATGTTAAGGATGGTGCTGTACTTGATGAGAACACATATGCGCAACAGGTGATTGACATAGCAACAGCACCATTCAGTAGTGGCAATCCTGGATTATTGCCAAGTGATGGGATTTCAGGTGCTGATCCTGATCTGTTTGCCAATGGTCAAGTTGCAACCGGTTATGGTAATGCACCAAATATTGGTGATGTAAAGTGGACAGAACCAGGTGGACCAGCAAATTCATATGTACCAGATGTAACGTCACCAGGACCAGGAAAAACAGAAGGTATTGACAAGAATAAGGATCCACAAATCGGATATAATGATATCAAACCGGCTTATGCAGGACCTGGAACAACAGAGGGCACTGCATTGCCAACTGAAGCTTCAAAAACTATCATCAATGATAGAGGTTTTGCAAAGAGGTCATAAAAATCAATTTTTGTCCACTAGTTAAAAAAGGATAATATGTCAAAGCAATTATACGTTGAAGCATTAGCTGATGTCAAAAAATTGAAGGAAGTTGCAGAAAATAATGCAAAAAATGCAATTATTGAAGCTGTTACTCCAAGAATTAGAGAATTCATTGAAAATTCTCTTCAAGGAGAAATCGATGATCAAGAGGATGAAACTGATGACATAACTCCTCCTGGAATGCCCTCAGTTAATGGAGAAATGTTGACAGATGTTGACAATAATCCAAATGAGAAGAATGATTTGACAGTATCTGGTGAAGAACAACCACTTGAACAGATGACGGCTCCAACTCCACAATCAGAACAACCATTGATATCATCTCCTGATGAAGAAGGAAAAGTTACTCTTGATCTGAGCGGTCTTGAGGCTCCTCCTGGTGAAGTTGATGTTGTTGTGCCAAATGTTGAGGATGTTGTTGTTGATGAAATATCTTCAGATGATTCAGAAGAAGAGTATGAATTGAGTCTTGAAGCAATATCATTGTTGGCGCCTCTCATTGGAAAGAAGAAGGCTGCCAATGAAAAAATGTTTGAATTGAATGTTTACAGAATTTCAGAAGCAGTTGATCAGTACAGGACCGCAAGCAAACTTTTGAGAGAAACAAGAACATATCAGGATCAAATTTCAAAGATGATTGCTGCAGTGCAAAATATGTATGAATACTTGCAGGAAGCTGGTTTTGAACAGTCAAGGAAATCATTCCTTGAAGAAAAACTTGAGAAACTGCATGAGGATGTTAACAATCTCAAGAAACAGGGCAAAAACATGAAAAAACTTAATGAAGCAGAAGTTACTCTCAAATTGACCGGCATGCCGGATGACATTGATCTTGAACAGATTGGTGTTGATCTCTTGACTGGTGAAGAGGAGGAAGGAACTGAAGAGGGTGAACCTGAGGACCTTGATATTGACATCACATCTGATGAGGATGAAGGTGGTGAAGAGGGCCAAGAGGGTGAAGATCTTGATCTGAACATTGATGCTGACGGTGAAGATGTTAACGTCAAAGAAGAGGGTGAAGATATGGATGATGATCAGGTCATTGAGATTGATGAATCTGTTCTCAGAAGAGAGCTGATCAGAGCACGTAAACTCTTTGAGAGCGCTGCAAAAGCAAAGAGTGCAAAGGACTTTGGCGGTGGAAAGTCTGATGGCGATCCACTGAAAGAGGATGAAGAATTTGGCGGTGGAAAATCAGAGGGTGATCCTCTCAAGGAAGCAGATGGTGCTTCAGATGATGAGGGAACTCTGGTTGCAAATGAATCAGTTTGCGAAGAGGGTGATGAGATGGAAGAGGGTGGTCAAAAGGGTGAAATCAATGATCAACCAGAAAATCGTCAGATTGAGGAAGAACTTCAATTTGAGTCAAAATTGCGCTCATCACTTGCAAGGAGAGCTAAACTGATCAGAGAGAGTTCAGTCAGTGGTTCAAGAGTGCGTTACAACAACATTGTGAAGCGTTTCAATGAATCACTCGCACGTTCAAAAGGATTGCGTGCAAAGATGTTAAAAGAGCACAACTCAAATAGTGGCTCAAGGTCTGAGGAGAGCAGGACCAACAGAAGTCTCCAAACAAAATTGGCAGAGACGAATCTCTACAATGCAAAACATCACTTAACAAAGAAGCTGTTTGAAACTCGTGTTGTGACATCTGCTCAGAAGGCAGCAATTGTCAGAAGAATTGATGCAGCAAAATCTGTTGGTGAGGTTAGGGCTCTAATTGAGAATTTCTCAAAGAGACTTAGTGGTAAGACAATCAGTGAGAGTGCTGTCAAAGGCAGCGCATCACAACCCGCAAAGCAATCACAACCAGTCTTGACAGAAGGTGTCGAGGTTGATCGTTGGGGTAAGCTTGCTGGCATAATCAAGTGAACAAATACAGAAAGCAAAAGAGAGAGAAATATATGTCTAAAATGTTTACACTTGATCAGCTCTCAAAGGACGTTAAAGAACGTAACATTGGTGCTGATCGCGTTAGATTGGTAGAAAAATGGTCAAGATCAGGTCTCCTGAGAGGCCTTGATGGTTACAAGCGTGAGTCAATGGCTCAATTGCTTGAGAACCAAGCAGCACAGGTTTTGAAGGAAGCTGCTGCAATCTCAACCGGTGGTGGTACAATGACCTCAACCGGTCAACTGCAAGGTTTCACAAACGTTGCATTCCCAATAGTTCGTAGGGTTTTCGGTGGTCTCGTTGCAAATGAGCTGGTTTCAGTTCAGCCAATGACACTCCCATCTGGCCTTGTGTTCTATCTCGATTACACATATGGAAGTTATGTCGGTGGTGACAGCGATGCAACAAACAATGTGTATGCAAAGGGTCAGTCATTGTACAGCAACCCAGCTGGTAGAGGTATCCAATCAGGATCTCTTGCAGCAGGTGGTATGTATGATATCGCTGGTGATGGATACTCAAGAGTTCATGCTGTGTCAGCAACCATCGCAACTGCATCAATTGGTGCATGGACCGGTGCTTCTGAAGCCTGGACAGTTGGTGGCATCGTTGCTTCACAAACTGATTTTACAGGTACAAACGCAAGAATGCTTCAATTTGATCCACAAGTTGAGGTTGACATTGCAAACAATGTTCTTGACGTTCAATTCCTCCATGTCGCTGTCAGTGATTTGACAACTGGCATTGCAAAGGGTGACTTCCTCGCAATTGATCAGATTGCTTACTTTGGTCCAACGACCGGGAGCGTCGGCTCCGACGTCTGGGGTTCAACCTATCAGGGCGGTTCTGGCATCCTGAATCTCAGGAGACTGAACAAGCGTGGTACGTTCTCTGGTGGTGTGTTTACCGCTGATCCACTCAATGGTACATACATTCAGATGGTACTCAGGTTGACAAACGCTGCAACAACAGCAATCATCACCGGTGCTCAGGCTTCAAACTTGAAGTTCTCTGCTCCTGTCCAAGACAACCTCGCAGTTGACAGCAGCTCTGGCGGTACTCTCACGGTTCCAAGTTTTGAAAGCGATTTTGGTTCTTCACCAACGCCTGCAATTCCTGAAATCGATATCAAGATTGAGAGCATTGCAATCACTGCAACAAGCCGTAAGCTCAGGGCTCGTTGGTCCCCTGAATTGGCACAAGATCTCAATGCGTACCACTCAATTGACGCAGAGGTTGAGTTGACATCAATCCTTTCAGAGCAGATTGCTCTTGAGATTGATCGTGAAATTCTTGGTGATCTTCTCACACAAGCAAATGGCGCAATCATGTACTGGAGCAGAGCTCCTGGCAGGTTCGTCAACAAGTTGACCGGTGCTCCTGTTCAGTTGGCAAACAGCCTTTCAATCGGACCACAATTCACTGGTACAGTCCGTGAATGGTATGAGACACTGATTGAGACAATCATCGATGTTGCAAATACAATTCACAGGAAGACCCTCCGCGGTGCAGCAAACTTCATGGTAACTGGCCCAGATGTTTGCACAATCCTTGAGAGCAGCGTGTTGTATAAGCCAAAGTTCTCAATTGATAGCGAAGGTCAGGTTGGCAGCCCATTCACCATTGGTGCAGAGGCTGTTGGTACGGTGAGCAACAGGTTCACAGTTTACAAGGACCCATACTTCCCAAGAAACAAGATTCTTGTTGGATATAAAGGTGGATCATATTTGGAAACGGGATTTGTATATTCCCCATACGTTCCGCTGATAGTCACACCAACAATTTTCGCACCTGAAGATTTTACGCCAAGGCGTGGAGTGATGACAAGGTACGGAAAGAAGATGATTCGATCTGACTTCTATGGTGTTGTGAATGTCCTTGACATGAACATCATCTAAGGTTAAAATAAGGTCAAAATAACTTTGGGCCTCCTTTTGGGAGGCCCTTTGTTTTTCTGCAAAGTGCATCATGAACCATCAAAGGGTAAATGACTTTTTCATAAATGACTTTCACAAAGTCATCATCTCTGTTCTCAAGGGAACAATAGGGTGAATGACTACCACACAAGGGGTGAATGACAATTACATACTTAATTGTGTACAGTGGTCAATTGTGTTGTACAATAAAACTATGAAAGTTGTTTTATGGAAATTTGTAAAGATTGTGGAATTGAATTAAAAAACATACGAGCGCTTGTATTACATGTGAATAAACATCATCATGGATATGATTTATATGTACTCAACCATGATTACAATGGTGTAAGACCATTGTGCAAATGTGGATGTGGTCAAGAAACTCCTTGGAGTAAAAAGAAAAAGAAATACACTGAATATTCATATGGTCATATATTGCAAACACCATCAGTGAGGCCTAGGGCGTTAAAAGCTGCAGCAATTGCAATGAGTCGTCCTGAAGTTAGAGCAAAGAATTCTGAACGATTAAAGGAACGTTGGAAGAATGATGAAAAGTTCAGAGAACATCAAAAACAGATATCAAAAATGAATATGCAGAAAATGTTAGAACACAACAAAACTCCAGAAGCTCGGGCAGCATCTTCACAGAGAAAAAAGGATTTTTGGGCATCTGAAAAGGGTGAACAACTCAGAGAACAGATGAAATCTGATGAAATGAGACAGAAGATATCAGAGGCAACTCAGACTGCATTTACCCCTGAAGTTAAACAGAGAACATCTGATGGCGTGAAGAGAGCAATCATGAGTGGAAAGTTTACACCATCAACAAGTTGGAAAAATCTTGATAGAGGATACGTTGACAACATTTGGTGTGACAGTGGACTTGAGAAAAGATTTGTTGAGAAATGTAGAGAACTGAATATTGTTTGTGAAAGAACATCCAGATGTCACAGAGTACAGTATGGTGATGGAAAAATATACATTCCAGATTTCTATCTTCCAGAACACAATGCAATCATTGAATTGAAGGGAAGAATTGTTGACATTGATTATGAAAAATGGAAAGAGGCAGAAAAAGTGTTCGAACATTTCATTGTATTGAATAAAGATAATTACGCAAAATTTTTGGAGGTATTATGTCCCTCTACGTAAAGAAGACAGAGTTCTGTTGCAAGATTTGTGGTTGGCAAATGAAGGACACAGAGAGAGCAGGAAAAGCATTCTCAGATCATCTCAGACGTCAACACGGTTTGAGTTCTCAAGAGTACACTGTCAGACATCTCCATAATGGAGTGAGACCAACCTGTCCAGTCTGTGGCAGTGAGACACGATACCTCTCTTTTGGCTTTAGGAAATACTGCTCTGAGCACCAGAAGTGTGCAATGCAGGAGGGTGGCAGGGGTGAACTGAGTTCTCCAAATGGGGCTGCTGCCGCGACAATGATTATGGTCAAACCGATCACAGCAAAAGAAAAGATTCCCAAGACAACTGACCGGTCTTGGGAAGATCTGTACGCAGAATGGCAAACATTCATCAGGAAACAGCACAGGGGAACGTTCACCAAGGGTGACACACAATTCTCAGACTGCGGGAAGTGGGCATACAGACTGATTGACATCAGGAAGAATGTAGACAGGACAGAGTTGTCAAATCTGTACACTGCATTGGGCAACATTGGTTGCAGACTGACTGTGTACACCAGCGATGAATGGCGAGAAAAGGGTGACATCTGCAGACAACAGATTGGTCACATATTGGGTGAGAGCACAGTCAGGATTGGCGCACGACAGTGCCAGATTAGGCAGTTGACAACAGCTGAAAGACGTGATGTGTTCACCAAATATCACATTCAGGGTGACACTTCAGCAAAGGTTGCATATGGACTCATCAGTGGGGGTGAAATTGTTGGTGCTGTGAGCGGCAGAGTTCCAGTTCAGAAGAAGTGGGGACATGTTCTTGAGATTGCAAGGATGGTTTTCAAGAGTGGATATTCAGTCATGGGCGGCGCATCGAGGCTCATAAGGGCTCTTGAAGTGTGGGCCAAATTGAACTGCTTCAGTGGCGTCATTTCATATGCTGAGCTGCGTTATGGAACAGGTGGTGTGTACGGGAAGTGTGGGTACCAGAAGGTTGCTGTCACTGGGCAGAACTATTGGTATTCAGATGGAGTGAACAGGTATGACCGGTTTGCTTTCCGCGCCCATGATGGTAAGTCAGAAGCACAGTGTGCACTCGAGCATGGTGTTCATCCTGTTTGGGGAATTGGCAATGCTGTGTACCTGAAACTGTTCTGAGCAATAGCCACATACAGTTCTGTCAACAGGTCCAGAATGACCCAGAACAATTTTTTGTCAGCACACCATAGATATAACTGTATGCAGACTGACAAAGGTATTCAGGGGTTATTGAGGGAGATCAGGGATGTTCTCATTGATAAGGTTGATCAGGAGGAATTGGATGAGATCATCAGGAAGGTTGGCAACCGATGGGTTCTGTACACTAAGAAGAAGGATCCAAAAACAGGCAAACACAGGAGGTTGGGAACTCATACCTCAAAGAAGGGTGTAATTGATCAGGAATTGGCAATCAAGTATTCACAAGGACAGTGAACATGCTGTTGACTGAAGCAAAATTTGGTTTGAATGATCTCAAAAAGTTTGGTTACAAACTGTATGTTGAGGATAATTCAAATGGTGAGATCACAATCTATCTCATTGATGATGAGAATAGTACGCATGGCGTAATTGTGACAGAAGTGATTGGTTCATCAAAGAGCACAGTTCATGAAGTTGTTAGGGTTGCTGCAGATGGTGGTTGGGGTCCACTGATGTATGAGGCAGCAATGGCATACTTTTATCCACAATACATTAAACCATCTGGATACATGACTTCCACCTATGCGTCAGCAGTATGGGAAAAGTTTTTCAATAGAGATGATGTTGAAAAGTTGAAAATTGATTATGAAAGATTGGGTCCGAGAGCAGAATATCTGAATACTTTGTACAGAAAAAAGAACCCCATACTCAAGAACAGAATCGTTGACATATCTGAACATCCAGAATTCAATGTTGTTGATGAAATGTTCAGAGATGAAGTGAACCCAATCAAGGGTGATTATAAGAAATTCTTTGATAAAAAGTACAGTAAAGAAGTAAAAGCTGACAAAAGAGAATTTCATTGGAAAGAGAACATTCTGAACGTTGAAGATTTGTTGAAACATATTATCCACTGGAAAAACTTTGATACAATGTGGGTTGATGAAGATGACGCCAAATCTTTTTTGAAAGATCTTCAAAAATTGCAGAATGACATTGAAGATTTGGGTATTGCAAAAAGGATTGATATCAACAATTGTGAAATGATTATTGATGAATTGAGTGATGCAATTGAGATGGCATACAACACTGACAATGATAAAAATTTGAACAAATTGATCAAAGAATATGTTAAAGAACTGATTGAGGCTTTGAGAGATCTCATTTGGAACGTTAAAAATCTGCGTAAATAAAGTTTTGAACTCTTTAACCGCCATTTGTTACATTACTGATATCAGCTAATGCTGCTAAACAGGATGAAATCAGAAGGTAAAATTATGGCAAAGAAGTATATTCAGATCAACAAGAGTGCATCAATCAAGACCCGTTATGATCGTACGGGAAAGCTTAGGACTGAGACCGCCGGCAGGAATGCAGGTGTCAATGTTGCAGTGAGTACAAATGAGCGCAATGACAGCACAATGTTGTACGTTGACTTCCCAGATGGGAGTGTTGCTCAATTTGATGGTAGGTCAGCAAGAACACTCTTTAGGGTTCTCAGCAGACATTATGATGTGCAGGATAAATCACTCTAAAAATCAGTAAATAAAAAGTGTGCAGTTCAAGGGATCAGAAATGGTCCCTTGAGCTGTTTTTGTTGTACAATCTGTGCATGTTGAATGTTGAATTGTCATTGATTGAAGCAATTGATGTTGTAACTGTCCTATCACTCATCAGTGTTGAACAGTTTGAGAATGATAGGATACAGAACATAAAGAGTGTCATCAATCGCATCAGGTCTGCTGCAGGTGCTGATGACAGCATTGTGAAACAGTTTGATGTGTGGCGTAAACGTCAGGAAGAGATCATCAATTTGCGTAATCACAGTGCAGATTGAAGTGATAATATATCAAGTATGGATAGAGAACATTTGTGGCAATTATCTCACAAAGTTGTTGGTATGACAATTGCTCAAGCATTCAAATGTGTTGTGTCAACAGGATGCAAATTCAGGATATACAGATACAATGGTGAACAGAACATCATGAATGAAATGTCTGAATTCAACACAATTGTTGTATCTGTCAATGATGGAATAGTTAAAAAATCATGGGTAGGTTAATATGTCAGCATACACAGAGAATTTAGTTGAAGAGATCAAGAGACTTGAGAGCAAGATCAAACTGTTGAAAGAGAATGATGATCCCATAACAGATGAGGCTAATCTTCTGAATGTTTTACGAGAAAAATTGCAACAGGCAACCAACGCCCTGTCAGGAGGAGCACAATTGTTGAAGAGTTCTGTTGAACAGGGTCAACCTGTTCTGAAAGGATAAAATGATAGCAGATATAACTCAAACAGTCAGGGCAGCAAGACCAGCCCCCGCAGCGCCATTAACAATCATAGTTGAACAACCAATTGCTGGTACATTCACACAAGTGGGTCCACAACAACATGTTGTCAAAACTGAACCATATGTCAGGGTGAGTGCTCTTTCACAACAATTGCAGGAAATGATCAGAAGAGAACTTGAATTGATGACTGCTGGATATAGATGAGAGAACTGAAACTTGGCGATGTTGGCAGCGACGTAAGATTGTGGAAAGAATTTCTCATAACACTTGGCGGTCAATATGTCAATGTTGTTGTTGACGATACATTTGATGTGCAAACGCAACATGTTACACAATGTTTTCAGAGATCACTTGGCGTTGATCCAACAGGTGTTGTTGATCAGGTGACTGTTGGTTATGCTCTCTTGACAGGATATGATTGGTCAAGATTGCATGAAATTTTTGTTGATTAGTTAGCTTGCAGGAACGGGTGGAGAAACAATGACTGCAAAAAGAATTGTTACAGATCATAAAGAACTTGACAACATAGGTACACTGACACATGATCAGATTGATGTTGCTGTCAACAACACAGAGTGGATCATAACGTCAAGTTCAGTTGAACAACCTCCAAATGCAAGAAAATTGACAGCCGGAACTGGAATTCAGATTGATGATCATGGTCCAGGAGCAGAGCTCATCATATCTTCAACTGCATCCGGATCATCAGGTATTGATGAAAGTGTTCATGAAAGTTTGAATACACTTGCACACTATCCTGTGCAAAACGGTGTTGATGATGTTCAGTACAATACGTGGGGTGTTACAGACTACATTTTGTGGACAAATGGTTCAAGAAATGTCAAATTGCAGGATTACAAAATTACTTACAACAGTATTGGTTTGATATCACAATTGACTGGTAGCACATACAATTCTGATGGTACAGTGAAAACAAGATTATTGGAAACGCCAACATATGACAGTTTGAGAAGAATAGTTTCTATTGACAGGGTGAAAGTTGTGTAAATGCTGAATGTAATACAGATACAGATTAATGATTCTACCCCAAGAGTATTCACTGGACCTCAAACATATGATAGAGACAATGGTGGTGCACTTATAGTTCCAGCAGGATACAGTTTGCCAACTGGATCACTGATAAATGGTGAAGTTTTTTGGAACATCACAGAAAAGAAACTTTACAGATACAATTCAGGATCTCTGTCTTGGGAAGCATCTGGTGGAGCATATGCACCTGATGATGCACAGTATCTTGTTCTGTCTTCATCTGCAACATTGTCAAATGAAAGAATTGTTTCAATTGGAACAGGATTGATTGGTGTTGATGGTGGTCCTGGGTCTGCATTCAATTTCAGCATTGATGACAGCGTTGTTGCAACGTTGAGTGGATCTGCATTCAGTGGTCCTGTTGTGGCAAATGGTGGATTGAGTGGATCACTTCAGAAATTGTCTGATGGAACGAGTTACATTGTTGCTGGCACAAATGTGTCAGTGATTTCTTCATCAAATGGTCAGATCACAATCAGCACTCGGGATGCAGCAGACTTGAATGCCTCATATTTGGTGTTGAATGCAACCAGTTCACTCAATAATGAGCGAGTATTGACAATTGGAACAGGATTGAGTGGATCAGATGTTGGTGGAAATTATACAATCAGTATTGACAATAGCACCATTGCAACCATCTCAGGTTCAACATTCAGTGGTCCAGTAGTTGCATCAGGTGGATTGAGTGGATCATTACAGAAATTATCAAATGGAACATCATACCTTATTGCAGGTGCAAATGTAACAATTCAATCACAAAGTAATGGTCAGATTGTTATCAGTTCACAGGATGCATCAGATAAGAATGCATCGTATTTGGTGTTGAACACAACCAGTTCACTCAATAATGAACGTGCATTGACACTTGGTGTAGGTATCAGTGGATCAGATGGTGGTGCAAATGGAAATTATGTGCTCAACATTGACAATGGCGTTGTTGCAACGATCAGCGGTTCAACATTCACAGGTCCAGTTATTGCTTCTGGTGGTCTAACAGGTTCACTCCAAAAACTTTCATCTGGATTGAGCTATTTGGTTGCAGGTGGAAATGTTAACATTTTGTCACAAAGCAGTGGACAGATCACAATCAGTACAATCAATAGTGGAAGTGTGTTGGGACCGACAACATCAACTGACAATGCATTGGCAAGATATGATGGAACATCTGGAAAAATTATTCAGAATTCAACAGTTACACTCAGCGATTCTGGAAGTTTTCAGAATGTTTACACAATTGATTTCACACCAACAGATCCTGCAACTGTGCCAGATCTTGAAGGAAGGATATTCTATGACAGTCAAGATCATACGCTTGCAGTGAAGACAGACATCAGTGGGACAACACTTCAAGTTGGTCAAGAAATGTTTGTTCGTGTTCAGAACAAAACCAGTTCTTCAATTTTGAATGGTTCTGCTGTGTACATCAATGGTGCACAAGGAAATAGGCCAACAATTGCTCCTTCAATTGCAACTGACAGTTCATCAATAAAAGTCATTGGTCTGGCAACTGACAACATAGCAGTCGATGCTTATGGATACATCACAACCAGAGGAATTGTAAGAGATCTTGATACACACAGTTACACTGAAGGTGATATTCTGTATCTGTCAACAACAGTAAGTGGTGGACTTCAGAACACAAAGCCAATTGGAACTGCTGCTGTGGTTGAGATTGGAACAGTACTGAGAGCACACCCAACTCTTGGTATGATTCTTGTCAATTTGCAACCTCCACAACGATTGGCAGATCTGTATGATGTTGGTAACGATGGACCAACTTTTGGTGCATATCTCAGGGGCGATGGAGCGTTTTGGCAAAGTAGAGATTTCAATAGTGATGTCATTTCAGCAACAACTGGTAGTTTTGCTGACATCAATGTTCAATACGTTGTATTGGGTGTAACCAGTTCATTACCAAATGAGCGAGTTCTTACAATGGGAACTGGACTGAAATCTGTTGATGCTGGGGCAGGTGGAAATTATACACTCAGCATAAATGATGGTGTTGTTGCAACAATCAGCGGGTCAACTTTCAGCGGACCAGTAAAAGCTTCTGGAGGGTTATCAGGATCACTTCAAAAATTGGTTGATGGTACAAGTTATTTGGCTGCTGGCAATGGAATAACAATTAATTCTGGGTCATCCGGACAGGTAACAATTGCTGCCCTTATATGTGCACCAACAGGTGCTCAATATTTGACATTGGCAACAGATGCAACACTTTCAGCAGAACGTGTTCTCACAATGGGTACTGGACTCAAAGCAACAGACGCCGGCGCCAATGGAAATTATACTGTCAACATAAATGACAGTGTTGTTGCAACAATTTCAGGTTCAACATTCACAGGTCCAATCATTGCAAATGGCGGACTCAGCGGATCACTTCAGAAGTTATCAAATGGTTTGAGTTATCTTGTGGCTGGAACAAACGTCACAATTGTGTCGCAAAGTAGTGGACAAATTGTGATCAATTCAACTGCAACAGGAACTGGAGGCGGAGATTCGGCTGCATCGTATTTGGTGTTGAATACAACCAGCTCACTCAGTAATGAACGTGTTCTTACGTTGGGTACAGGCCTCAGTGGATCAGATGGTGGCGCAAATGGAAATTATACATTTGGTATCAATGATGCTGTTGTTGCAACGTTGAGTGGATCAACATTCAGTGGTCCAGTGATAACTTCTGGTGGTTTGACAGGTTCACTTCAGAAACTGCCAAATGGAACAAGCTATCTTGTTGCTGGAAATAATATCACAATAGTTTCAGGTTCCGGAACAAATGGTCAGATTACAATCACGGGAGCAACACAAGCACCAGTTAGTGCTCAATATCTCACTCTTGCTACAGATACAACTCTGACTGCTGAACGAGTGCTCACAATGGGAACTGGATTGAAATCTGTTGATGCAGGAGCAGGTGGAAACTATACACTCAACATTGACAACGGAATTGTCGCAACAGTTTCTGGAACAAATTTTAGTGGTCCAGTGGTTGCCACTGGGGGTTTGAGTGGATCACTTCAAAAGTTGTCAAATGGTTTGAGTTATCTTGCAGCAGGAACAAATGTAACGATAGCATCACAAAGTAATGGACAAATTATTGTTAGTGCAACAACACAGGCACCTACAAATGCTCAATATTTGACATTGGCAACAGATGCAACACTTTCAGCAGAACGTGTTCTCACAATGGGTACTGGAATTTCTGGATCAGATGCAGGCGCAAATGGCAATTATACAATTGCCATAAACAATGGTGTTGTTGCAACAATCAGTGGTTCAACTTTCAGTGGACCTGTTATTGCTGGCGGTGGTTTAACAGGATCACTCCAAAAATTGTCATCTGGATTAAGCTATTTGGCTGCAGGTGCAAATGTAACAATCGTTTCACAAAGCAATGGTCAAATTGTTATTAGTTCAACTGCAACAGGAACTGGGGGTGGTGATGCTGCAGCATCATATCTTGTTCTGAGTACGACTAGCTCACTCAGTAACGAGAGAGCCTTGACACTTGGTACAGGTCTCAGTGGTTCTGATGGCGGAGCCAATGGAAATTATACAATTGCAATTAACAATGGCGTTGTTGCAACGATCAGCGGTTCAACATTCACAGGTCCAGTTATTGCTTCCAATGGATTGAGTGGATCACTTCAAAAGTTGTCAAATGGTTTGAGTTATTTGACACCATCTGGTAGCATTTCAATCACATCACAAAGTAGTGGTCAAGTTTCAATTTTTGCGCCAAAAAGATTGTTAGCTGTCGAATTCTGTTTAACAGAAAACGTGAACAACTGTGAAAAGTATTTTTATGTGTGGAGAACAAATTCAGCTGCAACTGATTCTGAAAGATCTGGAAATAATGGTGGACTTCAGAATGCAAACAGTTGTTCACCATATCAGGTGCCATTTGATTGCACAATAAAGAAGGCAGTGTTAACACTCAAGGGTGCAGGAGTTCAGAATGGTTCTGTGTCATATCCAGTAACGTATCAGACTGATCTGTTTGATATTGGTTTCTATTCAGAAACAAAAATTGCAGATATTGATTTTACTGACATAAATTCAGGTGTACAAACATATTCTCCTGGTAATACAGATTATAAGGGTTCAACAAATTTGAATGTTACTGCATCTTTGGGTCAAATGTTGGGACTCAAATTCATAAATGGTAGTGCTGCAAATCTTGTTGGTCAGTCAAGAAATGCATTTGTTACATTAGTTATTGAGGAAACATGACGTGTTATAAGCAGGAAGTATTCTTAAACAATGATGGTGATATCACAATAGGTGATATGATAATTCCATCAAAAGGGAGTGTACAAATTTGGGATAATTTGACGTTGATTGATGACGTTCTTTACAATTTTACAGAATGTAAAGATAACATAGCAAAATTTAATGAATATATTGGTACCGGTCAATTGACATTGAGTGATGGAACTGAAAAGACTGTTCAGGAAGCATTCAATATATTTGACAAAATGTTGTGTACTTATAATTGTTCTTTAATGGTTCTCGAACAATTACAAATACAAGATTTTAGATGGAGTTAAGATATGGCAATTACACTTTCAACAACAGCGAGAAACGCAGCTAACGATGCGGTAACAGCATTAGCTAATGGTGGGCATCTAGTAATTTTAGCTGGAGCTACAGTACTTTGTACAATAAACTTATCTGCTACAGCATTTGCTGCATCAACAACTGGCTCTGCTAGTGCTAATGGTTTACCACTTTCTGGAACGGCATCAAATTCAGGAACTGCTGATTCATATAGAGTTGAAACATCTGGATCAACTTCTTTATGGACAGGTACTGTTGGTGTAGGCTCTGGAGATTTACAGCTTTCAAGTTTATCAATTAGTTCGGGTCAGACAGTTACAGTAAATTCATGGGCGCACGCACAACCAGCATAATAATATAGGATAGGTTCATATAATATGTCTAATGCTTTTCGCATCAGTGGCGAACAGGACGTGTTACAATTAGCGACACGTACCAGTGCTTATCCAGCAACATTTATTGGCTGGGTAAAAATGAGAGCTGATAGAAATGCATATTCGGCAATATTTACAATAGAAGAAGGCGATGGACATTCGACATCATATAATGAGTTAATTACAGATAGCGACGGCACTACTCTTGTTGTTTATGATACAAACGATATATGTGGAACTGTAGGGACATTAACTCAAGATGTTTGGTACAAGTTAGCTTGGGTTGTTGGTAATGGGACATTTTCTGTTTATTGGGGCACTGAAGGTACTGCCGGATTAACTTTAGCAACATCTGGATCAATTCAAAATGTCACTACTGTTGATTATAACGGAATAGGATCATCAAACTATGCTTCAACTGAATGGTTTAATGGTTGTTTTAGTGGAGTTCGTGTTTGGACAGACACATTAACAAAAGAAGAAATTGAAGCCGAATTTACAAGCGCCACACCAGTTAAAACAACCAACCTATTAGGTGCGTGGTTACCTCCTACAGTTACGGTCGATACAATATTAACGGCCATATCAGGCTCTAATTTAATAGACGGAGTTGGCGGAGGAACACCAGATTATACCATTGAAGATGGTCCAACACTAGATCCATCAACCCAGCAAGCTCCAATTAATTGGCTTACATCAATGCCTCATATTTCTAGAGGAAAGCCAATTTATGGTACAGATGTTCCAAGCAGAATGAATGATGGTGTATATGGATATGTAGATACACCTGGGGCATGGACTTGTACTGCTGGATCTTGGATTGCAATAAACTTAGGATCTGGACCAACTCAAATATTAGTAGCAATATCCAATGATCATGATAGTGCAGGTAGGTGGGTAACTACAGGTTTTAATAAGTACAGATTTCAAGTTTCATCAGATTCTACTAATGGAACAGATGGAACATGGACCACTTCCGTAACGGTTACTGATAACTCTGCTATATGTCGTGAACATTTAATTAATTTTACTGGATATTCATGGATAAAGTTAATTGTTGATGAGGCCACTGGTGGACAGCTAGATGAACTTGACGTTTGGGACGCGACTAATGGTACTCCGGATACATTTGTATTTATCGGTGATTCTTTAACAGATAGTGCGATACGAAGATTTGAATATTCTGGTGGAGGTTTACAGCCTTCATTTCAAGAAAATGTTTTATCAAATAATCCTGGACATTACCCATTACAAGTAAACTGTGGATATGCAGGAATGGGTGCCTCATATTGGCAGACTACAATATCAACAGCCTTAGCGTTATATCCAGACTGTAAATATTGGTGTTTAGATATTGGTATGAATGATGGCGCCTCAATGCCATCACAAATATCTTCATTCGTAGCATCAATGTCTGCAATTGTTGAAGCGATATTGGCTGCTGGCAAAATTCCAATTATTGCTAGAACGACATGGACTGGAGCCACTGGATATGGCGGAGGAGATTATAATACATGTGGTTTAAGATATCTTAATGATTATGGTATTGACGTTGTAGCGAATAATTATTCTATTAGAAAAGGCCCAGATTTATATAAATTATTTTATGACAATAGTGCTACATATAATGTAACTACCGATCCCCACCCAAATGAAACCGGATATAAAGCATGGACAAAAGCTTGGGCAGATTCTCTTGGTATTGGGCCGATAGTAGCGAATATATCAGAAACTAATTCCAAACAAACTGACGCAATATATTCTGGACAAACACCAATATCAGCCACTGGTAACGAATCAACATCAAGTCAAACGGATGCTATATCAGCAAGCATAAGTACGCCAGCGTCATCATCAAAAGCGGCAGTATTTAATAGCAATTCTGGTATTTGTTCTACAGGTAGGCCGCTTACATATTTTGCAATATGTAGATGGGTAAAATTTACATCATTGTCTGAAAACTATTACAGGGCGCCATTTCAATGGCGAGGTTCTGCTGCATCTGTAACTGATTATATCAGTGGTGGCGGATCTTATAGTCCTGAAGGCTCTGCCCTTCCAGCCAACGTATTAGACATACCCATGTCAAATAACACATGGATATTCATTGCGTATGTTTGGAACGGCACTGCATTTACAATATATACAGCGCATGAAGGTGATACTAGCCTAACAACACATACTACTGCAACTGCTGCAAGTAATCCTAATACATGGACAACATTCCAACCAGTATTAGGAATGAGATATTATGGTGTAACTGGTGATTGTGCGTTAAATATGCAATTAGCGCATGTTAGAATATTTACCAGATCTTCTGGAGCATATACTGCAGAAGAAATATTCAGCGAAGCAATGTCAAATACTCCTGTGATGACATCTGGTGTATTGTGTGCATTTGAATTTGATAACAAATTAACTGATTCTGGACCGTCAGGTTTAACGTTAACAAACAATGGACTTGCTTTGCCATCAACTTATGTTGATGGGCCAACTTTATCATCAGGGACAGCGACACCAGATCCAGTAACTGTAACAATTTCAGAATCAACACAAAAACAGACAGATGAAATAAATGTAGCGTTATCATATCAAACACTCACAGCGACAATTTCAGAAACAACGCAGAAACAATCTGATGTAATCGTCTCAATAGTAACAAATCCAATAATAACAGCAACGTTATCTGAGACAACACAAAAACAGACAGACACTATTTCAACATCAATTTCATATCAAGCAATCACAGCAACAATTTCAGAATCAACACAAAAACAGACTGATGCAATCATTGTGGGTTCTTCGGAACTTACCATGTACACTTATCAACTTGATGAATTGCCATTTAAACGTTTTGATGTGAACAGATTTAAGGCGGATATAGCCTATTCAAGTATAACCAGCAATATGACATCAGTTTCAATTGTTAATGGCACAATAACATTACTGTTTGATAATCAGTTGTCAAAAAAGGAAGAAAAAATTCTTAGACAATTTATGATGAATCATACAGGTAAATCTCTGTTTGGAGATCAAACGCCATTGATTGATCAGACAATTCAAAATATTGTAAACAATTTTACTGCAACAAATTTACAATCAGCAAGTGTCATTAAATTTGGCTGTACTGCTGACAGCACATTGACCGGAATTGATAGCACAGTTTTTTCAGATGGAAGATCAAAACTGATCATTAATGATTCAGAATTTACATTGACAATTCAGAATAATAGTGCATTGAGCAATGCAGAAAATTGTTTCATAACAAGTGATGACGCGGATGTTGAACTGTCACCTGGTTATGCTGCAATTGTTTGGTATGATGAAAAATTGACAAAAATAAGAATATGGGATATACGTTGATTATGCAAAATGTTCATCAACATTATAAGCGTAACCACCAAATTGTTGATCAGAATGTGTACAAAGAACAATTGGGTTCTGTTGGAAACATTCTGATAATGTCAGTTGACGGAGAGTACATCAGGGACAATATTGATGTTGATTTTCTTATGGGCGGAAATCCAGGACCATACAAATATGTTCCAAATAATGAAGTTTGGATAGAATACAATTTGTCAGCAATTGATACAATGTCAATTCTACTTCATGAGCTGATTGAAATGTATCATATGAAATCTGGACATATGACCTACAATAGAGCACACAAATTGGCAGATCAATTTGAAGAACAGTTGAGAAATGTTTATGCAAATTCTGATATCAGCAAGAGTGAAGGGATTGAAATTGTTGAAAAATTTGTTGAAGCAGAAGGATTGATATCAAAATGAGTTTTCAACAGCTGAGAAATGTTGATTTTGGAAAAAACAGAGCAAATGCAACAGGATCAAGTGGTGTTGGTTATACTCTGCTTGGGGACGATGGTTCTGTTGCGCAAGCAAGAACAACTACAGGAGTATATCAATTGTTGCCTGATAGTGGATTGTATGCATGTAATATTACGTTTCCTGACAATTGGCATGGTCAAATTGTTTGGGACACTGGAAGTGTATACACAACAACATATGCACTTGAACAGTACAATTATGAAGAGAACAATCCAAACAGCGATTTAACATTACAAATTGTACAAAATATTACCGGATCAGTGCAATTGATTAGGGATGTCACATGTGGAAGATGGAAGATTGTTGGAAATCAAATGATCTTTTATGCAGAAGACAATTTGACTGAAGTTTTACGTTTCAATCTGTATGATGACACAATGGCACCAACAATGGACAGTGTCTTTGAGAGGGTTAAGGTTTGATTGGTAATAGAATTGTAACAAGAGGAATGGGAAGAAGTCTGGGGGTACCTGGGAGGTCAGGAATGGTAACTCAGGGTTATGGTGGACTGGCACAAATTATCATAAATGTTGCATCTGAAATTGTGCGAAAAGGCATAACGTATGGACGCAGTGCAACAAGAAAAGTTATTGAAGAATTTGAAACAATATTTGTGAGTGCAAAATTGATTGAGGTTAACAATTCTGTTCCAAAAAAATTAATCAAGGGTGAAATTGTTGTCAAGATGAAACGTAATGATGGAATTGTTGCAATTGCAAACTTTGTGAATTCAATTGTTGTTGAGACAGCAATGAGAGTCAAGATAGCCATTAAGAGAATATTTGGGAGATAATTAGCAACAAATGGAAAATTTAACTGAAGCGCTGAATTTGGATGTTGAAGAGCAGAATGAACTCTTGTTCAAGGTTGTTGTTGAGGGTGCAGAACAAGCACCAGCAAGCATTCGTTTGATTTGTGAAAATACAGATGGAATGTCATATATGTTCAAAGGAACGCCAATCAATGGTGAGGGTGTAATATCATTCAATCTTCCGCCAATGGTTGGAAAATTGAAAGAGGGAACATATGATGGCAAAGTTGAAGTGTTGATTGAGAATAAATGTTTCACTCCCGTTCAATTCAAAATGAATTTTAAGAAGACAGTCAAAGTTGTTGCTGAGGCAGTTGTTCCTGTGCAAAATAGAAAACAGGAATTGAAAATTTCTGCACAACCAATTGTGAAAGTTGTTGACAGACAACATAAGCCTGATGTCAGGATTGCAACAAAGAATGATGTTGTTGACATAACAAAAAAGATACTTGGCAAAAAATGATCGCATGATTTCATTCGATATTTAAGATCGTGCCAAAGTTTATCGAAACAATCAACCCAACGCCATTTCAATTTTTTGATGCAGATCAATCATTTCAGCTTGATGCTGATGGAATGGTACTGTTTGTGAAAAGAAAGTTGGGTGATGACGTACTGAGTGTTGAACTGTCAAATAAAGAAATTTGGTCATGTTTTGAAGAGGCAACATGTGAATATAGTCGTCTCATTCATGAAATGAAAATTCAATCAGAACTTGTCAATGTATTGGGGCTCCCAACTGGCAGCACAAATTTGACAAATATGTACCCACGCCAATCACTCGAATATCTCATAAGAATGGCTGAACCATATGCAAATGAGTCATTCGTAGGAGGAACTCAAAATCCAGTTATTGGAGCAATTAATCTTGAATGGGGTCGTCAAGATTATGATCTGTACAATGAATTGAAACATACAAGTGGAAGTTTGACAGGCACACTCGTTTGGGATACAATTCCCGATGAGAGAAAAACAAAATATAAGATTGTAGAGATATTTCATTTTGAACCAACAGCAGCACAACAGACATTATTGAATGCGTCAAATATAACAAACTTCCTTGCAACGAATTTCAATTATGAATCATATGTCAACAGCACAGTGTTCTATGTATTGCCGGTTTTTGAAGATGTGCTCAGGAGAGGAATGCTCGAGTCAGCTTTCAGGGTGAGAAGATCACATTATAGTTATGAATTGCAAGGAAGTAAACTCAGAATATATCCAGTTCCAACAGCTGAATATCAATTGGGCAAATTGTTTGTCAAAATAATTGATCGACAAACTGATGTTCTTGGATCTCAATTTGGTGCAAGTGGTAGTGTTGGTGATGCATCAGTTTATGGAATATCAGGTCCATCAAATGTTCCACTTGACAATATTCCTTACACAACAATAACACAACCTGGAAGACAATGGATTAGACAATATACACTTGCATTGTGTAAAGAATTGCTTGGTCTCATCAGATCAAAATATGACAGTATTCCAATACCAAATGGTGACGTCAAATTGAATGGTGATACATTGAGATCAGATGGTAGAGATGATCAAAAATTGTTGAAAGAACAGATGAAGGCGTGGCTTGAAAATTTGACAAATCAGAAACTTCAAGAACAGCAAGCATTATTGGCAGAGAGTGTCAACAAACAGTTGAAATATGTCCCAATGCCATTGGGCAAAGCAATATTCATAGGTTAATATGTCAAGACTTTATGTTTCAGGTAGAGATCTAAATTTCATTTCTGACATTTCAAAAGAAATTGTTAAGGATGTGATTGGTCAACAGATCATTCTGTATCCAATTTCAGAATTGAAAACATTAACACATGATGTTTATGGTGAAGCTGTCAAAAAGATATTTGACAAGCCAATTGCTCTTGATGCAATTGTTGATGCACAACTTGAAATTGAGAACCAAACAACTGGATTTGGTTTTGACAAGAAGTACAAAGTTGAACTCTTTCTTCACAGCAGAGATCTCATTCACAAAGGTATCAATGTGAACGTTGGTGATTTTTTCAAATATAGTAATGTATTTTTTGAGATAACACAAGTTCAGAGTTTGACAAAAGTGTTTGGTATCCCAGAACAATCAAATGGAATAAAAGTGACAGCAACCAATGCTCGTCAAGGTCAAATTGATGAATTGATGCGTGGACCAACTGACATCAAGTATGCAGATGAGGATGCAGTTCAGGATACATTTGTTCAACAACATGGTGATGAGGATGATGACAAGAGAGATCTTGTTGACCATGGTGTTATTGAAAGAATTGACAATGCAAGAGAGGTATCACCAAGAGGTGGACAATTTGACAATTCAAACAATGGATCATCATTCTATGGAGATGATTAATGACCAACAGATTTGATGCAAAGCCAACAAAGAATTTTGGTGTCAATCCACTTCCAACTGGATATGATGGCAAAAGTACAGATTATGTAATCCCATCATCCGGAATTGAGGATGTTGATAGGGCACTATTCAATCACATAAAGACCGGATTGCCATTACAGGTTTCAATGTCAGCAAAGAATGTTGGTGATCTGAAAACAGTCCCAGTGATATTTGTTGGTGGAGAAAAGTGGGCACTTTCAAAACGTCATGTTCCTCACAGAGATGCCTCAGGTGCCATAATCATACCTGCAATCTCAGTGTCAAGAACACAAATTTCACAAGACATTTCTGATATAACAACCCGTGGTATCAATCAACAGACCGGTGAGATTGTCATCAAGAGAAGACTTGATAAAATGGATAGAGGTTACCAAAATCTCATCAATAAGTTTTTTCTGGGTCAACAGAGTGACACTGCAGTGCCACTTTTGAATTCTATTGATGGTCAACTTGCAACAGATAGAGTTGTTGGGCAGAACGTGTCTGATCCGAATGTGTATGATGGAGCAACGTTGAAACCCACATTGAAGAATAACATATATGAATTCATTGTATTACCATCACCACAATTCTGTACGTTGAAGTATGAAATTACTTTTTGGGCACAATATCAGATTCAGATGAACCAAATGATTGAGTGTCTCATATCATCATTTCTTCAGCAAGGCAATTGTTGGAAATTGACGACTGATAAAGGATATTGGTTCATTGCTTCAGTTGAAGCAAATCAGTACACACCTGATACTAATGCAGATGACATATCAACAGAAGAAAAGTACATAAAGTACAAATTCAATGTGAATATCCCGGCATTCATATTTGCAACATCAACTCCCGGTGCACCAATTCCTGTTAGGAGGTATGTTTCAAGTCCTGATGTACACTTTTCTCTGTACACTGATGTACAAATTGATGACAATGTTGTTTCAACTGGAGAACTTTTAGGAACAGATGATCCAACATTACCATTGAGTTTGCAACAGAACAGGAGAGATGATCAGCGATATGATGGCACAACAATGTTGAACAGAGTTGAGACAAATGATCCTGCTCTAGGACAATTGAACAGAGGTGAAAAACCTCAAAAGTATAAAAGAGTTCAGTATTATGACAACAATTTGGGAAAAGTTGTGTCAAGAATGATCAGAATAACTGCAGGTGATGTTGGTGAGACATCATATCATGGCATCATTTCAATTGATGACAATTTAATCATTGACGAATAATTTGTTAGTTTTCTTTCTTCTGGGAGGCATGATACTTAAGATTTGCTAACTAGGAATTTAAGGAAACCTGATAATGGCTGAGCAAATATACAAATCACCAAATTACTATGATCGTGAAATTGATCTCTCTTCTCCTTCTCCAACGGGTCCCGTTGGAACACCTGCAACAGTTGTTGGCACCTCAAACAAGGGCCCAGCATTTGTTCCTGTGACTGTTGGAAATGTTGATGAATTTTATCAAGTTTTTGGAAGTCTTGACAACAAAAAATTTGGTCCATATGCTGCAAATGAATTTTTGAAGAACAGAAATTCTTTAACATATGTTAAGGTACTTGGTGCTGGCAGTGCAGCAACAGATGAGGATGTATTGCAAACACAGGTTTCTGGTAGAGTAAAGAATGCTGGTTTCAAATTGCAAGGTGTCAGTGCGCCAAATGATGTTCAGGGTCGTCATTCACAAGCTGTCCAATTTCTTGTTGCAACTCACACAGTGACAGCAAATGAAGCACTCGGCATGCCAATTTTCACAGATAATGATTCATACACTGGATCAACAGCAAATCTTGTTAGGGCAGCAATCTTTTCAACAAATACATCAAGAGTGATGATATTTGATGGCAATGAAAATTTGGCAGGTAAGTTCACAGCAACGGGACCTGATGACACTGCAATAACAGATGCAAATGGTAAATTCAAAATTGTGATATCATCTTCACTTGGATCAACATACAGCAATTCAGATGGTATTCCTGGCATCAGGGTTTTGACAGCATCATTTGATCCAACTGCAACAGACTATGTTGGGAAAATTCTGAACACAGATCCAGAAAAATTCTATGATGAACAACACTGTTTATATCTTGATTTCCCAGTTGACAATGAATTGGCATCAACCACGTCAGCAGCTGTTTCAATTCTTTCTGGAACAATGGCAACATCATCAAATTCAGGTGAAACCACAACAACAATGAGAGAAGCATTTGGCGCATATGACACAAGATTCAGAGCTCCAGCAACTTCAATGATCATTTCACAACCTTTTGGAAACACTGAATATGATCTGTTCAGCTTTGAATCACTTGATGATGGTGCATATGCAAACAATCTTTACAAAATTTCAATAACAAATCTTAAAGCATCAACAGATGATGCAAATCCTTATGGAACATTCTCTGTTCAGATCAGGGACATCAATGATACAGATGTTAATCCAATTGTTCTTGAACAGTTCAACAATTGTAGCATTGATCCAACGTCAGCAAACTATATTGCAAAACTGATTGGTGACAGAAAAGTTTGGTTCAATTTTGACACAACGCTTCAGGATGAGCGTAGTGTCATTTCAAATGGAAGATATCTGAATGTATCAAAATTGGTCAGAGTTGTTGTTACAGATGCAGTTGAGAGAAAAATTGTCCCAGAAAGAGCCCTTCCATTTGGTTTTAAGGGTATCAATGTTCTGAAAACAAATGACAATCTTGATAACACAAATCCTGCAACTGTAAGAATATCAGGAATTTCAGCATCACTTGGACACACTGCAGCAATTGTTCCACCACTTCCTTTCAGATACAAGGTTACAAAGGGAGACACAAGTGGCGCAGCATTTGCAGGAGCACCTGGTATTGCTGAGTTGGCAAGTACTCAATTCTATTGGGGAGTTAAGTTTGAGAGGAACACAGATCCACTTGATGCAAACCTGAGTTCAGAAAAGAATGCAATCATTGGAGCATATTCAAAATTCCAAGGAATTCAAAAATTGGATGTTTTGGTAACCGGTTCAGGTGCAGATACGTTCAATAACAACAAATTTACACTTGCTAAGGTTGCTTTCTCAAATACACAACTTCCTCTCACAGGAACAATAAATGATCATATGCGTGAAGCAGCATACATCAGAAATGGTGATTATGATAAGAGTGATTATACGATAACAGATGTTCTTGGAAAGAGAGTTACGCTTGCAACATTGTTGACGCAGGGCGCAGCATATGATTTCAATAAATTTTCACCATATGCAAAGTTTACAACTATCATGTTTGGTGGATATGATGGTGTCAATATTCTGAACAAGAATGATGCAAGATTGAATGACAGATCAACATCATTTGATGCCGGTGGTTCAGCAGAGACAACATTCATCACACCTGGTTTCACAACTGCACAGGCAGGTGTTGAGACAGAAAATAGCGCAGTGAATTCATACATAACTGCAATTGACATTTCAACAGATCAGATGATGACAAATGCTAATCTGTTCTCAATGCCAGGAATTAGGGAAACATACATAACTGATTATGCATTGGGTAAGGTTAGAGATTATGGTTTGGCATACTATGTGATGGATATTCCATCATATGATGATGATGGCACAAGACTTTTTGATGACAGCACAGGACGTCCATCAGTTGACAAAACATCTGAAGCTCTTGACGCAAGAGTTATTGACAACAATTATGCAGGAACATATTTTCCAAATGTGTTCATTGATGATCAAGTGAACAGAAGAAGAGTGAAGGTGCCATCATCTGTGGCAGCTTTGGCAGCAATCAGTTTCAACGATCGTGTTGCATATCCTTGGTTTGCACCAGCAGGTTTCAACAGAGCATCACTTGACATGGTGAAGAATGTTGAGATCAGGTTGAGCTCTGACGCAAGAGACAGATTGTATGATGGATCAAGAATAAATCCAATTGCAACATTCCCAAAGCTTGGTTATGTGATCTATGGACAGAAAACGTTGCAAATTGCAACAACAGCACTCTCAAGTGTTAATGTCAGAAGATTGCTTCTTGAGGTTAAGAGGATTGCAATTGAGAATGCAAGAACTCTTGTATTTGAGCAGAATGATGTTGAAACAAGAAATAGATTCACTTCTGATATGAATTTGAAACTTGGAATGATCAAAACTCAATATGGTATAGAGAAGTTTAAGGTCATTTGTAATGAAACAAACAATACTCAGAGTGACATTGATCTGAACAGAATGAATGGTAAGATTATCATCACTCCAACCAAGTCAATTGAGATCATAGCAATAGACTTCATTGTCACATCAAGTGGTGTTCAATTTGTTTGATGCACACGATAATCACCGATCATAGATAGTTAAAAGGTAAGTTTAGGAGTAAAGATGACACAACTCAAATTTGGTTCAGCTGGTATACAAGCAAAAGAAATTGATCAGTCTGCACCTGTGCAGCAAGCACCTGTCGGTGTTCCGGCCGGTGTGATTGGCACATCCTTGAAAGGTCCTGCATTTGTACCAGTTACAGTTGGAAATATTGGTGACTTTTATGCAAAGTTTGGTACAACTGATGGTGAAAAGTTTGGACCACTTGCAATGACAGAATGGATGAGAAATGCAAAGGCAGGAACATATATACGTGTTCTTGGCACTGGTGATGGTAAAAAGAGAGCAGCAGATGGTAGTGTAAATTCAGCTGGTTTTACAGTTGGTGAAAAACAACCTGATCCTGATACACAATTGCTGTCATCAAATCAGTATGCAAACAATGGTGGTGTAAATGGCAGATTGTACTTTTTGGGTGCATTCATGTCAGAGAGTTTGGGATCAACTGTATTGAGTTCTGCAGGATTGCAGAAGTCAGCTGCTTCCGCACCAATCATCAGGGGTGTACTGATGGCTGCATCAGGTGTTATCATAAGTCTTGCAACCAGTTCATTGCCATCATTACCAACATCAACATTGATTGCTAATCCTGCAACATCAAAGGGTGCTTCTCTTGGAGATGTTACACTCCTTGATGGAACAACTGCAAAACAGGAGTTTTGTATCTATCTGAATGGACACAAGGGAACTGATGCACAATATCCAAATGTCATCAGCGCTTCATTTGATGTGACAGCTCCAAATTACATTTCAAATGTTTTGAACACTGATCCATACAAATTGCAGGAAGCTGGATACTATTTGTATGGAAGTTATGATATCTACCCAGCATTGGCAACAGTGACTGGATCAGGTTTGATTACACCTGCTTTTGGTGCAGGAGCTCAGGGATCTGGTAAAGAACCTGCTGCATTCATTCTTTCAGGATCACAAGCTTACAACGTTGGCAGCGCAACTGCACCAAATTATGAAGCTTGGACTGACAGATACAGTGGTGCAAAAACTCCATGGATCATTTCACAACGTTTTGGTGGGAAGCCAACAAATCTGTTCAGACTTCACACTGTTGATGATGGTGCAGTTGTCAGGGCAGGTTTCAAGGTATCAGTTGAGAACATAGTCAAGTCAACTGATTTGCAGAATAAATTCTGTTCATTTGATGTTGTTCTGAGAGATTGGAATGATAATGATAGGGCACAATTACCTCTTGAAGCATTCAGGGGTGTGAACCTTGATCCTTCATCTGACAGATACATTGCAAAGATTATTGGTGATCTGAACACATATTTTGATTGGGACAGAACAGAGAATTCTCAGGCAATTGTTGTTGATGGAAATTATGCAAATCTTTCAAACCTTGTGAGAGTCGAGGTGTCAACTGAAGTTGAAGAGATGTCAGTTGATCCAACTGCAATCCCAATGGGTTTCAGAGGAATTGCACACTTGATGACATCAGGTTCTGCACCACTTGCTGCATTCACACCAAGCGCACTCACATCAACGTCAGTGTTGAAGAGTGCAACTGAAATTCCACTTCCATTCAGACTTGACATAACACAAGGTGTCAACTCAAAGAAGAGTGCTGATCCTCAACTGTATTGGGGCGTTCAATTTGAGCACAAAACGAGTCTAACAACTCCAAACGCCAGCACAATGAAGGATGCGTCAATTCAGACATTGAGTTCGTTCTTCCCAGGACATCTTACAGGAGTTCAACCAATGTCTGTGTGGGACAATTGGGATGAGCCTGATACTGCAGCAAATGGTATTGTTGATGCTGACAGATATAACAGGAACTTGTTTACTCTTGAGAATATACGGGTTGTTACCGGTTCAACAGGAATTGCAGACTACACCAAATGGTCAAATGCAACATATGTTAGGGATGGAAACATAACAATTGATGATGTTGCAAAAACAAGAGCACTCACTGCTGATGATTTCACAACTGCAAACAGAAAATATCTCAAGTTCTCTTGCATCATGAATGGTGGATTTGATGGTGTCAACATTTTTGATAGGGATGAAGCAATATTGTCTGACAATGCAGCAAGGGGTGACATGTCTGATACGCAGAGAGGCCTTATCAATGGGCCAACTGTGAAAGCATACACAAAAGCAATTGATATCATGAAGAATACAACAAATGTTGACATTCAATTGTTGGCTGTGCCTGGTATCAGAGAACCTGCAATCACAAACGCTGCAATCAATGCAGTTGTTGACAGATTTGATGCATTGTACATAATGGATCTTGAGCAGAAGGATAACGTTGATGAACATGTTACGTCAACAGTACAGAGTGTTTCAGTGACGAATACAATCAATCAGTTCACAAACAGACTGATTGACAGCTCATTTGTTGCTGCATACTTCCCAGATGTTGTTATGCTTGATCCAACAACTGGGACAAATGTTAGTGTTCCTCCATCGGTTGCAGTGTTTGGCGCACTTGCAAAGAATGATGCAGTTGGACATCCATGGTTTGCTCCTGCAGGCTTCACCAGGGGTGCTCTTGACACAGTTCAGGAGACCAAGGTTAAACTGTCAAAGAATAATCTGGATGCACTCTATGATGCAGCAATCAATCCCCTGACAGCATTCCCTGGAACAGCAGTTGGTGGAACAAATCCAACGGGTGGTTGTGTTATTTGGGGTCAGAAGACACTGTTGCAGTCAGCTTCTGCTCTTGACAGAGTGAATGTCAGAAGACTTCTCATCACATTGAGGAGAGAGATTAGGGACATTGCTCAACAGATCATTTTTGAGCCAAACAGGGAAGCAACACTTGCCAAGTTCTCAGGATTGGTTACACCAAGAGTTCAGAGAATTCAAAAACTCAGAGGTATTGATAGGTTCAAAGTTGTCATTGACAGCAGCACAACAACACAAGCTGATGTTGAGAACAATACAATCAGGGGCAAGATTTACGTTCAACCAACAAAATCTGTTGAATTTGTTTCACTTGACTTCGTTGTGTCAAACAACATTCAGGAATAATGTGACAGTGTGATTAGAAAACAGTGTGCTCAAGAATTTTTTGGGCACACTTTCTATTTAGTGTACAGGAAACAGTGTTATGAAAATTAAAGTATCAGAATTGAAGAAGATTATCAAAGAAGAAGCAGCCATTGCACACAAGGCAAAGGTTCTCAAAGAGGTTCGACAACTGATTGAGTCACTTGATTTGGATAAAATGATCATGAGTGCAGTCTGGAATGATCCTCAGCTGATGACAGCTCTCAAACAGGTCGTCATGACAAATGATGAAGCAAGAAAAGATGTTGCTGATGCACTCAGGGATGCACTCCTTGGTGTTGTTGAAGAATACAAACAGGACTCAGAATAATCAGTATGAGTGGACCTCTTGACAGAATAGCGTTTGCAAATGATCGTCAAGATGATTTGCGGGATACTGAGGAAAACAACCCATCAGAACAATCTCTTTTTGATAACTTATTGAATCATGTATTGGATAATTCTGAAATATCAGAACAGAATTTGAATGTATTGATCAATGCAGTTAAATCTGATCAATACAGAGATATGTTTCCTCTGTATGATGGCACTTACATCTATCGTGGTATGCGTGTGAGTGAAGGTTGGTTGAAAGACAATTTTGGCATTGATGCAAATGAGCTTGAAGAAAATAGAGAAATTCAAATTAGTGGAACATATATTCCAAAATACAAATACAGTTCATGGTCTTCAGATGAAGAATATGCAATAGATGTGGCCTGCAATGCTAAATTGAGTATGCGTAATATGTTACCAATAGTTCTGATTGCAAAAACAAAAGATTGTGAAATGGCAATTGATATGATTGGTTGGTACAATTTGATAGATGATGAATTCAGATATGAACAGGAAATATTGTCAATAGGTAATATTCCAATTGTATCAATAATGTTGGCAAAATAAATGAAATAGGAACAATACTGCATGCATGGATTATTGGGACAAATAGCTTTTGCTGACAATAGAGACAAATTTGTTGGAAGAGAAAAGAATACTTCAAATGAAGACGCTCTTTTCAGAGCGCTGACTGACTACTTTGTCAATCATACCAAAATTGAAAAGGCAGATCTTGAGTTGCTGAAAAAGGTGATCAGCAATCCAATGTATGAGGATGTATTTTTGCAATATTCTGGACAATTCTACAGAGGAATGTCAGTATCATACAACTATCTCAAAAAGAGAATTGATGACTTACCAAGCCATGAACAACTGAAATCAGAGTATGGAATGCGTCGACAATTTGTGATTGAAGATCATGATTTCACTTATGTTCCAAGACATGGTTACAGCAGTTGGTCAGAAAATCTTGAAACAGCTGATGCATTTGCATACACAAAGGGAAGTATCACTGATGGCACATTGGGCATCATTTTGTGTGCTGATACAGCTGATTTTATGGGCGATATATTTTCACTTGATGCTCTGTACAGGGAGACAGATGCTCTTTATGCAGTCAGTGATGAAGCTGAAATATTTTGCATTGGAAATGTTGATTTGCACAAGATAATCATTGCCAGAACATATTAATGGCAATTCTTGATGTGAGAATGACCCAGGAATTCTATTTATTGTCGTGGACAAGGCAACTGAACAGAGGATTAGAAAGATTATTAGGGAGGCTCTCAGGGGCTCTCAACCCGATGAAATGTATGATCACAGGTTGATGGATGATGAAGCATTCAGTGAAGAGAGCACATTGGTTCCTGATGATATCAAGAAGAGAATCAGAAAATGGTCAGAGAGCATGGGATTGTGAACAGTGAGTGACATCTTTGACAAGATTGCATTTGATGATGAGAGACATCCATATCTTCAATCAGGAGAGCCTGACAACAGGATTGAAAAGCAGACAGCTGGAAATCTTTTCAAATATTTCAGGGATCCTTCACACACAATACCCAAGAGTTCAGTCAATGCACTCAAGGATGCACTTGATGTCAATGAGTATGACGATATGTTTCCACAGTATTTGGGACCAATCTACAGGGGAATGATTGTTTCCACTGAACAGTTGAGGAGTTTTGGTTTTGATCCAAATGGTGTCATCATTGGGGATATGCAGAGAACACAGTGCACATACACAACAAAACACGGGTACAGCAGTTGGTCAAGTTCTGCTGGCATTGCAAAACAGTTCTCAGTTCCTGAGGCGCTGGGAGGTTTTGGAAAGTACAATGGTCCTGAGACTGAAGAACAGTTGTATGGAATTGTGTTAACAGCTGATGCCAGCAAATACAAAGGGTTTACACTTGATGGTTGGTACTTTGCTGTTGATGGTGTCAACTCTGTTGAGCAGGAAGTGTTCATTCTTGAGAAGAGGATCACTGTTCAGTCAATAACAGTCACATGGAAATAGAGCAATGGGCAAAACAATGGGTAAAGTTTCACTCGCAGGACTCAATGACTATTTGCGCAATGGCACAGTGATGTCAACTGAACAGGTTGATGAACTGAAGAGTGCAATCATTAGTGGGTTGCACACTGACATATTTGGACAGTACAGTGGAAAACTTTATCGTGGAATGATTGTTTCATATGAAAGCATGCAACTGTTGGGATTTGATCCAAACAAAGTTGTCACAGGTACTCAGAACACTGCACAGAGCACATACTACACAAAGAATGGGTACAGCAGTTGGTCAAAAAATCCCAAAATTGCCAAAGCGTTTGCAAAGCCAGAGAGTGCTGGTGGGTATGGTGTGTACTCTGGACAGAAGCGAACGGTCAAAAGATTTGGAATTGTGATGGAAACAGATGCGCCAGATCTGCTGTGTGCTGATCTGGAACAGTGGTACAACACTGTCGATGCGCAGAACAGTAATGAACAGGAAGTGTTGACACTTGAGGATGCAGTCCACATCAACAGGATCGTGTGTGTTTGGAATGAAGATGATCTGTAATGCTCTGTGATCAGAGTTCAATTGTGAAGATCTTGCTGTGACATCCCCAAATCTTGACAACATTTGCAGCGTCAGCAACCTGAGCCTCAGTGAGGCCCAATTTGGCATCAGCCCTGTACATGAACCGGTTGAAACGATTTTCACAGTCTGTCCACCAGAATTCTGGATCTTTTGTTCCAATCTGCTTGAAGCCAATATTTGTGAAATCATGACTTGAACCAAATCTTGCATCAAAATTGTGAATCCATTTTTTGCCAAATTGCTCAGACAGATTTGTCAACAATATGTTTAAACCATCAATGACATCACCACCAGGAATGTGTGCATAATCAATCAATTGATTGTATTCTGACCACTTTTTTTCCCTGTGTTTTCTGAATTGCACAGCTGCAATGATGTCATCACCATTCATAAATCCAAATGATCTTGTCCCATCAACTTTTCCAATGAGTGAACACTTGTCAAAAAAGTCAATTTTCTGTTGTGCAGTGAGTTCAACAATTGTGCAATCTTCCTGACTGAACATTGTCAATTGACTGCAACCAAGATTCTTCCTGATCAGGTCTTCAACAACTGGACGTTTTGTTCTCCACTCATCCTCAAAAATGTGAATGAGATTTATGCCCTTCTTTGCAGCATTCTTTGTCTTGTTATCATGGTACTGTTTTGATTTGCTCAGCTCATTGTGCCAATATAGACCATTGTATTCAATTGCAAATTTTTCATCAATTGCCAACACATCAAGTTCAAGTCCTTCAAGAACTTTTCTGTCATTCTTTTTGATCTGAACACCAAGTGATGTGACAAAATTGATGATATCAAGTTGGGATTTTGATCCACCTGGGTGACAGTTGAAACACTTACCATGTTCAAGTCTGTTGAAACTGTCAGTGAATTGAGCACCACAAGATTTGCATTTCACTGTGATGATCTTTTGACCACGATTGATGTATTCATCAAGTCCACCAATGATCTCAAAATCGAGTGTTTCAATTCTTGATCTCAATTCATCGTGTGTCATCCTCTTGAGGTGATCAAGACGTTTTCTCAAATCTTCTCTTTTCATTGTTGATTTCACTTTTTCAGACATCCTGAAAACTCTGTCATCAGTGTCCTTTGTGAGACCTTTTGCCCATGGAATGAATTTTCCTTCAGCATATCCTTCTTTCAAGTGTTCTGATCTCAACTGCATTCTCTCATCAGTGTCCTTTGTGAGACCCTTTGCCCAATTGGTCAGTTCACCATTTGCATACTTTTTAGTCAGGACTTCAGAGATTGTTTCAGATCTCTTCCTAACAATTTCACTCGTTTCCTTTGTGAGGCCTTTTGACCAACCTGGACGTCCCATGAGTGCTTTGCTCCTCTTCTCAGAGATTGCTTTTGCTTCCTCTTCTGGCAGAGTGTATATGTTTCCATTGTGTCCAATGACCCATTCAGAATGGCCCAATGACCATCCGCCCCAATTTGTCAACTGACCACAACCACATTTGCACAGACCATCAACACCTTTCCATTCTCTCCACACTTCAGAGGGATCTCTTCCATGCACTTCCTTGATGTGCAATTCCAATTTGCTGTGCCATCTGTGGCTGAAATTGCACAGAGGACATTTAACAGGTATCATTTTGTGACCAACTTTGGGAGCCATGTTTATATTCCTTTATCTCAAAGTATAAAATTTTGCTAAATTGTTCACTATTTTGGAATACAAAATTTTCAAGCGTGTTAGTTATTGTTCATAATCCATTAGGATTAGAAGGATAGGATAGCATAATGGCAGAAACACTCAACGTATCGGACATGATTTCACCCAAGTTTGAACCCAAAAAACAATTCCGCTGGATAATGATGATAGAGGGAATTGATGCATACATACTGAAAAAGGCAGCTCGTCCCAAGATCAGCACTGAAGAGCAGACATTGCACTGGATCAACACAACCCGCTATGTTGGCGGTAAAACAACATTTGGTGAGATGCAGATCTCACTCCACGATCCACTTGCACCATCAGGGGCTCAGCAGGTCATGGAATGGATCAGACTTCACTATGAGAGTGTCTCAGGTAGGTCAGGCTATGTTGACTTCTACAAGCGAGATATTGATCTTAAACTTTTAGATCCTGTGGGTACATGTATCGAGCTATGGAATATCACCGGTGCCTGGATCAAAGATGCAGATTTTGGTGGTCTGGATTACAGTTCTTCAGAACTGAGCGAAATCAACCTTACACTCAGGTACGATAACGCAATACTCCAATTCTGAGATATCTCTCAACATAAAACAATCATTGGGATCACAGATCATAGCAGATCTTGGTCCCATTGTTTTGTGTACATCACACCACAAAAGCCTTACAATTGTGGAAAAGAATTGGCGATTAGTGTGGAAGTATGAAAAATTTGAGAGTTGTATGTCCAATCTGTGGGAAAGATTTTGGACAAGAGAAGAGATTTGTTGAACACATTGCCGATGAGCACAACATCACAGACAGTGAACAGTTCTACATTGATACACATCTTGATGGTGTTGCACCCCTATGCAAATGTGGTTGTGGTAGGAGGGTGAAATTCAATTCATGGAAATTGGGTTATTTGTCAGAGTATGTGAGGGGTCACAATGCAGTGATTGATCGTACATTTGCAAGACCTGATGTGATTGCAAAGAACCTCAAACTGAGGAGAGAGAAACATGAACGTGGTGAACTGAAAGTTTGGAACAGAGGGCTCACAAAGGAGAACTGTGAAAAGTTGAGAGCATCTTCAGAGAAGACATCCAGAACTCTCAAAGAAGGTCACACGAATAGGGAATGGTTGGGTTGATGACATATGCAGACATGAGATTGATACAATGTCCAGATTACACAAAATGTGGTTGGCAATTGCACAGTGAAACTGGGCCAAAGTTTTGGTGGACAAATGGATGCAATGTTTGGAACCGGTTCAAGTTCAGGGCCAACAAAAGGTTGGGCAAATCAGAGAGAGAAGTTGCTGATGAAATGGGCGTTGTGAAAGTCTGGATTCCTGGAAATTTTGTGTATACGCTCACATGATTTGCTGACAGTTGATAATTAGCAACATGAAATTGTCACAGTTAAAAGAGATCATCAAGGAAGAGGTTCAACTTCACAGATTGCGCAAACTGATCAGGGAAGCAATTGGTAGGACAGAACAGTCACTCATATCATCTGTCATCACTGCCCTCGGTATGCCGAAGGATGATGTTGTTGAGGTTCTGAAATCAGATCCAATCATCAGGGGTCAGGTGAAGAGTTATCTTGATGGTGATATGGATGCAAATGAAATTGCAGCAGCTGTTGCCCAAAAGTTGGGAATTGAGACAGCAGGGCATGGTGCTCATCCATTCAGCAATGCTGGCGGGCGAGGAATGAAGCCTGGCAGAGAGCCATTCAGTCGCGCCAAGTGGTGATTTTTCATCACAATTGATGTGAAGACAACATAATGCTTTTTGAGAACCATTCGCGGTTCTCAATTTGCGTTTTGGGCTATTTACACAGAGTGCACAGTTGTTTACAATGTGCTGAGGACTGTTTATGGAAGATCGTGAACAAAAAAATCAAGTGTTTGGTATGAATGCAGGACAGGCTGCACAGCAGGGATATCAGGTTCAGAGCCAAATGGAGCGGGCAAAGACAGAATTTGGAATTGATATTCCCGTTGAAGAAATTCCTCTCCCATCAAAGGGGTGCACATATAGTGGTGTTCTGAGTGGAGCAGAGACAGTGCAGATCAGAGCAATGACAACGAGGGAAGAGGATATTCTCACCTCAAAAGCTCTCATCAAGAATGGCACTGTGATCAGTGAACTCATTGACAGCTGTCTCATCAACAAGGACGTAAAGAGCAGAGGACTTCTTGTTGGAGACAGGACAGCACTCCTTGTTGCAATCAGGGCAACCGGTTATGGCACAGACTATGAGGCAAATTTGACATGCAGTCATTGTGATCACAAATTTGAATGGAATTTTGATCTTGGGGCACTTGAGATTATGCCCATCAAGATTGCGCCTGTCAAGGCTGGGATGAATGAATTTGCATTCACACTCCCAAGTGGAAAAAATATCACATTCAAGTTCATGACTGGAACTGATGAAGAGACTGCAATCATTGCAAAGGAAAGTCTGAAAAAGTTGGGAACAAAGATTGAGAACAATGTTTCAACATCTCTCCAGACGCTCTTGCTGAGCATTGATGGTGATTATGATAGGAAACGGGTGAATGAATTTGTCAGGATGATGCCTGTCAAGGATAGCAAAGCGTTGAGGGCATACATCAGAGAGAATGAGCCCGGCATCAAGTTGGAGCAGATGGTGCGTTGTCCAGAGTGTGACAGTGAGGAAGAGGTGCAGATCCCGATGGGTCCGCAGTTTCTTTGGCCTCAAACCTGAGGACAGGGAAGCTGTCATTCTTGAGCCAACATTCCTGTTGATGTATCATTGTGGCTTCAGTTATCATGATGTGTACACATTGCCTGTCAGGTACAAGAGATGGTTCATTGACAGGACACAACGAGAGCTGAATAGTGGACAGAATGCAGACAGCCCACAATCAAGAGGATTGGATCCTGAAGTGAGAACACTTTTGGGAATGGCGAGAGATCAAGCGCCAAGCAGATTGAGGCGATTTACATAATCATTGGGACCCACAAGGGTCCCAAGCTGTTTGTTGTATATTTAGTGTTATGAAAATTGATGATTTGACAGCGGCTGATTATGATCACATGAGAAATGTAATCACTTCAGTTGTTTCACAGGTTTTTCGTAAAAATTTGTACGTCGGTCAACTTGCTGGCACAAAATCAACAAAACTCAGTTTATATGATTTTTTGGAAAAGAATGTTGATGAATTTGAAAGTTTTGAAGACATCTTTTTGTTGTTCAACAATTTGTTGATAGACCAGAATGGACATTTTGAAAAGAGTCAACTCAGCGTTCTGAACAATGTTGACAGGATTGCAACAGATGATATGATTAATGATATCATCAAATACAATTTCAAAATTGCAAATTTTGTCAATTTTAATGCATTTGTTGATGAATTTGAATATAAACTGAAGACATTGTTCAACAAGTTCTACGATTTGTTGAAATCATATGCGCAGCAGATTGGCGTACTGAAAGTAAAAGTTGACGAACCAAAAGGTGGTAGTTTGGGAAAAATAGCGTTTGGTGAACTGAGAGATATGCCAGAAAAGGATACAGAGATTGAGGCAAGGATTGTTGACTATCTAAAACAACATTTTAAGGGAGAACCCATGATTGGTTCTGTTGCAAAAGAGATCTCAAGTCTGTTAAAAGCAAGAAAATATAGGAATTATTTGCGAGGCCCAGAAACAGATGCTGTTTACAGAGGCATGTTGGTTTCAGGGGCTTGGTTAAGACAACATGTTAAAAGTCCAGGCTATTCTGGTGAAGCTGAAGTCAATATGAAATTTGTTCCCATTGATGTTGCCTCTTCATGGTCACAATCAATTGATGTTGCAGAAAGATTTTCACGTCGACATTCAGATAAGACTGACATGTATTATGTTGTATTGTGTGCAGATCCATTTGAGGAGAATGAAGGTAAGTTTCTTGATTGTCTAAATCTGTACAGTCTTTTTGGCGCAGCAACATATATTGATGAAGTTGAAGCAATTGGGTTTGGTGAGATTGCAGTCAATAAATTGTCATGGAAACGTCGACAATAAATGGAGAACGTAGTTAACAGTATGAAAATTTCAATAGAACAGTTGAGAGCAATAATTAATGAAGCGTTATCTGTGCCACAAGAAGATTTGGGTGATTATGAATTGACTGAATTTAGGCAATTTGTTGCACAATTTTTGAAAGACAATGGTCCAGCAACACAAAGTCAAATCACAACAGCATGGAATGAGTTAAAAGGTAGAGATGCAGATCGAAAAACACATAGTGATGCATTCCGTCCATATTCAACAACTACATATGATCATGATAAGTTTAATAAAGGATCATTGGTTGCCAGAGGTTGGTTGGTCCCTGCAGGTAAGAAGGGGGCTGCAACACTTTGGAAATTGTCACCAAGGGGTGAAAAAGACTTGTTGGGATCACTTAAAAAAGTAAAAAGAGCGCCAATAGATCCTGGAGAGAAAGAAGCTTTAGAAATAAAGAATGTTTTAGCAACAGATAGAAGCAATATTGAATTCAAAGTAATTTGGGCACGTCCAGCTATAAAAAGAGATGATATCAACCCAGGATTTAAAAAGATACCTGGTGTACAAAATTACAGTGTTGGTGGACGATTGGTAGATCGTAAAACAAAATCCACTATTAGCGTATATTTTACGTATATATCGGGGAAAAAAGCATTTGATTTATATTACACTGACATTGTTAATGAAAAAGATGTAAAGATCGAACCACCATATGTCTTTAGTGATAATGAAATAAACGCTATTGAAAATAAAATACAAGAAAAAGATCATGCAAAAGAATGGTATGGTAACCAAATTATCTGACAAATGGATCTCTGCTGGTGGCGTGGTCATCAAATATATTGATGGCATGCCTAATGTTTATGTAAGGTTGCCATCTGGTGATGGATCTTGGGGTTCGTGGTCACTTCCAAAAGGCCGTCAAGATGATGGTGAGAGCCTTATGAATGCAGCCATTAGAGAGGTTGGTGAAGAATTGGGTGTTAGGGCAAAAATTGTCAATGGTGGGTACATTGGTATGTATATTGGTCAATATTCAACAAATCATTTCTTTCTGATGGATGCACTCAGTGAACCGGGTGAACATGACTTTGAGACTGCAGAGGTTAAACTATTGCCATTTGATGAAGCAATTGAACTTTTTATGAGTGTTGGTAATGTTAGGGATGTGAATGTTCTCAATGACGCAAAAGAACTTTTGAAAGGAATGAAACAGAAAGTGTCAAAAAAGATCGATGATAACACAGAACCTGTGTTGATGAATGAATGGAAAGTGAATCTTCTTGGAAAACTTCTGTTTGGATCAATAGCACTTTGGATGGCAGGAAAAACCCTCAATCTCAAGATCAAGGGCACACCTCAAGAAGTGAATGCAGTCATGAATGCAATGATGTCAAGTAAACGTTTTCAGGATGAACTGAACAATCCAGGAGCGACTGTTCATGGTGTGATGCAGAAGTTGAACTTAAAGAATGCAGATGCCAGAGATTTTGAACGCATTCTTGGTGTTAAGTGGCCATTGTGAAAGATAGTTAACAGTATGAAAATTTCAATAAATCAGCTGAGGCAGATTATTAGTGAAGCATTGTCTATACCACAAGAAGATTTGGGTGATTATGAATTGACTGAATTTAGACAATTTGTTGCACAATTTTTGAAAGACAATGGTACAGCAACACAGAAAGAAATCATCACTGCATGGTTGGCTCAGAGTGGTAAAGAGTACAGGAAAATGAATTCTGATGCATTCAGACATTATTCAACAACTACATATGATCATAATAAGTTCAATAAAGGATCATTAGTTGCCAGAGGTTGGTTGGTTCCTGCAGGTAAACAAGGAACAGCAACACTTTGGAAATTGTCACCAAGGGGTGAGAGTGAGTTGCTTGGATCAGATAAGAAAATCAAAGCTGTTCAACAACAACGTAAATTTGCGCCAAGAGTAACTGAAAAAACAAATCCAGATTTATTGAAAGTTAAGGTTTATTATGCAACAAAAATTGATGAAAATCATTATAATGTTAGAGCAGACATAAATTGGAAAACTTCTAAAGATGACCCAAAAAATACTGAATATTCAGCTGTGGATGTAAACTTTACGTACATTCCTGGTCAATCAATTGTTGATTTAATTGACTATTTTAGTGGAAAAAAGTTTATGACATTCAAATTATCAACTAGAAATATGAATGATATCATAAAATACACCCGATGAAAAAACATAAATCTGATATGACAAATATATCTCAGTGTGGTCAATAAATTGTCATGGAAATGTTAACAGTATGAAAATCCGGATCTCTGAACTCAAGAAAATTATTAAAGAAGAACTTCAACTTGCAGAGGCAAGTTGGCAAGCAACTGCAACAATGTCAACAGTTCACAATATTGACAATCTTTTGCAATCTGTCAGTTCAGAGGTGAGATCTGTTTGGAGAAAACGTCCTGAAGAACATGAACGATTGATGAGAATGTCAAAGTTGGTTGCTGAATTGAGGCGAGAGAATGGTGAACTTGCTGATTGAAAAATAGTTCATATTGCATTCAAAGGGTTCACAGTTGTGGGCCCTTTTTCATTATGTGTGCCTAGATAAGATTGATAACACAAGATGGCAAATCAGGAAAAAGAACAACTTGACATGATGCTCAAATTGAGGGATGTTATGAATGACATCTCTGATGAAGCATCTGATTTTTCAAGAGCCATATCATCACAGACTGATGCAATGAAACGATTGCATGAGCAGATGAATTCAAAAGATTTCAAAGATTACATTGACAACAACAAAGAATTGAATGAAAAAATTCTTGGTGACATCAATGACAAATTGGAAGACCAAATTGATGATATGACTGATTTTGAGAAGGCTGTTACAAAAGCTGGACAATCTGTCAAAAAGCATGGTGTTATATTGGGTGGGTTCATTGGAACATTGAGTGGTCTGAAGAGTGGTCTCACAGGTTCAATTGCAATGATGCATTCACTTGGCAGTGCAATGTTCACTGTTGCAGGTGCAGCATTCAAATTGGGAATATCAATCATTTCAATCCCATTCAAGATGTACAAGGGGTTGCTTGATGAGGCAGTGAAATATTCAGGTGGTGATTCAAGTCTTCTGCAGGCAATTGAGAACATAAGAAAATCATTTGGTGATCTTGCAGGCCAAACGCCACAAGCGATCAGGATGACTGTTTCACACCTTGCTGGTTTTAGGGATACAGGTCTTTCAGCTTGGCGTGTATTTGGAAATCTTGCTGAACGTTTAGAGTATATGCTCAAAATGGCTGAGGGCATGGGTCCAACATTCCAAGTGTTGCGCAATGAATTTGAGGACAATGGTGGAGCAATCCTTGCATACCAAAAAGCGCTCGGTTTTGCAGAGGATGAAATGAAAGGTCTTGGTCAGAGAGCAATCACCATGGGCCAACCAATGTCAAAAGTGTTCAATGATTTGGCAAAACAGACGCTTGGGCTTGGAAGAGCATTTGATTTGGATCAAAAAATCATCGGTCGTGATGTTGGAAAAGCAATGAAAGATGTTGGCAATTTTGGTCAACTGGCAGTGAAAGAGATTGCTCAAGCATCTGTATACACCAAAAAGTTGGGTGTCGAACTTGATAAGGTTGTTGGAACACTTGGAAAATTTGAAACGTTTGACAGTGCAGCAGAGGCAGCAGCAAACCTTTCTCAATCATTTGGTGTGACAGTTGATGCATTCAAAATGATGAGTGCACAAAATCCAGCTGAACAACTTGATATGTTGAGAAAGTCTTTCAAGGAAGCCGGCGTTGACAGTTCACAATTTTCACGTCAACAGTTGAAATTGATATCACAACAGACCGGTCTTGATGAGGCAACTGCAAAACAGGTGTTCTCATTGAAAAATTATGGTTCATCACTTGATGACATAAAGAAGAAGTCAGAGGGTTCAGAAAAGAAGACAATGACGCAAACTGAAGCAATGCAAAATCTTGCTGCGTCAATTGAGAGATTGGTCAAATCTGGCGGTGACATGGGTCCTGCTTCATTCTTTCAACAATTCTTCAGGGGTTTCAAAGTTGGCATAGTGTCAACAAGAGAATTTGCTGTCCTGATGAGAAACATCAGGTGGTCACTCAGATTGACATTCATGGAAGGCATCAAATTGGGAAGAGAATTCACAAGATTTTTTCCTGGCGTTCATGACTTTTTGAAAAATCTTGCTGAGATGTTCAGTCCAAAACGTATTGTTGGCTTCTTTGCGTATATGCGTTCAGAATTGTCAGGAACAATTCATGCACTTGCAAATGGTGATGTCACAATTGTTCAGGCATTGCACAACATAATGTCAAAATTCAGATCATTCATGTCTCTTGAGGGATCAACAGGAATGAAAGTTCTTGAGAGCGCAAACAGATTTTGGAAAAATTTTGTTAAGATTGCAAAAGAGGGAATGAAATGGGCAATTGATCAGACCTCTGAAGGTTTGAAATTGATTGCTTGGTATCTGACAAATCCAAAACAGCTGACAACACCTGCTGCGGGTGGCATAAGCAAATTTGGTAGTTGGGTATTTGATAATGTCATAAAACCAGCAATTGATATTGGAAAATATGCATGGGATAAATTGCTTCCTCCACTGATGAATATCATTCAAACACTCATTATGGGTGTGACAAAAAGGATTGAAGGCGGATCATTTGATTTTGTTTTCAAGGCTCTTGGCTCAACAATATTGCTCAAAATTGTTGCAAACATTGTTACGTCTGCAACGTCAGGAATTGTTTCAGGTGCACTTACAACTGCAGCCGCTGCAATGATGGGTGCAAAGGGGATAATGGGTCAACTCTTTGAGAAGGTGAAGAATGTAAAAATTCCATCTGGATCATCAAAGGGGATAGGTGAAGTTGCAAATGCAGCTGCAAGCACAAAAGATTTGGGTGCTGCAGGATCTGAAATGGGCAAGATGAACATTGGTATGATAGCAAAGGGTGCTCTTGTTGTTGGCGCAGTTGCACTCCTTGTGACAGCAATTGCAGGGTTAACTTACCTGATGTTCAAGGGTGCTGATCCTGCAAAATTGAGTGCAATTGGCAAATACATGATATCAATGACTGGTGTCATTGCAGGGGCAGGATTGATTGCTCTTGAAGCAATTGCCTTGGGTGCAATTGTCACAAATCCTGTTGGTTTGACATTTGGTGCAGCAGGTTTGGCGGCAATTGGTGCAGTTGTGTTGGCTATCAGCGGCTTTGCTGCACTGACACTTGCGCAGATCGATAAAATCCCAGCAGGACCAGAATTTGAATCAAAGACAAACATATTCATCAACTTGATGAATTCAATTGTCAACCTGTCAAAAGAGATGGGAAGCATTCTCGGCGCTCTGAATGTTTCATTCACAGATTGGATAACAGGAACAAACTATGTTGAGAAGGTTTCTCAAGCAAAGAAGTTCATCGAAGCATACATTGGTGATGACAATTCCGGAATAATTGGCATAGTGAAAACACTCATCACATCATTGAGACAGATATCTGTTGGTGGTGCAATTGAGAGTGCCGTAACCAGTGCTGCATCAATATTCAATAGTGTTACACAGATGGTTGTAGCACTCAAACCATCAGATGAATTCTTCAAAGCTGTCAGAGAAATTGAGTTCACAAACAGAACAAACAAAACACAGAGCAATGCAATCTCTGACTACATCAGGGCACAATCACAACAGATTGAACAGTTGGCTGAAGCATCAAGAGGAATAATCAACACATTGATGAACAATGCTGCAATTGCACAGTCATCTGGCATTAAACCTGAAATGTTCAATTCAATCTCTGGCATCTTCAATTCAGTTGTAAATCTTATAACTTCACTCAAACCTTCAGATCAACTCATCAGTCAACTGATAACAACTGAAACTGTTGGTGAGAAGGGAAAGATGGTTGAAAAACATCTTGCAAAGTTTGATCCAAAAACATATGAAAGTATGTTGACAAGTGTTCTTGGCGTATTCAGGAGTGGGATACCGGAATTGATCAATGGAGTTTTGGGTTCAATCCAAGGTGTTAAACTTGATGTGAATTCAATGCAAAAGATTGATATGATTGGTAAGGTTCTCAAGTCTGCAACTGATCTCATCAATGCAATCAAACCCAATGAAATAACTGTTCAATCATCTGGCAAAGGTCCAACAGAGATATTGGCAAATGTTTCAAACATAGACACAGTCCTGAAAACATTTGGCTCTGGGTTTGGTGATATGTTCATGAGCATTAAACAACAGATCAATCAGATTACAACAGGTGATTTTGGAACAATCACACCTCAAAACATACAAATGTTCACAAATGTAATGAACTCAATCAAACCAATAACTGACGTCATAAATGTTTTGAAAGGTATGCCGACAACTGGGGGTCAGAATGTTCAAACGCAGATTGAAACAATGATGATCAGTCTCGCAAACATAGCACACTTTGGGAGAAGATTGGGTTCAGCTGAGTATGGGACAAACAATCTGATGAAGGATGTTGTCACAGGTGCAAACAACATTAAGAGTTCAGGTCTCATACCAGCACTTGATGGTTTGCAAAAGACAGTCGATGCAATCAGCAGAGTGTCAAAAATGTTTGATGGTGAAAATGTGTCAGTTGACACAAAACTGAAGAAAATTGCTGAAGGAATTGGTATCAAAGGAAAAAAGTACGAATTCCAGATCGCAGAGGGCAGAGCTCAGTTGACAGTCAATCTGACGGTCACAATGAAAACTGATGAAGTTGAGAAGGTTATACTTGAGAACAAGCAATCTATCATAAGGGATAGATTAAATTTTGCTGCAGAGCAACCGGTTTCACCAACACAAAGATTGCCTGAAAATTTGAATGATTATCAAACTGCTTATCAGACCGGACCAATAACTCCATAAAATGATATTTAGCATTTGATTATGGCTGACATAAAAACTGGCATGGGTGGTACTGTTGTCGATGGAACATTGGTTTCATTTGATCCAGTTTTGCAAAATGAAAAGAGTGCATCTGAAGGATTGAAACCTGATGTTGGTTCAGTCAGCAAACAGGGTGAACAGAAAGACCTGTCAACAAATGTTAAAAGAACACTCAGAAGTTATCTGTCAAGTTTAACATCACAACCAAAAACACCAACTGGCAACAATGATGTGCATGCAAACACAATCCCAATTGCAGATGATGGTGAGCAGCAGAAAAAGTATGATGACAGAGAATACAGTGAAACGACTGTTGATGAACAAAAATTGATATTTGCTGGCACTGACATGAAAGCGTCAGACAAGGTTGTGCCAACAATTTCACCGGTTGAAAATAACCAAAACAGAACAGGTGTTTGGTTACCAAACAGAGTTGATAGACTGATACAACGTGAAGCTGAAACAAAACAACACTTAAAATCACTCATACAGAATAATCGTTTCAGCATTGGTTCAACCGGTAGAGAAACTGCTGCAATTGACTACAATGGTACAAATCCTGACATTGTGCCAACAAATGATGTCACAGTTCATCATCAGAAAATTCAGAATTTGAACTATGGTAAATTGGCTCAGCTTGGTAATCTGTTGTCTCTGAGGGCATCTGGTGAGCTTGGATCAACCAATTCTGGTGTCAATCCAACATCTGGTGGACAGGAGGCATCGGCTCTATTACCATCTGCAGTTCAGCTTGGTTTGATGAGAGTTGAACCTGATGTTCTCAATGCACTGAATGCATTCAATGATCTGACAGATGATAAGTTGAGTGATGAAAACTATTCAACAAATAATCAGACTTCTTGGGGCGCACTCAACAATGTTCATGATCCATACACGGGACCTGATGCAATTGGAATGCTCCCATTGTCAATTGCATTGACAGCAGCAGTGATTGTGTCATTTGAGCTCTTGTCAATTTTTATACCAACTGAAGGCTTGGGTTCAGGAAAGATGAAGGATGGAACGTACATTCCTGGAAGATCAACATTGTCAGCAGGAAGCAGTCCAAATAAACCACTATTTGGTCTACCACCAGACATGAGTTCTGTGTTTGGAATAAAACCAACAACGAGACAATACCAAAAATGTGTTAGGAGAGGTGTTGAAGAATTTTTTGGTGGTGATCTGAGTGGTTTGTTGTCAGACAGCCCACAATACAATGTTATTGTGTCAAGGGCAATAAACAGATCAGCGCTTCAGTTTGTTGACAAACTGAAGAATTTCAATTCAAGCAATATAGTTTCCGGCATAAAGGATGTTTTTGAGATTGCAAATTTCATCAAAAATTCAAAAATGATAGCAGCAATGAATACATTTGCATCTGTTGGCGACATTGTATTGGGAATTGATGAAAAGGAAACTGTCACAAGACAATTGCCTGATGGAACAGAACTGAAATATGTTTCAACAATTGATACCTATGATGATGCAACACCAAGAGCTTCAGTTATCAAGAACAGATTGAATGACAGTTTGAGATCAGCATGGGGAACATCAACTGCAAAAGCAATGTACATTGTACCAAAATCAATAAGAAATTTGGCACATGTTTCACAAAATTTTGAGCCATTTCTTGGTCCGGAAGCTTTGAGTAATCCAATCAATCCATATGTTGATGCAGACAGAAATTTTGATTATGGCGTGAATGGAAGAATTGATCAATCAATTGTTGAAAAGATTGAAAATGATCTGGACGCAGAGTATGTTCCGTTCTATTTTCATGATTTGAGAACGAATGAAATTATACAGTTTCATGCATTTTTAACAAATCTATCTGATGCGTTCAATGCAGACTATGATAAGATTGATGGGATTGGAAGAGTTGACACAATTCAACATTACAAAAAGACAAACAGATCAATTGATTTATCATTCAAAATTGTTGCAACAAATGAGGATGATTTTGATGATATGTGGACAAGAATAAACAAACTCATAACACTGTTATATCCACAATATACTCAGGGCAGAAGCGTATATGACGAGAATGGAAACAGAAATTTCACAATACCTTTCAGTCAGCTCCCAGGTGCTTCACCAATGGTTAGAATGAGAATTGGTGATGTTATCAGATCAAACTATTCAAAATTTGCGTTAGCAAGACTGTTTGGCGCAGGAGATCCTGAAGGCGTTAGGTTCAATGGTGAACGTACATTGACATTTGAAACTGACATCGATGTTCAACGAACTGGTGGATTCAATGTTGTTGAAGGAGAAAAATATTCAGTGTCAACATCTGGTCATGCTGTGAGTAAAAAGAGCAGTGGCATCACAATCTCTTCAGGTAACAGAACTCCTGAGAGAATGAATATTTTGATGAATGATTTGCAATATTTTGTGTTCACTGTCCAATCTGTTGATCTGAATTCTGCAACTGTCATTGCAAAACCTGAAATCATTGGTGATGTCAATGATGGCATAGAGAGCTATTTGATGAACAAATATTCTGATTACATTGATTTGAATTATACAATTCCAATCAATCAGCTGAATAGAGTTGTTAGGTTCACCGTGAAATCAAATGTTGACAACACAACAACACTTGAAAATTTTATGTCATCTGAGAACAATTGCATAGTCAAATCATTTGAAACAACAAAAGGTAAAGGATTGGCTGGTTTCATCGAGAGTTTATCAATGACATTACTCGAACAGGGTGGGTACACTTGGGAAACACAACAAGGATATGTTGCACCAAAGGGTGTCAACATAACAATGAAATTTGCCCCAGTACACGATATTTCACCTGGCATTGATCATCTTGGATATAATAGAGCTCCTGTGTATCCAATTGGGTATGCAATGATGGGAAGGAATAAAAAATGAACAGATATTCATCAACACCTTTAATCAATCTTGGTATTCAATATGGAACAACAACAATCAACAGAACAGTTAGGAATGAAATCAAGAATGGAAATATAAAAACTGTCGAATACATTCTGAAAGAAGGACAAAGATTGGATTCATTGGCAGGTGAACTCTACAATGATGCTTCGTTATGGTGGTTGATTGCAATCGCTAGCAACATTGGTTGGGGTCTTCAGGCACCCCCGGGCACAATTTTGAACATTCCTGCGTTACAAGACGTTCAGAAATATATTGGTTGATGTATGGCAAATGATTTGCTGAAAATTGAAGATATCAACAGAATGCTCACACCTGCTGGGGTTCTTGTTGCAAATAAACTGAAAAAATCTCCCATTTTGACAGAAAAATTGCTTGATATTTTGTATGGAGGAACTGGTGCTTACAGTTCAAATGGTTTCATCAATTCATTGAATGCTCTGAAGTCAGGAAATTCAGATTATGATTTCAGTGATTTGATGACAGTGTATGCTGACACAGCAGAAGATTTCAATCCAGATTGTCAACAAAAGAGTGGAAAGAATTCAAAGTTCAAATTCAACAACATTGTGAAGCCGGATGAAAATAACAAATTGAAGCTTTGTGTTCTCAGCAGAACACCATTTATAAGTCCTGCAGTTAGGAACACAACAAAGGTTGAAACATTTCTCAACTTTATACCAACAGTTGTCGCAAGTGAATTGCAACTCTATTTTGATGCACAAATTGTGTTTCAGGATATAGCAACGTCTGAAGGCGACGGAAATGAACAGTATGGAAAATTGAGACCACCAGGTTTGTTCAGATTTCTGTTGGGAGCAGAGAAGACACAACCAGATATGATATCAGATCAAGTTGGTTTAACGCAAGGAATGGAAATGTTCACTGCGCCACAAACATTACAAAATCTTGACAGAAGAACATCACTTGATCCATTTAGACCACTGCTAACATTTGAAAGTTTCACAGTAACTGAAACGCCAACAGTTGGTATGTACACATACAAAAAGGCTGATATGAAGATTGTTCTTCATGACAGGACAAGATTGCATGAAATTGCTGAATTTTTGAAACCTGAATTGTATCAGCAATCAAAGTATGCACCAACATTCTGGATAACATATGGTTGGAGATTACCACAAAGATATGATGTCAATGTGCAAACTTATGAGCAATTCATCAATTCAACAATGTTGACAAGAGAAGCATACAGGGTGCACAACTCTCAATATCAATTCAGCGGTGATGGAAAAGTTAACATAACGTTAAATTTGCACACTGAATGCATTCACAATTTGAGACTTAGGAATATGAATGAAGGTAAGAAATTGAATGCCTTCAACAAGATGAAAGAATTGTCATCAAAGATAGCAACAATCATTGAATCAAATAGCAAACTTTCTGAAAGAAATGAACAATTGAAAGAATTGCGCCCAATCCAACTGCTTGATGCAGCATCAAATATGACATACCCAGATCTTGATTATGATAAGATCAGATCAACAATCAAGGAATTTGATAAGTCTCTCAGCAAAACAGGTATAATCAGTAGAGAGAAAAAGAATGAACTGATTGAACTGCTGAATGATTACTATCATAAAACTGGAAACAGTAAAGAGTACGATTACAAAAAGAATATTGCAACAGAGGCAGCAGAGGAGACAAAAACAAAGCTTAAAGATCTGATCAAAATTGATAATGATCCATTCTTGTGGTATGTGAACAGCGCTGATGAACAACACAATGATTTGGCACAACAAATCAAGAAAGCAGACACAAAATCAGACAAGAAGAATGGTGAACTGATCAGCGGAATATCATCATTTGGAAAAATTATGTCAACATTCATGTCAGAGCTGACAAAAATGGATAACAACATAAATGAACTCCAATTGTTCTTTTATCAATTCAATGACGCAGCGGGCGCCGCAGCAAACACAAATATTGCTGAATTTCCAATTGATTTGAACATGTTCTCTGATAAGTTGAGAGAAACATACATCAATAATGGATCACAGTACATGACATATGAAGAATTTTTCAGATTGCTTGTTGATAGCCAATTGAATGATATGAGATCAGTTGGTTATGGTTTCAGAGAATATTTCAAACCATACATTCCAGGAAAATCAAATGATGCCGAACTTGATCCAAAAAAACAGCAAGGGTATGAAAACAAACTTGCTGGTTATGATGGTTCAAAAACATTCAAAAAACCTGAAATTGAAATGTATGTTGAAACATTGCATCAGAATGATAATGCAAGGAACAGTACAGATTTGTTGGTTCAGTTTCAATCACAAGTTGCGGGAATAAATGGTTCAAAGAGTGATGTGTCAAAAACAATTGTTAGAGTGCACATTTTTGACAAAGTGTTGAGCCCAATACCTGAGATCGAGGATACACTTGCATTTGATCGTGGTCAATTCATAAGTTTTGAAACAAGGGACGAACGAACAAACTATATTCTTGGAACATCAGATCCATTCAATGATGTCAATTTGACAAAAGACTATTCATATGGATTGCCAGTTGAAAACATAAAACGTAATGTTTCAGCACTGTTTCCAACAATACTGTTTGGTTCAAATGGTTCAATGATAAAAGAGGCAACACTCTCATCTCAACAGGATCAATTGTTGGCAACTGTGCAAATGCAAAAGATGACAAGGGATGGTCAATCAACAGGAATGTCACCAAATGGCGGTGGAATTGGTGGACTTCCAGTCAGCATTATACCTGCAAAATTGTCAATGACAAGTGTTGGATGTCCGCTGTTGAAATTGGCACAACAATATTTCATTGATTTCAGCACAGGAACAACAGCTGATGCGTTGTACATACTGACAAATATGACTCACACAATATCGCAAGGGAAGTATGAGTCAAGTTTGCAATTCAGTTTCACTGATGGGTATGCAAGGTTCAGAAATCCTGTTGCACACACAATTGATAGACTTCGAGCAAATCTTGAAACAATTTCAAATGGTGAGAAAACATGAACATGTTCACAATGTATTGAATAATCACTGTTGGTGAAAGTTGCAATTGCAAAACAGTTGTTTGGAACTGGCAAAAATATTATCATTGATGATGATGAAAATTTGATCATCAGTGCTGACAACATTCCTGAAGATGCATATGTTTTCACTGGTGATATCAAGTTTGATTGTGATCACTGCTTTGATACATTGATGAAATTGAATCATGTTGGTGTCAATACCATTCCTGATGAAAAGTGGTCAAAACCAATGCAAACATTGATGACATCTATGCAGATTGATGAACACATTCCATGGGCAAAATGTATGCCTCAGGATGATTTCAGATTGCATCTCAAGAATGTTGTCAGTGCATTGAAGGAAACCATCACAAACATTGATGAGAATTATTACAGGTCAACCTGGGTGCCTGGAATGACAATATTGAGACAACTTAAGCCTGCATCAATTGACGAGGAGCTGTTTGATGCAGCGATGTCCAATTCAAAGAAGACAAATAGGAATGTCATTTCAACATTTATGCCTGTCAATGGAGGTTTTGCAATGCCAATCAGTTATGACAGATTTGGAGCAGTGACAGGCAGATTGACTGTTTCACAAGGACCAAACATCCATACACTGTCAAAACAGTACAGAAATGTGATCACATCCCAATGGAAAGGAGGTCATATTTTGCAATTTGATTTCATGGCGTTGGAAGCAAGGATTGCTCTGTACGAGAGTAACAGAACTTGTGCAGATGATGATCTGTACAATGACATTGCAGTCCAATTTGCTGGCGTGACGAGACAGCAGGTGAAAGGTGCAATCATCAGTGAATTGTATGGTGTTGGAAGAAAAAAACTGGGTGATGTCATAGGTTTACGTGGCGTAAATTTGGAAAAATTTGTTAGAAAAATTCACGACTATTTTGGTATTGATGAATTCAAGAAACGTTTGGTTCAACAATTCAGTGAATATGGATACATAAAAAATCATTATGGTAGAATTATCAAATTGCAATCTGAAAATCCTGAAAGATTACTGTTGAATTATTATGTCCAATCAACCGGATCTGATGTGTCATTGATGGGTTTTGGGAACATTGTCAATGCAATGCACCATGATGAAGTGAAATTCCGACCACTATTCCTGATACATGATGCATTGATTGTTGATGTGCATCCTGACAGTGTAGGGAGAGTGAAAAAATATTGCAATGTGCACGTTCCTGGTTATGTGCAACGTTTTCCATTGAAGATTAGCAATTTTTCCAATACATAATATCATGTCAAATGTAATGAAATTGTCAGATTTGAGATCACTTATTGAAACAATATTGTTGGAAGCAAAAACAAAATCATTGGAAATTCATTCAGATAGACAATTTGACATTGAATCATATCCTCGCGCATTGAAATTAATTGATGAATTAGCTATACTTTTGGCAGAAAAAGGTTTTCCTGCAGGAGAAGATGTTATTCTTAAACAGATTAAACCACTTCTTCTTTCAAAAATGAGAGAAATAAAGAAATCTACATATAAAAAAGTTGATAGAAAAGCTGCTGCGACGAAAGCAGCTGCAACAAGAGCAAAAGAAAAACTTAAAGCTAAAAAAGATGAGGAACGTTATAATGCAATTTATGGGGCTAGAGATGCAGCTGATAGTGAATGGGCAGAAGTAGAAGATGCAACACTTTTGGATGCAAAAAAACCAGGTGTAGGTAAAAAAGCAACAACTTATTTTGATTCACGTAAAGAAGATGATGTTACAGTTTATTTACGTCCTGATCTTGTAATTGTAAGAACACGATCGTTGGATGGAACATCTTGGGAAAATATTATGCCACTAAAATTGGCTAAATTAAAAGGATTAATTGGTAATATTATTGCTCGAGCAGGAGATACAGCAACTCAAATACCTCGTCCACCAACGAAACATGAAATTAATCCTGAAATGTATGATTCCAATAATCGTCGAATTCTTCGATGGTAATCATAATATCTGGAATTTGATTTAATGTAATTGTATTGATATCAATGATTATAGGTTGAAACATAGAATTTTTGAACATTTGACATAACTTGGTGATAATATCAAATTATGTTTTTAACCCCTGAACAGATATCTGAAAATTTTGATCAATTCAGAAAATATTGTGAAGATCATACAGGAGATCGTTCTGAAAAGATATTGTATCTCGTTGATCACATAGCAGAACAGTTAGCATTGTGCCCTGCTTCATCAAAAAGTGAATATCATAATGCATTTCCCGGTGGTCTCATTGAACACAGTCTTCGTGTTTTGCGTAATGCAATCATCATAAACAAAACTTTTGATCACAAAATTGATAAACAGTCAATTGTGATAACGTCACTATTTCATGATTTGGGAAAGTGTGTCCACAAAATGGAAAATGGTGATCTTGTTGAGTACTATCTTCCACAGGACAGTGATTGGCACAGAAAGCAGGGTATGGTGTACAAATACAATGATGCAATCCCGTTCATGACAATTCCAGATCGCAGTTTGTGGATGTTGCAGCTTTTTGGTGTTGAATTGTCATATGAAGAATATCTTGCAATAAAACTTCATGATGGTTGGGCTCTTGATGAGAACAGAAAATACAATATGAAAGAACCAACACTTTCACAAGTCATCATGACAGCTGATTATCAAGCATGCAAATATGAAAAACAGTTCAATAAATAACATATTTTGTGATGATATTGACAGTGATTGGCACAAATTTATGTCAACACTCAAGTCTCCTGAGGCAATGTATGCATTCACAATGTTGAATGGAATACATGTTCCATGCCCGCATGTTACAGTTGATGTTGATGATGATGAAATAATGTTTGAATGGCCAACAGATAAACATTATGTTGTTATCAGTGTATCACATTCAGTGTACAAATCAGTTGATTGGTGTCATCATGATTTTGATCTGAATAGGATAACATCTGGTAGTGGATTTGATGATAAAGTTATCTCACTTTTGAAGACAATTTTTGATCATCAAGTTGTATAAATTGATATTTATTGGTATGTTTTCAAGTAAACAGAAATGGCAACAATTTGTGAAAGAATGTTTATCTGAGCTTGAAAAACATGAGGTTCAGGGTGAAGAGGATACATTGGATGAATTTTCTGGCGCAGGAGCAATTGCTGGTTTTACAGCGCCTCTTGGAATGTCAGGACAAGATCTTCTTGGATATAAGAAGATCAGAAAATCAAAAATTGGAAAGTGATTATTCACTTTGAACAGTGGACAAAATTTTGTTACAATTGCAATACTATCAGTTGTGTTGCAGATGTGACTTGATGGGTAAAAGGAAAAAGGAAAAATATATGGGTATTGATATTGAAGCAATTAAGCGTAAGATGGCAGAATTGAATGGAGAAAAACGACAGTCATCCATCCAACAATGGAAACCTAAACTTGGTGAACATAAAATTAGGGTTCTTCCATGGCCTGACGCAAAGGATGGTGAGCCATTTCACGATAGACAATTCTATTACATTGAAGGAAATCAAGGATTTCTTGCACCTTCACAATTTGGTAAACCTGATCCAATAAATGAGTTGTTGAGAAAATTGTATTCATCTGGAAAGGCTGAGGATCGTTTAACTGCAAAGAAGCTTCTTCCAAAGACAAGATCATATGCGCCAATCATTGTCAGGGGTGAAGAGGATAAAGGTGTACAAATATGGGCATTTGGAAAGACTGTTCATCAAAGATTGTTGAGTTTCTTTCTTGATGATGAGGTAGGTGATTTTACTGATGTAGAAGATGGTCTTGATCTTAAGATCACAATTTCAAAAGTTCAGGGAAAAGATTTCAATGACACATCAGTTGATCCAGCAAGAAAATCTTCAAAATTGTCAGCTGATCAGAATGAAGCCCAAAAATGGATTAACAATATTCCAAACTTGAATGATATGTACAAAGAAAAATCATATCATGAAATAGAAAGTTTGTTGAACAATTGGATTAATGGTGGTACATCAAATGATATGACTGAGGGAACACAAAAATCTGGTGGTTCTGACGTTACTGAAAAGTTGGTGAATGATCTGAAACAAGTGGAGAAAAAAGAACCAAATGTACAATCAGAAAAGGTTACCAAAAAGCAGAAGAAACAAACTGATGATGAAGATTTGTCTCCTGCGACAGGACAATCACTTGATGATGTTTTCAATGATTTGATGGCAGAAGAGAACTGAACGGGTCTTAAAATAGAATGAACTTATCTTGCCAAGGTCAATTTGGTCTTGGCAAGATTTTTATCAAAATTTAGAGGAAAAGGAATATGGCAAAACAGAAAAAGAATGTCGTAGTTGATGTTGATGATGGAATTGATGATTTAACATCAAGTTTGATCAGTGATATCAATAAGGAATTTGGTCAAAGAGTTGCATACAATTTGGCACATGATGAAGCACCAACTGTTGTGAAACGTTGGATATCAACTGGATCAAAATTGCTTGATTACGCAATTGCAAACAGATCTGGTGGTGGTTATCCAGAAGGAAGAATTATTGAAATTACTGGATTACCATCAAGTGGCAAATCACACCTTGCATATCATGCCGCAGCTGTCACACAAAGATTGGGTGGATTGGTCGTGTATGTTGATACAGAGAACGCAACTCCAATTGAAAAATTGAAACATGTTGGTATCAATGTGCAGAAAGGTTTTGTGTATGTTGATACACACTGTACAGAAGAAGTTTTTTCAGTTATTGAAGCAACTGTATTGAAGGCAAAAGCGCTCTTGCAAAAGAAGGATGTTCCAATTCTTGTTATTTGGGACAGCGTTGCAGCAACTTCGCCAAAAGCAGAACTTGAAGGTGAATATGAAGACAACACAATGGGTTTGCAAGCAAGGGTTATTAGCAAAGGAATGAGAAAAATAACAGGTGTCATTGGACAGAATAATGTAACTCTTTTGTGTCTCAATCAGCTGAGAGAGAAGATGGGTGGTCCACCTCATGCTGACAATTTGATAAGTCCAGGGGGAAAAGGCATACCATTTCACGCGAGTATCAGAATTCGTTTAGGTTCAGGTGCTCCAGTGAAGGATAAAGATGGAAATGTAATAGGAATTCACGTCAATGCTACGCTGAAAAAGAATAAGGTTGCACCACCATTCAGAAAGTGTGAATTTGATATTCTTTTTGGAAAAGGAATTGTCGAGGATGAATTCCTTTTTGATGAATTGCGTTCTTGGAGTGATGACAAAGGAGGAGCAATAATTGGTGACAAAAAGATTCAATTGACAGGCTCCGGCGCGTGGAAAACTCTTATGGTAACTGACATAACAACTGGCGAAGTTCTTGTTGAAAAGAAATTTTATAAGGCAGAATTTGGATCATTGATGAAGGATGAACAATATAAACCATTCATTGATCTGTTGGCAGAAAAAGCCCTGATTTTTGATCTTGAGGCTTCAACTGCATCAGATGAACCACAGGATGATGGAGATGAGGATGTGTCAGATGATTGACATAAAAATCAAAAAATTGAGCGACAATGCAACAATTCCAGAGTATGCAACCTCAGGAGCTGCAGGAGCAGATCTGTATGCAGCTGAGGATGTTGTCATTGTTCCAATGGGAATAAAATTGGTAAAAACAGACATTTCAGTTGAAATTCCTGAAGGATATGAAATTCAGATCCGACCAAGATCTGGTCTTGCGCTCAAATCTGGGATAACTGTTCTCAATTCTCCTGGCACAATTGACAGTGACTATAGAGGAAACGTGGGAATAATCCTGATTAATCATACAATGACCCCATTTAATGTTAGAAAAGGCGACAGAGTAGCTCAAATGGTTTTGTCAAAAGTTTATCAGGCAGTGTTCAGTGAACATGAAACATTAACACAGACAGACAGGGCTGCAGCAGGATTTGGAAGCACAGGAAAGAATTGAAATGAATGCACCAATTTTGAATGAACGTCCAATATTGATAGTTGATGGAATGAATGCTTTCATCAGAGCATTTTGTGCATACCCAAGCATGAATGTGCATGGCGAGCAGATGGGTGGTGTTGTTGGATTTATGAAAATCTTGTCAAGATTGGTGCATGAAATTCAACCAATTGGTGTTTACATAGCTTGGGAAGCAGGTGGTTCAAAGAAGCGCAGAAAATTGTTCAAAGAGTACAAGATGAACAGAAAGCCTGCTGACATTTTGAACAGATATTATGAAGATGACATACCTGAGAGTGATGACAACAGGATGAAACAGAATATTCTGCTCATAAAACTTCTCAGGTATGCTCCTGCTTGTCAAATTTATGTGAAAGATTGTGAAGGAGATGATGTGATTGCATACCTTTGCAGATATACATTTCCTAACAGACAAAAGGTCATTGTGTCATCAGACAAAGATCTGTATCAATTGTTGGATGACAGAACAAAACTTTACAATTTACACAAGAAAACGTACAATACGAAGGAGAGCGTACTGAGTGAATTCAGAGTGCTGTCAACAAATTTTGGGATAACAAAATGTCTTGTTGGTGATAAGAGTGATAACATCCCAGGTGTTGAAGGTTTGGGTTTCAAAACTGTCCCAAAACTGTTCCCATTTTTGGGAACTGATAATGTGTTGTTGAGTGATGTGTTTGACTATTGTCATACGCATATTGATGAAGGAAGGTTTTTCAAAAAGATACTTGAAGAACGAAAACTGATTGAAAGGAATTGGGATATCATAAACCTGTCTGGCGGTATGCTCTCATCTGTGCAGATGAGCAAAGTTGACACAACAGTGAGTACATTCAAACCAAAGGTTGATAAAGTCAACTTTACAAAAATGTTGATTGATGAAGGTCTGAGTGATTTTGATGTTCAATTTTTCTTCAGTCCTTTCAACAGTGTTGAAGGCATAAAGTTTTGATTATGAACAATGTAACTACACTTGGTGAATTTGGTAAATCTTTTCAGGAGAAATTGATACAAGCATTATTGAATGATAGGCAATTTGCTGAACAGATGTTGGAAGCATTCAATAGTCAATATTTTGATCTGAAATATCTTCAATTTTTGGCAGAAAAGTATTTTGCTTATGCAAAAAAGTATAAAGTGTTCCCAACATTGCAATTGCTGATAACAATCATTAGGGACGAATTGAAAACCGGAAATGATATTGTGTTGAGAGATCAGATCATTGAATATCTGCAACGTATCAGAACAAATCCGGACATTGGCGATCTGAATTATGTTAAAGAAAAATCTCTTGATTTTTGCAGAAAGCAGGCTCTGAAAGCTGCATTATCAAATGCAGTTGATCAGATGCAAACAGAGAAGTATGAACAGATAGTTGATGGTATCAAGAAGGCTGTGATGGTTGGCACAACACCATCTCTTGGACATGATTTTTTTGAAGATTATGAAGCAAGATTCATAAGACTTGCAAGGAATGCAATCCCAACTGGTTTTCCTCAACTTGATAAGAAAGAAATATTTCAGGGTGGTGCAGGAGCAGGTGAATTGTGTGTTGTCATCGGGAACACAGGGTCAGGAAAATCGCATTTTTTGATCAATAAGGGTGCAGTTGCTTTGAGGCTTGGAAAGAATGTTTTGCACTACACATTTGAGCTCTCAGAAACTGCAATTGGTATCAGATATGATTCAAATCTTTGTGATATGGATAGCAACACTGTCATTGATGAAAAGGACAGTGTTCTTGAAAAGTACAAAGATATGAAGCTTGGAAAGCTGATCATAAAAGAGTTTCCAACTGGCACAGCAACAATCTATACATTGAGAGCTCACATTGAGAGGTTGGCAACAAAAGGTTTTAGACCAGATATGATCATTATTGATTATGCTGACATTATGAGATCAACAAGACAATATGACAGTCTCAGACATGAATTGAAATTGATTTATGAAGAATTGAGAGGATTGGCAACAGAATTGAAAATTCCTGTCTGGACAGCATCCCAATCAAACAAGGAGGGTGCAGACAGTGATGTTATTGATCTCACAAACATGAGTGAAGCTTATGGTAAAGCAATGACTGCTGACATCATTGTTTCAATTTCAAGAAGATCACATGAAAAAGCAACCGGATGGGGTCGACTCTTTGTTGCAAAGAACAGAGCTGGAAGAGATGGTTTACTCTTTCCAATAAAGATAGACACCGCAAGGAGCAAATTTGAAATTGTTGGAGAGAATGAATCTTTTGGTCCAGACAATGAGAATAGTTCAACAAAAAAAGCAATAAGAGAAAAATGGCAGGAACTTCAGAAGGAAAAGAACCTCAATCTGCAATCACCAATAAAACGTAATGAAGAACAAGAATTGTGATGATATCAAACTGTTATAGTTAATGAGAGTTCAGACGTAGGTAGAAAATATGACATACAATAGGGATGATGCACTCAAAATTTCTAAGGATTATTTTGATGGTGATGATTTGGCTGCAGGAGTTTTTGTTTCAAAATATGCATTGAAAGATGCTGAAGGCACAATTTATGAAGCATCACCAGCAGAGATGCACAAAAGACTTGCAACAGAATTTGCAAGGATTGAGAACAAATATCCAAATCCTATGCAATATGATGAAATATATCAACTCTTATCAAATTGGGATGTTGTTCCACAGGGATCACCTATGTCTGCAATTGGAAATCCATATCAATTGCAATCATTATCAAACTGTTTTGTGATTGAATCACCTCATGACAGTTATGGTGGAATTCTGAAAACAGACGAGGAACAGGCACAAATCATGAAACGTCGTGGGGGCGTTGGATTTGACATTTCAACAATAAGACCAAAAGGTTTGGTGACAACAAATGCTGCAAAAACAACCGATGGCATTGGTGTTTTTATGGAACGTTTCAGCAATACCTGTCGAGAAGTTGCGCAAGGAGGACGCAGGGGTGCCCTCATGCTGAGTCTTTCAATTAATCACCCAGAAATAAGAACATTTTTGAACATAAAAAAGGATCTCAAAAAAGTAACCGGTGCAAACATATCAATTAGATTATCAGATGAATTTATGCTTGCTGTCAAAAATGATCTCAAATTTAAGTTGAGATTTCCTGTTGACAAATCTGAACCAGCATTGGTTGAAGATTGGGTTGAAGCAAAACAATTGTGGAATGAGATCATTGAAGCAGCTCATCAGAGTGCAGAACCAGGTTTGCTATTTTGGGACACAATGATTAGACGTTCACCTGCTGACAGTTATGCGTCATATGGGTTTAAAACAACATCAACAAACCCATGTTTAACTGCAGATACAATGGTTGCAGTTGCAGATGGCAGAGAATTTGTTGAAATTGGTCAATTGGCAAAAGAAGGTTTAGATGTATTGGTTTACGCATTGGATGAAAATGGAAAAATTGTTGTAAAAACAATGAGAAATCCAAGATTAACTGGAAAAAATGAACCAATATATGAATTAACATTAGAAAATGGTCATAAAATTCGTGCAACAAAAAACCACAAATTTATGACAATCAAAGGCGAATATAAAGAAATTTGTGATTTATCAGTTGGTGATGCACTCTACATTGAAGTACAACAACATAATACTGAATTGTTTATTCAACATTATGAATTCAAAAATATTGATGGAATATTGTATGTAAAGAAAATTTGTGAACATTGTGGTAATGAATTTTGGGTACCATATTCAAATAGAGAAATTTCATTTTGTCAAGATTGTGCACAAAAAATAGATAATAAGTGTGAAAAAATTATTTTGCAATCAAATTTTGCTATAAAAATTGTTGATATCAGGTTTGTTGGGCATGAAGACGTATACAATGGAACTGTTGATGATGTACACAATTTCTATGTTGGTGGTTGGAATGAAAATGGTCAAAAATTGATGATAAACAACAAACAATGTGGTGAATTACCAAATTGTCCTGAAGATTCATGCAGGTTATTATTGGTGAATTTGCACAATTTTGTTGAAAACCGTTTCACAGAAAATGCAAAATTCAATCATGATCGTTACAGAAATGTTGTCATGAAAGCACAACGTTTAATGGATGATCTTGTTGATCTTGAATTGGAAGCAGTTGATAAAATCATCAACAAAATTGAGAACGATAAAGAACCAGAAGATGTTAAAGCAAGAGAATTCAATCTTTGGAAGCGAATAAAAACAAAGGCTCAAAATGGTCGTCGAACCGGTTTGGGTATAACAGCATTGGGTGATGCAATTGCCGAGTTGGGAATGAAATATGGTTCTGACCAATCAATTAATTTCACAAGTGAAGTGTACAGAAATCATTGTGTCAGTGCTTACAAATCTTCTTGTATTATGGCACAAGAACGTGGTGCATTTCCTGTCTATGATGAAAATCTTGAAAAAGATAATGAATTCCTGAATCAGGTAAAAGATGAAGAGGATATCAGAAAATTGATGTCAATTGCGGGCAGAAGGAACATTGCACTTTTAACAACAGCTCCTGCAGGTTCTGTTTCAATTATGACACAAACAACATCTGGTTGTGAACCGGTTTTCAAAATTCAATATAAGCGCAGAAAAAAGATCAATGTTGGCGATGAAAATACTCCTGTTGATTATGTTGATCCAATGGGTGATAAATGGCAAGAATTCACAGTCAGTCATCATGGTTTCAATGAATGGAAAAGGATAACTGGACTGTCAGATGATGACATTGAAAAGTCACCATATTGGGGTGCAACAGCCAATGACATTGATTGGTTGAAAAAGATTGAACTTCAAGCTGCAGCCCAGAAGTGGGTTGATCATGCAATAAGCAACACAGTGAATCTTCCTGAAAACGTTTCTGTTGACACGGTTAAACAGATCTATATGAAAGGTTGGGAAACTGGCTGTAAAGGTGTAACAATCTACAGAGAAGGTTCAAGGAGTGGTGTATTGGTTTCAGATGACACCAAGACAGTGAATTCAAGCAATCCAGAAGACATTGAGTTAAAGTTTCAAGAACTCATAAATAAGAACCCTGAATACAGACCAAAGAATATTCTGATGTCTCCTGCACCAAAGAGAGAGAAGGAATTGCCATGCGATATTCACAGAGTGAATGTTAAGGGTGAGAGCTATCTTGTTGTGATTGGATTGTTGAATGGACAGCCATATGAAATATTTGCAGGTCTTTCTGCACATGTTGAAGTGCCAAAAAAGGTGAAGTCTGGTATTCTCATTAAGAATGGAAAGAATAGTGATGGGCTTGCAACGTACAATTTGAAGATTCCATTTGGAGATGATGATCACATCATGTTCAAAGATATTGTCAATCTTTTTGATAACCCAATGCATGGTGCATTCACAAGAACTCTCAGTCTTTCACTCAGACATGGAGTAAAAATTCAACATATTGTTGAACAACTGAGAAAAGATAAACATAGTGACATATTTTCCTTCTCAAGTTGCATCGCAAGAGTTCTTTCAAAGAATTACATCAAAGATGGAACATCATCCAGAGAAACATGCCCAAGTTGTGGTGGAAAAAATTTGAATTATCAACAAGGTTGTGTGACCTGCATGGATTGTGGTCATTCAAAATGTGGATGAATTGATGAGACAACTCAGAACAGTTTAATGAACACAAGGGATAAGATTATGACATTCTCAGCAAAAATATTGTGTGACAGTGTAACAGAAAATGATGACAGATTGACAACGCTTGAAGTTACATTTCCAAGAATAGTGTTGTCAGAATTCAATACTCACAGGATGTTTTCAAGAAATTCTGCATCAAGCAGAGCAATTCCTGTTGAAAAAATGTTGAAATTGGTTAAAGAGAACACATACATTCCAAGTCATTGGGGTAAAAATCAGAAAGGAATGTCTGCCGAATTCACTGTTGAACAGAATGAACAGATGAAATCACGGGACGTTTGGCTCAAAGCCAGAGATAATGCAATCAGCAGCGCTGAAAATTTGTTGAAATTGGGCATTCATAAGCAGATAACAAACAGACTTCTTGAACCATTTATGTGGCATACAGTCATTGTCAGTGCAACAGATTGGTCAAATTTTTTTGCATTGAGATGTCATCCTGGAGCTCATCCTGACATCAGACAAATTGCTGAGATGATGAAATTTGTTATCAATGGTTCAGAACCAAAGCCAATGTATGAACATGATTGGCATATGCCATTGATTGATCATGATGATATCAATATGACAATGAAAATGATTGATGAAGATGTCTATCAGTATGATAATGAACTGTTGAAGAAGATTTCAGTTGGTAGGTGTGCAAGGGTTTCATACCTTACACATGATGGAAAAAGAGATCACAATGCTGATATAAATTTGCATGATAAATTGTTGAGTGATGGACATATGTCACCATTTGAACACATTGCAAGACCAATGTATAATGACGAATACAAGAAATCAAAGTATAGTGGAAATTTTAGGGGTTGGGTTCAGTACAGAAAAACATTGATAGGTGAGTGTAAATAGTATGAGTTTAGCAAAAGTTGTAATCATCGAAGGTCCAGATCGTTCTGGAAAACAGACACAAACAGAAAATTTGACATCACGATTGAGAGCACAAGGTCGTAAAGTCAAATTGATTGAAGTTCCAATCAAATCATCAATTTTTACTTACAAATTGATATATTGGATGTTGAACAATGGTATGGCAAAAAAGTTTCCAAACTTTTTTCAAACTGTTCAATTCATTAATCGTTTAATGTTTCAGATCACAAGGTTACCATTCATTCTGTTGTTTTATGATTATGTCATTTTTGATCGATGGTCATTGAGTTCAATTGTGTATGGTTCAGCAACTGGCGCAAATGTATGGATGTGCAAAATTTTTGCAAAATTGTTGATTGGTTATGACAGAATGATCATTCTGAATGGCAAAACATACAATGTTGGTAGAGAGACAGATGATTATGAAAATGATGATCTATTACAGATCGCTGTGAAACAGTTGTATTCAAAATGGGCATCAGAACACAACCTGTCAGGACAATATGCTGATCTGAATGTGTTGGAAATTGATAACAGATTACAAATAGATGAAATAACAGATATGATTATGAGGCACATTAAGTATGGATAAGTTTGGTGTCATAATTGCAGATCCGCCATGGTCATTTGATGATAAACTTCAGAGAATGAAAATTGCAACAAAGAGATCTGCAAGATCACAATACAGAACAATGTCACTCAGTGAGATTGAACAATTGCCAGTGAAAGAACTCATTGATCCCAAAGGTTGTGTATTGGCACTTTGGGTACCAAGTTCTCAAATTGAGGCAGGACTTCAGGTGATGAAATCTTGGGGCTTCAAAATGAAGCAAACATTCATTTGGATTAAATTGAAAAAGGGTTTCAAGACAGAGAATGATATAAATTCAATAACGAGGGTTGGAATGGGAAGATTGTTTAGACAATCACATGAGATTGCTCTCATTGGAACAGCAGGAAAGTCTGCAACAAAAAAGTTGAAAAATAGATCACAAAGATCTGTCTGCTTTGATCTGAATGTTGCACACAGTGTGAAACCAAACATACTTCATGATCGTTTAGATTTGATGTTTCCAGATGATAATAAATTGGAACTTTTTGCAAGAAGAACAAGAAAAAATTGGATTACAATAGGCGATGGAATTGATGGGCTCAATATTGAACAGTCAATTCAGAATTTGATTGATAATGATGGAGAAGAAAAAGATGTCTGAAGAATATACATGTGCAGATGAAGTTTGGTTTAGGATTGTTCAAATTGTTCAGGAGGCACTCCTGACTGGAACTGATTGTGCTGATCTGTTGAGACAGATCAGATTGTCAAAAGGTGATAATGATCAAATGATATTGTCAGCAACATATAAAGAACAGGTTAAGAGAATGCATGAGAAGCTCTTGGAAAATGCAGAAGCAATCAAAAATGGAAACCAACAGTGATAAATTGAAAATGATGTGGTGTCAACAGGAAGCTTTTATGAGGCTTCTTCAGGAAAAACGTTCATTCACAGAATTTCCTGTTGACATAACTGCAAAAAGTGGACAAAAAATTGTCAAAGACATTACTCATGAATGTATGCATGAACTTTTTGAAGCAAATCAGCACTTGAAGAATTCAAAAGATCACAGAGCAACTGATGTGAAAAATTTTGATCGTGATGCATACATTGAAGAATTGAGTGATGCGTTGCACTATTTCATAGAGATTGCAATTCTTACAGGAGTTTCAATGGATGAACTGTATGAAAAATATATGCAAAAGGGTTCAATCAATGTTGAACGCATTAATAATGGATATTGAGCGTGAATAATTGTGCAAAAAAAGTGCAATTATGGCCTGTACAGATTTAGAACAGTGATTATCTTATCGACATCCCAAAAGGAAAGGAAATAGAAATGCTATCCAAATACAATATTGATTCAATTATTGACAATGTTTTCAATTATGGTTTTGACAACCCACCAACAACGTGGCCTACAATAATTCCAAAGGTTTTACCATATCAACGACAAAATGATGAAGCTTTCAAAATTTTCCTTGAAAGATTGAACAGTATGAAAAAAGTGAATTCTGCGCAATATCAGATTACAGAAGATGCAATCATAATTGCGTTACCTGGTGTGAAGAAACAGGATATTGACATAACAGTCACTGGTGGTGAACTCTCAGTCAAGGCAAAGAAATCTGATGCAATTGTTTTTGATCATACATTCAAGATCAATGAAGGATCTTTTGATCCAAAATCTGCAAAAACAAAGTATGAAGATGGTGAATTGACAATTACATTCATGCCTCATGAATATATGAAGCCCACAAAGATTGACATTGAATAGTCAATTTGATTGAATGTTGATTATGAAATCACCCTCAAATGAGGGTGATTTTTTTTGTGAAAAGTTCCAAATTTGATATTATTGTCTGATGTATGAATATGTTTATCAACACTGTACATGATGAAAAAGATTGTAAACGTATAAAAAGACATAATGTTGATGTGATATTGAGAACCCTGGCAAAACATGATGGTTTTCTTTCAGGTGGAGGCGCAAGAATATTTGCGTTGGATGTCATCAATAATGATGATAATGTCAATATTCACAACTATTTGTTTCATTCTGGGGGTGATCTAGATCTATTTTTTACTGATGAACACAGATCTTATATGATGTTGCGCGAAATTGAAAAATTGTTTGGAGACAGAATTTTTGTTGTTGAAACAACACCTTCTGGTGTTGCAACAGAATTGCACATTGATTGTAGTGATGGTAAAAATGCAATCGCAAGATATCATGAACTGTTGAAAGGTGCAAAAAGAAGTGATCTCAATGGTTTACAAAGAGCAATATTGGATCGTCATGTTGGTAACTCTTATGATGTTTTGAAGATTCAAATCATTCACAAGATAACTGGCGATGTTGAAAACGTTTTGAAAAATTTTGACATCACAAATTGTATGTATGCAATCAAACCTACAATTGATCATGATGACAATATGTCTTTTCAGTTGACAAAACACAGTATGATTGATGAACTTGAAAAGACAAGAACACTTCATGTTCAAAAATTTGGTCTATACACAATAAACAGATTGGTCAAATGGCGATCTAGGCACCACTTCAAAAATTTTCATGATGAAAATTTTTCTGATTTGAAAATACAAATTATTGACTATGCAAACAAGGTCAGAGAAAAGACAACGGGATACAATTTGAGCAAAGTTATTGATGTTCTCAACCATCTTGTTGCTCAAAACAGTTCAGAAATTAATTGTGATCTTGAAAAATTGCTTGAATTGAGTGCAATTTGGCCTTCTGATCTGCAGAGGTATGATTATGCATTCAAAACATTTTTGGATAAGGCACCATTGACAACAGCATAGTGAACACCTTTTTACAGCAAAATTTGCTGACATCTTTCAATAGACATCAACAGGTATATTTACTCATGTAGCAATATGAGCAGATTGAAAATTGGCCAATTGGAAACTGTTGTTAAGCATACACTTGCTGAGAACAAATTTACACAATCAATTTTGAATGAAATTGATCAATATTTTGCAGGCAATGTTTGGACAAAAGGTGGTCTTGAACGTGTGATTGTCGAAGCAAATGAACGACTTGATGTTCTTGAGAAGACAGGAAAACTTCCAAAACAGCGATTCAAAACTTCATTGTTATTGAAATTGATGGAATCGAAGAGTGCAAATTGCAAAAAATTTGCAAGCAGACTTTTGCCAGAAAGTTTGTTGAAAAAATTTGTCAATGATAGAACACATGAAGTGAGAATTGTTTTGGCAAAACGTTTGCCACTCAAAGAAGCAAAAAATCTTCAAACTTTGTGGAATAATGATCAGGTTGAACACATTATCAAGGACAGAGAGCTGATCGCAGAGAGCGATGCATACAAACCTCTTGAGCTCTATTCTGGAAAACTTGGCGACATTGTCAAACAATCAGTTGATGCAGATTTGGGTGATGAATTCTATCATACACTTGCACTGAAAATGGTTTATGAATTTGATAGAGAAATAGAGCAGGGATGGGAAGAAAAGGTTGTCAAAAACTATTGTGCACACATGAAGGTGACAACTGGCGTTGAAATTGATGCAGAAAAATTGCTTGATGAAATCTTTTCAATAATTGATGAGAAGGAAGAGCAATCTCTTGAAGAACAGTTAATATTCAAACAGATTAACATTGTTGTTGAAAATTGTGATGTTGATCCGGCAAAAGAGTTGTTGACAATTGATGCAAACAGCAAATTTGCAAATCAATTCAACAAATTGTACAAAGCAAAAGGAAAACAGATTGGTGAAGGTATTTTGCCATCAAAATGTACACTTCCAACCAACACTTTGAGATATGTTGATGAACAAAATCTTGATAGGTATGTTTCCATCTGGAATAGACGACAGCTGATTGAGAGTGCTGAACCTCTCAAAATGAATTGGACAGTTGGCAATGACGATCAGATCCAATTCACTGTGAGGATACTATAATGTTACAACTTGAACCAAGTTTTGAAATATCAATCGACAATATGTTGTCTCAGTGGACAAATGTCACATTTTCTCATTTGTCAGTTATATTGGCAAATTTGAGATATCTCTACATGTTGCATCAAACACATCATTGGTCATCAAGGGGTCAAATGTACTATGGCGACCATCTCCTATTCCAGAGACTTTATGAAGAGATTGGTGATGAAATTGATAGTGTTGCCGAGAGGTCAATTGGATTGACTGACAGCAATGCAGTCGAATTGTGTTTACAACTGCAACAAATGCAAAAATTTGCACAAGATTTTGGTACAGCAATTCCAGGCCAGAATGATTTCCCAAAAAGATCACTCATTGCAGAACAGAATTTCATCAACCTGCTCACGGTTTGCACAGAATTGATGCGTGAACAGGGAACATTAACAAAGGGACTTGAAAACCTGTTGACCGGAATTCTTGATATGCATGAAACACACATATATCTGCTTAAGCAGAGATGTGAGGAAAAATAATGCCATTTAGCAAAGCACAAAAAAAGAAACCTAAAAAATCATATGCTGGTGAAATAGCACCTGCAGTTTACATTCAACATGATGAACTTGCTAAATTCATTGAGGATGCAAAATCACATGATCAGGAAGAATTGATTGATCGTGATTACGTCAATGATGAGACTGGTGAAGTGTTGGGTGAACCAGGAGATACATGGGCAGATGTAGTCAACAGACTTGATAGCAATTATTATATCAAGCATACATTTGATGATCATGACACAGAGGTTGATCATGAGCCATTTTTTGATGAAGATGAAGAAGATTTTGATAGCTTTTCAGAATTTCAAAAAGCTGCCAGCGAGTATGCACAAAATGCAGCAGACAGTTTGGAAGATCTTGTTGATGAAAATGGTGGTGATCCTGGATCATATGCATATGATCTTGCAGAAGGTTTTATGTTTGAACATCATACTGAGATCAGAACTTGGATGATTGACATGGGAATGAGCAGACATGAATTGCAACGTTCAGTTGCAGAACTGATTGCCAATGCATACAGCAATCGCAAGACAATGAATTGATGAACTTCTGATCAATTGTATTGTACAGTTAACAATATGTCAAATATTGTTGTAACAGGTGCAGCAGGATTTCTTGGATCACATTTGATGCTCAAACATATTGAGTTGGGTGATAATGTGTTGGGATTGGACAACTATTCAACATCATCACCAAAATCAGAACATTCATATATTCTTGGAGATCTTGTAAAATATTGTGATATTACACAAGCAGAACTCATTCATGAATATACACAACAATTTTCAGATCAATATGGAAAAATTGATCTGATTTACAATTTTGCATGCCCAGCATCTCCACCAAAATATCAGGAACTTGCTGTTGAAACAATGCAATGTTGTAGCATTGGTGTCAAGAATATGTTGGATTTGGCAAAAGAACACAATGCAGTGTTTGTGCAAGCTTCAACATCAGAAGTTTATGGTGATCCAAACTGCAATCCTCAGAATGAAAAATATTGGGGAAATGTGAATAGTTATGGTCAACGATCAATGTATGATGAAGGAAAACGTTATGCAGAAGCGTTGTGTTGGGTTTATAAAAATCAACCAATTGGTGTTGATGCAAGAGTTGTGAGAATATTCAACACTTATGGTCCGCATATGGATCCAAATGATGGAAGAGTTATCACAAATTTTGTCAAACAAGCATTGCGTGGTGAGCCAATCACAATTTATGGCGATGGAAAGCAGACAAGAAGTTTTTGTTACGTTGATGATCTCATTGATGCAATCACAATAATGGGCAGTTTGAAGCACAATCCTGGTGTCCCAATAAACATAGGAAATGATAAAGAATTCACCATGATCGAATTGGCAAACAGAGTGCTGAAATTGACAGGTTCAAAATCAACATTATTGTTCAAACAATTGCCAGTTGATGATCCAACACAACGAAGACCAGATCTGAACAACGCAAGAAAATTGTTGAATTGGTGGCCAATTGAAGATCTTGATGAAGGTCTCAAAAAAATGATTGAATACATGAGGACGGTCTGATTGCATACACTAACTCAGGAAATTGAATTCATTGATGATGAATTGAAGAAGCTGATTGTTGAACAATTCACGCTCAGTGGAAAAAGTTGGATTAGGGATGTTGTGAGAGAAGAAATCTATTATTCGCATCTTGATAGGACTTTTTTGCAAAATGTAACATCATACATTACAGTCATTGGTGAAAATGAAAAGATTTTGGGTGTTGGTGTTTGGTTTGGAACACAAAATGATATGATGCGCCCATGTGATCTCTCTGTTTTTGTTCCTGGAAGTGACAGATTTAGGGGTATTGGTAAATCAGTTGTTGATGAAGTGAAGACTGTTGCAAAATGTTTGGGTTACAAACAGATTGTTGTTGATCCATGGAATGAAAATGCAAAACAGTTCTATAAAAAGTGTGATGCGAAATTTGTGCAACGTGGAACATATGAGATTGGATTGATTGATGTATGAAAAATATTTGGGTAATTTCTGATACACATTTTTCTCATGCAAACATCATCAAATATTGCAATAGACCATTTGTGAATTCATTCCAAATGAATAGTGTTATGAGAATGAATTGGAACAGTGCAATTGGTGAGGATGATACAGTTATTCACTTGGGTGATCTTGCTCTTGTTCCAAACAGCAAATTTGATGAAATGAAACAGTTCATCAACACCCTGAATGGAAAACTGATTGTGTTGTTGGGTAATCATGACAAAAAACATTTTCTTGAA